CTATTTAATTGTTTCTTTCTTTAATTTTATTTTTGACAAGTCTATATACGCTTTGTTAAGTAGCTCTAATACTTTAGGAGGTGGAGAAAGCTCATCTCCTGATGGATGCAAAATTGCGATTTTACTACTCATTCATTCGCCTCCTTAAACAATTCTTCAGCATTGTCTAGCATATATTTACTGATCTTTTGATAACCTTCTGTATTCGTATTTTCGCTGAATCCTCTAAATTTACATCTTGCAGGATATGCTCTAATAATATTGCCTGTTTCATCAGTTTTATAAACAATAGCCCATCCAAACGCATGTAAGATAGTATTAATCCACCAAAGCATTCCTCTTTCTTTAAACTCTTCCCAAGATTTTTCTTTTAACATATTTCTCCTTTATTTATGTTTATATTTCAAAGCGAGACGTTCACTTGATCCTTTTCTAATAATCCAAACATCATCATGATACATGTCTTCCAGTTTAGTTTCGGAAAAGATATCAATAATATTACCCTTAACTTTACTTCCTGTATCAACAGCCCAATAAATGTCATTCCCAATAATAATCTTTGATCCTAAAGGAATTACGTCACGGTCTACAGCAACTGTATAGAATCTACTACTTCTCACTCCAAGAGCTGTTCTGTATCCCCAGTTGTCTTCTCCAATCCAATAATAAGTAATCTTAAATCGTCCCATATAGATTGGAGTATTCTCTTTCTTTTCTTTACGAATACGTTCTCTTCTAAGCTTCTCCTGTCGTTTCTTTTCAATAGCAATCCTCTTTTGTTCGTCTGCTTGCTTGCATTTATCATAGTGTTGATCAACGTCTGTAAGTGCTTCCTGAAGCATTTCTGGATGCTTTTCATTGGCGTTACAATTCTGTAAACCTAATCCTAATGTTATATTTGCAGTTGCTAATAATCCTAAAGCTAATAATCTCTTTCTTAAAATAAAACCACTCCTTTACTTATACTTAATCTTCGTATACTGGTAACAACGGTGCCCAAGCTACAACATCTTCTGAATCAAATAAAACATTGTGCCATTCTTCTCCATCAAATCTGGCAATCTCTCTGAATCTTACGTCTCCAATCTTTACAGATACAAGAAACTCTTCTTCATAAAATACTCCTGTCAGCTCTGGCAACTTTTCTGTTACCGGTGTCCAATTAATCTCCATAAAATCCTCCTGTTTACCACCATAAATCTCTAAAATGTTTTCCAAATAAGTCTAATCCTTCTTGAATTCTCTCATTTGTTTTATCAATTTCATTTTTCCAATTCGGATCATCAAAATCGATTTCCAATCCTACACAATCCTCTTTCAATACTTTAAAAGAAAAATAACATCTTATCTAAGATCTCATTCCACTCATCAATCGTCTTAAATTCATGTGGAAATCCAATATTCTCTTCCTTAAATTTTTTTAGCCTTGGATATACAAATTTTGTTATCGTCCAATCTAATGACCAAGTCTCTCTTGGATCAAAATATTTATTGTGCTGCTTTAGCCATTTCTTCCTTTGTCTTTTATTCATGATAAAATCCTCCAATCTAAAAAAGGCCCTCCCAATTAAGGAAGAGCTATGTAAAAATATTAACTATTTTGTTACTAAGACTTCTATAAACATTGCACCAAGAGCAATGTATACAGGAATAGGACTGTCTGTACTCAACCCAATAGTGTCAAAAATCATGATTACAATGATCAAATGTCCGAAGAACATAATCAAAAATGCAAATAGCACTACAAGTATCCCTTTGTCGTCTCCTATAATTGCTTCTATTAAATCAAACAATAAATCCCACAATAATCCAAACATTGTTAATGTCCTTTCTTTATCCTAAAACTTCATCTACAATCCCATACTCAATTGCATCTTCAGCTCGTATGTAAAAATCTTTTTTCTTAATTTTAATATCTTTCAGAAGCTTCTTTGTCATATTAGTCCTATCAGCTACATAATCTTCTATTTCTTTCTGTCGAGTATCTATAAACTCTCTTTCTTCTACAAGATCCTGATATTTCCCTGCAATCCAACTGGACAGCTGATGGTAACAGAACATTGAATGTTTGTAACAATATCTTTTAGATCCTGCTAAAAAGATTTTAAAACCTGCGCTATAAGCATATCCTGTACAGTATGTATGAATTGGTGTCTTACTATGTAGCATAATATCAATAAGTCCCCACATATCATCCACACTACCACCATGAGAATTTATATACATTTTGATTGGCTCTCTTTTAAAATCTTTTTCTTTAGAATCCTTTTCATCATCTGCGTGGATCAATTCTAATAGATAAAATTGAATGTAACTCATGGACTTTTCATCTATATCATCTCCTAAAAAGATTGTTCTTGTTGTTGTGTTAATGTGGCAATTATTTTGTGTTTGTAGCATCCTTTTCTCCTTTTATATATTCTTTTGTTCTTACATTGATCCCTCTCCCACATTGGGGACAAAATATAAGGTGATCAACTTCCAGAATATCTTTATCCCTATCTAAATATTTTAAATGTTGAATATCAATATCTCCATATTGAAGCAATGCTTCACACTCAGGACATTCAACTTGCCCTATGTTTCCTTGTTTAAGAATCTTAATCATTTGATCACCTCATCGCTTATAACCTGAAATAGTTCTCTATCTTTCATTGCATCAGTTAAAAAAGATCCTAAATTTTTAATTGTTTCTTCGTCTAAGCTGTCTGTACGAGCTAATACAATACCTCTTGATTTGGCTGTTTCAAAGAAAATGGGATTTAAATCATCGTAAGTTAACTGTTTAAATCTTTTCCTCTCCAGTGTTCGTGCCACACATTTAAATTTCTGATTCTCAGATAGTACATTTCCGTACTTTAAATCAACTTGATTAAACCTCTCTGTAATTCTGAATGCAGGTTCTCCATATTTATTATTTAACAAAAGTATTTCAAGTTCCCTGTTAGTCATTTGATCACCTCCCCTATAATAGGACTAAAAACTTCAAGGGTTGCATCAGAAAAGCTTTCAAGGGGTCTCCCTATCACTGCTATTGCTGACCCATCCTCTGCGTAATAAACAGTAGCTAAATCATCACGAATTGATTGTTTAGCTTTTGTTTTCTGCAAAATATGAGATACATATTCAAATTTCTGTTTCTCTGTTAAATTATTCCCATATCTCTTGTCTACTTGGTCGTATAATTCTTCAATTTTATCTTTAGGACATTCGTATTCCAAAAACATCAACCAAATTCTAGCTTCTCGAATACTCATATTTTTGTTTACCCACTCTTCATTCATTCTATCACTCCTTTTAACCCCATATGGTGCTAGTGTCATGCCTCCATTGTAAGTGATCACATGTTATTGTTCCTGTACTAATAACATCATTTCTGCCTAAATATGTTTCACCCCAAGGATGAGGGTTATAATGGTCGTATGTGTTGTTACAGAATTTAATTACGTAATCTTTTTTCTGTTCCTCTGTAAAAAGATTTCCATATTTTTGATTTAATTGATCAAAAATGTTTTTTATCTTTCCTGCAGAAACATTGTATTCCGCTATTAGCGAAGAAATAAAAACGTCTCTCTCCCATGCTCCCCAGTTTATATTTATTTTAGTCCCTGTGGCATCTACCATTGTTCTTGTTGTTACCATCCTGTTCACTCCTTTACCTACCAGTCTATACTGAGAAAATACTGATCTACACAATATTTATATAGGGCTATTTCATCCTTTTCATAACAGTCTTCAAATACGCTTTTAGGAATTGACATGATTCCGAATGGTCTTATATCGACCATATAATCATCTTCTATGCATGTTCTTTTTCGAGAGTTTTTAAAATATATATAGCCTCTTACATGAACACATTCTCCAAAATCATCGTACACACTCCTACTTTCAGAAATGACACATTTATCTAAATTGGTGTTATAGTGTTGAAACCATATAGGAATCTCTGGAAGATAAATGTTTCTCCATCCGTTTTTAAAAACTTTCCCAGTAAATTGAAAATGCTTTATAGGAACAATTTTCCTTAAAATAGCTCTCACGTATTTTTTAAGATGTTCGAAATCAAGCCTATTTCCATACATCGTTATGCATTTGTTTAACATAAATTGAATATCTCCTACTGAAACTCCGTAAAGCTCTGCGGTTGTATAAATCCATCTTTCTTTAGATGTTTTTGATTCCATTTGACCACCTTCCTTTTCTACCACTGTAAACGCCCATAGAATGTGTTAGTACGATGTTGGATTCCACAATATTTATACAATTCTATTTCATCCTTGTTGTAGTACTTTTCAAACACCTCTTTAGGAATTGCCATTATGCCATAAGTATCTATATTAACTATATAATCATCTTTATCACAATCCCTTTTTGCAGAAAACAAGAAACTAATATAACCCATCTGAGTTCTTTTTTGATTGTGAATATACTCATGAATTTTACACTCATCTTCGTTATAAAATTTACGAAACCATTTAGGGATAGTGGACAACCAGAATAAATTACTTCTTCTAAAACGAAAAACCCTTCCAGTAAACTGAAAATACTGGAAGGGATGAACAGCCTCAATGACTGCTCTTATATAATTTCTTTGTTGGTCTAAAGTAAGTAGGTTACCATATTTTTTATGGCATTGATCTACGTATGAATCTACTTCTTCTGTTGATATTTTATGAAGCTTTGCCATTGCTTCTTTCCACAAGAGCTCTTCTGTTTGGCGAAGATCAAAACTTATATCTATAATAGAATCACCCCTTTTCTATCCAATTTATTAATATGTAAAACTCATATATACATCTTGGAAAAGTCAGCAACTTGCCCTCCTTAATTCAATCATAGTTCCACTCTCCTTTTATTCCTTTTCTCCAAATTCTCTGATTGCGGCTGCCTCTAAAATTTAAACTGACATCTCTTTTATCCAACTCGAATTGCCCGTCTATCAGAACTTTGCAATCGCTTAATAATAGTTTCTTATCTTCATCCTGTTGAATTTCTTCAAACAAAAATCCCGAATAACACCAGATATTGTTATTCGGGATATGAATTTTTTGAATCATTTCATGGACTTCTCTGGCAGAGTACATAGGATCTCCACCAGATAAAACCAGTCCTGAAAGAAATGATCTTTTATCAATTTCTGTATTAATTTGTTTAATTAGGTCATCATCAAGAGGCTTTCCATTCTTAAAATCCCATGTATCTTTTGAATGACACCCCTTACAATGGTGTTTGCAGCCACTGATAAATATAGTACAAACAACACCTTCAGCATCTGCTATTGATTCATAATTGATACCAGATATATATAACATTATTTATCTCCAAAATCTGTATAGGCTGAATGTTTCACTCTTTCTTCAACTTCTGCTTGCTTTCCATCATTAAAATTACGATAGTCTGTTGTAAGATATCCAGTTACACGTCTAAGTTGCTGAATATTTTGACTACCACATTCAGGACACTCATTATTAAATTCTCCTTGATAGCCGCAATCCAAACAACTGTCAATTGGAAAATTGAATGCTAAGTACGGAATGTCTAATTCTTTAAACGCATAATCAATAATATCCTCAATTGCTTTTGTATTGTGTACAAAAGTAGATTCAAGTTCTACATATGTAATGCATCCTGCTGTAGCGTATTTTGTAAATGGTGCTTCAATTCTTAACTTGTCATAGATTGATACTTTCTGCCATACAGGTACGTGACAACTATTTGTAAGATACTCATGACTTGTTACGTTTTCAATAACTCCATACTGATCTCTTAAGGCTTTTAACGCTGTGCGACAAAGGCCCTCGGCTGGGGTAAAATACAGTCCAAAATTTAAGTCATTTCGTTCACTTGCTTCTTGTGTAAACTCATACATCCTTTTAATTACAGTTAAAGCAAATTCATGAACTTTTTCATCTTCTGAATGATCTTTTCCAAAAAGTGCCTGACACATTTCTGCCATTCCAATTAACCCAACAGCTAAAGAATTGTGTTTAACTGATTCTTCCACAGTATCTTTACAATCTTTTGCTCCTTGCATTGTATTGTTCTGATACATGAATGGAGCTGCGTTAGGAGACTGTCTTTTAATGATGTCGTATCTTTCAAGCAATCCCTTTTCACATAAATTCAAAGCTTCTTCTAATCCACTCCAAAAACCATCTAAATCAGGTTCTGTTCTTTTACCAAGACAGATACCATATTCAATTCCTAGCTTTGGAAGAATAATCGTATTAGGAACATTGTTCCCTCTTCCTTGTCTGATGTAGCCTAATCCATGTCGATCATACCCAACTAGCGTGCGACAACCCATCGTGCTAAAATACGTATCTGGATTATCTGGATCTTCATGAGCTTGACTCCAATCTCCATTACACCAGTTTGGATAAATTCTTTTAGACATAGATTTTAATGCTAACTGTTTTAAATCGTAATTAGGATCTTCTGGATTTGCATTTGTTCCAGATTTATATTGGAAAATACTAATAGGAAAAATACTTGTTAAATGGAATTTCCCAATTCCCTCAATACTTGCTTCCATCATCCATTTAGTAACAAGTCTTCCTTCAGGTGAAGTATCTCTTCCAAGATTGATAGATGTAAAAGGAACTTGAGAGCCCTGTCTTGATTCGAGCGTATTTAAATTATGATAAAGAGCCTGGGCTGCTTGAGCCCCTTCTTTTTCCAACATTGCAAGTGCATATTCGTATACTTCTTTATGACTTTTTGCTTCTTCATCCTCAATAGATAGCTCTTTTGGAACACTGTTGATATATTTTTCATCTGCATGTACAATCCATTTGAGACCATCTTTATAATGTTTTGAGAAACTCATTCTTACTAAAGGAGCTAAATCATAATCTAAGTGGATAGTCCCTACTCCTCCGTACTGTATCTGCGATTGGCATTGGAACGCAACAGCAATAAGTTGACAACCGCTACTAAAAGAAGCTGGGGGTCTTACATCACCATTTCTCGTTTTGAACCCATTTTTAAAGATTTCATTAAAATTAAGATTTAGACAGTTATGTTGTCCATAAATTGTTTTTTCCAAGTCGTGTTGATACACCAACATTTCTTTATGAGCATTGGCCACTTCTTCACTCAGACCTCCAAAGTCAAGAGCGATAATTTTACCAATATCTGCAGATGCTTCTTTTTCTCTACCAGAAAAACTATGCTCATCTACATTTGCATTTGCATTTTGTACATTATCAGCTTCAACTCTGCTCAGATAATTTTTAATAATCTTACTCTTCTTATTTCTAATTCTACTTCTATCGTTGCGATAAATAATATAGGCCTTAGCAACATCCTTTCTGTCGCTCTCCATAAGTTTTTCTTCAACAAGATCCTGAATGGTTTCAACTGATAAAATCTCGCCCTGTGTCATTACAAAAGCTGCAATACCCTCTGCAATTTTCTTAGTATCAACTGTAATCTGTTTATCCACATCCATAAAGGCTTTAAGAATAGCCTGTACAATTTTTTCTTCTCTAAAGGATACTAATCTTCCATCTCTTTTAACTACCTGCACTGTTTATTCCTCCTCATCAAAATCTTCTACATTTTTAAGTTCTTCTAAAATTTCATCTACTCTTCCTTTAGATCCTTTAATATCTTTGTCAATAATTCCATGCCATTCATCAAAGATCTGTTTCATTTCTTTAAGATTTTGTTCAGATTCTTTATGTAATTTTTTCTTCAACTTCCGAGCATCTCTTTTAATCTCATATAACTTTTTCAGTTTAGAACCTAATCTTTTAACACTCTCTCCTAAAGAAGCAGCCTTTTCTTTAACATCTGCAATCTCAGTAGGTCTTCTATAATCAAATTTTACAAACATTGGAATCACCATTGTCTGTTCAAAATTTTTCAATATGTAAGAATTCAGATCTTCTTTTTTCGTTGTAACCATTGGAAGAGGCTGATTCTCACTCAGCCTCTTAATACACTCTTCTGTAATACATCTTTCTGTTTCATCCATAGTCTCTGTCATAGATGATCCATAACAAAACATGTTCAAATCTGGAACTTCTACTAAAATATTCCCACTCTTATTTTCTTTAAGAACAGCACGATATTCTACTATGTATTCCATTAGTCTTCCTCACATTCTTTTTCGTAAATATAACGAACAGCATCAACGGTTTCTTCAAGATTGTCATTATCGAGCATGTAATCCGCTAACATATCTGCATACTGAAACTCTACAGGGTCTTTTGAATCTCTTAAAAGAATCTCTTGTGGTGATCTATTGTCCTTTTCCATGCGTCGTTTTCTTTCTTCTCTAGGACAAGTCAATCTGACTACAATGATTTTTTTATCTCCCTTATAAGTTTCTTTAAGCATTTTAATACCTTCACAGTCGCATACATATGTATCATACTCTTCTACCTGCTCTTTAGTTGCACAGTAGAAATTACCTCTATATTTGTTCGCTGCAACTTTATTTTTCAATAACATAAACTCTCCCAAAGAAACAAATGTATGTCCTTCTTCATCTTCCTTTCTTTTAGGTCGAGTTGTATAACTTGGTAATTCTTTCATACCATATTTCTGTTTTAGTCTGTTGGCAATTGTTGTTTTACCTGTTCCACTTTCTCCAAGTAAAACTAATAATACTTTACTCATTTGATTCTCCTTTTACCAATTCATTATTACCCCAATAAGTAGTGTAATAGAACCAACCAGCCTGAGAGCTGCGCCTATTATTGATAAATCTACATCGTTGCTTGTATCTCCTTGATGCTGAATAAACCAGCCTGGGATAAAAGTACAAGCCCATACAATAATACAAAATGTTGTAATTGTCCCTTTATTCATTAAAGTCCTCCTAATAATCTAACAGCGATTGAAATTGAGTAATAAACAATCCAAAAGAAACATCCGGCCATAAGAATTTCACGACCTTTTTCTCGTTTTTCTTTGTCTTCTATTTTTTTACCTTTGTACATTAAATAAGCTCCTGATCCAATAAGTACAACCCAGATCAGAATTGCAACAATGTTAATTCCTATAAAAATACTTTTCAAGATTTCTCTCCTTTCTCACTTTTAACTTCTTCTATCAATGTGTCCAATTGACGAATGTATTTGCGATTACCTGTTACTCTCCTGTGACTCTCTAATGTCCTTAAATTCCTGCTTCTTGGTAATCGCTTCTTCTCTACATTCTTTTTAATGCTCAAAGCGACCCTGAAACTCCTACAATGTGTATGTAACGCAAAGTTATCTGGATTGTATAAAATCCATTCATCTTTGTCTTTATGTGCCTTTTTAATCTTGAGCACTTGATCACTTCTTTCTTACAAAATAAATCGAAGGATTGCTAACAACACTCCGACTATAAGTACAAATTTAATTGAAAATGTAACAGTTGGTGCAATCAATGTAAGTACCCACAACATTCCTGCTGCTAATATAGAATAGATTGCAAACCAGATTAATATCCAAATGATTCCTAAAACTAGAGCCATAGCACAGCCTATATGGATATCATTTCTTTCATGATTGTCCATAAGGCCTCCTATTTATCTGTACTACCAAAACCGCCTTCTCTTGTTCCTTCAGCTTCATCGTCTTCTGTTGTAAAATATTTCTGGAAAATAAACTGACAAATACCATCTCCTGGATTAATACTCATAGGCTTGTCTCCTTCGTTTCTGATCTTTACAAAGATATGACCCTCATTGCCTTCATTATCAGCATAGTCGCTGTCAACGATACCAACTGTGTTAGCTAATCTTGCATAATACTTAAATCCTAATCCACTTCTTGGATAAGCCCCTAAGAAAATATCCTGAGGCATATATGCTTTAAGTAATGTAGGTAATTTAATTTCTTGTCCAGGCTCTAAGCAGAAACCAATTGGACTATAACAATCATATCCTGCAGATCCTTTTGTAGCTCTCTTAGGAAGTTCTACGGTCATTGCAGCTAATTCCTCATCTGGTACTTTAAATCCTTCTGCAGAGAAAAACTCTTTTAATGATTTTACTTTTTCATCTTTTCCTACGTAACTAAACTTAATTCCTTTGCTCACTTTGTTGTCTCCTTTTTCTATGTAATCTACTAATTCTTTGAAATATGGCACATTGTCTAACATCCACTGACAGAAGATTCTCCACTCATCCAATTTATGGTTTCTTCTTGCGAAGTACATGTTGATTAAATTTTCGTATGTAAATGTATAATTTCGTGTTTGATTATAGCTTGATGGAAGCAACTGAATCATCTGCCACCAACATTCTTTTTTGGTTAGCACTCTTGGATGCCCATTCTGTCCAAAGTAATCTTTACGTTCCTCGTCCGTATAGTTAAACAAAACTCGCCATTCGTTTAATAATCTAATAGTATGTTCGATATTACACAAAATTGGATTGAAATATAAATGCTCACAACTAAAATCATCTAATGTAAATTCTTTCGCTTGGATTTTATGCATTGTGCTACATGAATTACATACTGTACCAACCTTGTATGTATCTAGTTCTTTATAAAAATACAAGGGTGCTGTAATTCTTACTCCTACCTGCATCATTCTTAGGTATTTTCTGTGATCGGTACCTGCTTTGGCTAATTTTTCCATTAAAGCGAAATCTTTGTCTCCTAAAACCATTCCTCTAATAGGATCGAAAGATCTGCATCTATCTCCGCCATTTGAGGGACAGTCTTGACACGCATTAGTGTCTGTACATTTGAAACTATCACTTAGCTTCCAACTGTTCTTTGCATTACGCATACCTTCAATAATAAAATCCATCTGCTCAGGACTTGGAAATACTGGATGTTCAATCTTAATCATTTACACAACCCTCCAGACTTCTAATTTTTCTCTGAAGTTTAGCAATGATTCTGCCACACTGAGTACCTCTACTCTTTAAAAGTTCTACTCTGCTTTTTAGTAATGTGATTTTTGTTTCTGTTGTCATGTTTCTTCTCCTTTTCTTTGTAAATTAAAAAGAACCCGATGTATTCACATCGAGCTCTCTTGGATTAAAAGATATTGTATTATAGGTTTTTATATTCGGTTCTTCTACCATTAAAGACCAATACCTTGGTTTATCTTGATAGCCTGCTAAGTTGTTAAAATTTGTAGGTATTGGCTTTTTTATATATTTGAATAAATATATTTTTGGAATTTTGTTGTAATATTTTGTTTCTTGTCTCAATCGGTCGATTAGCCAGAAATCATTATGCTTTATTTCTTCTCCCAGATTTTCCACTATAGCTTGAAAAATACAACGATCAAATGTGGTAAAAAGATCATAACCAATATCAACAAAATCTCTTGGGAAATCAAAACTGTCAATCGGCATATAGTTCACAATTAATCACCTCGTGTTCGTGTTTAAAAATTTAATTTTTCCATGTCTTCTTTATGTAGACTTACATACGAGTTGACAAGGTCATATATTTCCTTACGTGAAAGCATGTTCCCATATTTTTTTACATAATTATGAAATATTTTTTGTACCTCATTTGCTGAGACATCGTATGCTAAAGCAATGCAAAAAGGGTTATACACAAGAACATCCTCAGGTATATTTATATTCATACAATCGCCTCTCTAAAATGAAAATTTATTAGCAGCTTTATAGGCCAACAGCTTTACTAAATGAGTTCTCTTTACAGAAATGCTATTCTTGCTTACTGCATACCTAAGGGCATTGTTTTGTGCAACCATATAACATTTATCAATAGCTCTTGTCATTGCTGTATACACCCATTCTCTTGAAAGTTGTATGAATGATCCAAAATCTAGCCCAACAATTACTTTCTTACACTGAGATCCCTGTGCTTTATGACAAGTGATTGCATACCCTAATTCTAAATCTTTCCAATTTTTCTTTGGAAGAATCATAATTCCCGGAATATCCTGAAAATCAACAGCAATTGTATTAGCATCTATATCAATGTTTTTAACAACTCCTATGTTCCCATTGAAGATTCCTGCAGTAAATTTATTCTTTGCATAATAATCATTCTGCACATTGATTATCTTATCTCCCTCACGAAGTATCCAAGCTTTAGAACTCTTTTGTACAAACACTTCCTTCTTTTCAGGACTATCTGGATTGTACAGTGATTGTAAAGCTGCATTTAAATTGTCTACACCCGACTCGTTTTTATACGATGGAGCAATTACCATAAGATCCATAATGTCTGTTCCATCTTCAAGTTCGGATGAAGCATGTTGCATTACCTTATAAAATGTATTGCTCTTATCTGAGAAACAATCTAAAACCAAGTCATTAAGTTTACCTCTAACCTCGGTTCCAATCCAATCTTTTTCGATAAGTTGAATACCCTCTCTGGCTTTTATGCTTTCTGTAATAATTCCTGAATTAGCAGCTTGCCTATGGATCTGACTTAATTCAATAGAAACAATTTCCTTTGATGCAATTAAATCAGCCGCTATGTTCATGCAACCAATACATTCAAGCTGTCCTGTGTCTCCTAACATGATTAACTTTGATCCTGTTTTAATTGCTTTTACAAGTCTGTTAAACAATTCTCCATCTACCATTGACACTTCATCAAGAATGATAATATCTCTTGGTAATTTATTATCTTCATGAAAAACAAAACCACCGTGATCACGATCTCCTTTAGGAAATCCTAACAAACGGTGGATTGTATATCCTTCTTCATGTGTAATTTCAGCCATTCTTGCTGCGGCTCGTCCACTTAAGGCCGTTTGTGCATATGAATAGCCCTGTAAAACAGCGATCATAGCATCTACAATTGATGATTTACCAGTACCAGCTTTACCTGTGATAACAACTACTTGATTCTCTAAGACTGCTTTAATACCTTTAATCTGTTGTTCATTGTACTCCCAACCTTGATCAATTTCCTTTTGCTTAATGATGTCTTTCCAATTAGAATACTTGAAATCGTTTTCTCCATCTCTTATCCTAATTAGGTTCTCAGCAACGCTCATTTCTAGATCGTAAATTCTTTTTAGTCCTACAAACTTACGATCGTCACTAAACCATAGTTGATCATTTACATAATCTAAACCACCCTTGAGGGCCTCATCTGAAATATCATCTCCAAAAAACTCTATCATTGTATCAATAAAATTGATTGGCTTTTGAGTTTTTGAGACAATACCATTCTCTATCTCTGTATTAGCATCTGCAGGAATATATGAATATCCCTCATTCGCTCTCTCTTGGAGATAATATAATATGTAAGTACCAATTCTTTCTGGTGAATCGGGCTTTAAGCCACCTTTCATAGCAATCTCATCACACTTGTGCCATCCAACACCATTGACTTCAATAAGCTTATATGGTTTATTTTGAATAATCTCAACTGCAATATCAGATGATTTATAATGATTTACAATTCTTCTCAATAACGCTTCTGTCAAACCATACTCACTAAGCTCTTTCATTGCGTTTGACAATGGCATATATGTTTTGAACTTATCAATCCAAGCAACTGCTGTCTTCATACCACAATTTTTAACTTTAACCAATGAAGATATATCACCATCTTTCAATGTCATGTATGGATCATCTAATGCCTCATACATTTCTTTTACCTGAAGCTTTGTAAAGATAATATCTAAAAATTCTTTTTGACCTTCTTTACTTTCAATTCCATTTGGTAAATATAAATTGATCGAATTAACTTGATACTGCTTTCCATATTTCTTATTTTCTACTTCTGTAGCTGAAATTTCATAGTCGGCATCTTCCATTAAATATGGCATGATACCGACTACTGTAAATGTTTTATATATTGGATGAATTTCAACCTCGCCATCAATCTCTTTTACGAGATCAAAGGAAGCAATTGTAAAATAAGAATCATTGTTTCTATGTATAGTTTTAACTGCCTTCCCTATACATCTCATGCTTCTCTCATCCTTTCTGTCATTACCTCTACTCCTTTCTCTCCGATGTTTGTAATCAATGATGTAGTATGTTTGAAGATTGTGTCTCCATAGTTATAGCATCTGAACATATCGCCATTGCGATACCCCGTAACCATTATCATTTGACCTCTCTTGAACCAAGACTCTTCCATTGAGGTCTTCTTGTTATAATGTAGGAAAGCTCCTTTGGTATATTTCACATTTACAACTCCCTCAGGGGTCAATAATGTAACCGTATGTCGATCCTTATTTTTGTCTAAGACAGTTCCCCAGATCTTACTAATGAAATACTTAGGAAACTTTTTGACTTCTTGAATCTCTTGTCCATTCTCAACCCTCTTGACCTTTCTTTTATACGTAGATGCAACTACTGGTTCTTCTGAAAGATTAAAGAAATTGACGATATTAAATTCATCTCTGTTAAGGTCTGCCAATTCATGTTCATGTACATAAACACACAGTGATTCCATTTCCATATGAGATGTGGTTCCTGTAACCACTTTCTTGGCTTCATCTTTCACGAGAGCTTTATTATACTTAAGTAATGTATTCGGGTTAGCCAGATATTCTCTAAGAGACTCTAATTTCTTTTCAGTTTCTTTATTGAATTTCTTTTTGTAAATCAAATAATGTTCATCTTTGACGTCATAGATGGAATCTTCTGTGTAGTGATTTATGAAAAATTGCATTGCTCTATTATCTAGTTCAATGATTTCATCATGATAGCCACACTTCAACATTTTTCTTGACGGATCAATATATTTCTTTACAACTTTCAATTCTTTTACATACTGTGAGAAATTGTATACTTGAATTCCATCTAAAACTTCATCTGGAATAAGATTAAGCTCTGGATACATAAAATGTAATTCCTGCATACGATTCAATTGTGATTTAGTCAGACTTGAGATTAGATTACATTTACATAACCTTACGATCGTATAAAGCAAATCTACTCTGTTTTCATCAAATTCATCAAAGCAACCTGCTTTAATCAACTGAATTACCTGACCTGTTTTGACTAGCTTTGTGGCAACCATTCTTTTATAAAAATCTTCAAATGAAGCGAATGGCCTTGCTTGTCTTATAATTTCTACTACATCATCACCGATTCCTGAAATACTCTTTAATGCAAATAAGATTGCATTGTTGTCTTCATCGGCTTTAAATCCTAATTCCGCTTTGTTAATCAGTGGAGCTTGAATTTTTATACCTCTCTTCTGCATTTGTGCTATAGACGTTGCTACTTTTCCGTAATCTGTAGACTGCTTAGATCCTTTGGATTCTTCATCAGCTCCTGCATTTACAGTTAAACAAGCTGTGTTCCAATAAATAATTGGATAATGGTATGCAAGATTTAACTCCTGCAATCCTATAGCACTGTATGGATAGGTATGATTCTTAGAAAAGGAATACCCAAGCTGTTTCCCTACAACTTCTTTCCAAACGTAGTTCAACAGATTATCTGAAGCATGGTTTTCTTTTCCTCTCTCAAAAAATTGCTCTTTCATTGCTTGCTGTAAAGCTGGTTTCTTCTTTGCAATACTTTTCCTCAGCTTATTGCTATCAGCAACACTAAAATCAGCAATCTCTTTATCCATACTGATTTCCATTACAATTTCCTGAGTATCACCTACACCATAATTGGATTTGAGGTATTTCTCTAAAATTTCAATTTCATGATCAGTCAAATGATACTTCGTTCTCATCAAGTCATACCATTGGCCAATATCATTTTTAAATCTAATATAAGTATCGATCGGCTGTTCTGCTCCCTCTTCTGTTACCATAAGTCTCATAATAGAGTTTGCTGCAGCCAATTCTTCTAAACTATGAGGTTGGATACGCCTTGCGGCCTGTAACCCAGTCTGTGTATTAAACTGGAACAGATCCACAACTTTGTTTTCTGCTACCCAATCCCACATTTCTCTAGTTTCATAATCAAGAACGTCTGGATGAAGATATTTATCATATGTTTCTCTTAATGATCCTTGCCATTCCATATACCCTGCGTCAATGAGCTGTTCCATTGTCAGGCGGATCTTGTCAAGTGCCTCTATCGTTAAGAAATCCATTTTCAACCCACCACATTCGTCTGAATCAGCCATATTAAACTGAGTTGTTAACACTCCATTTGGGGCTTTCATTCGAGCATTATGAGCAATAAAATCTTCATTAAAGACATACACTGCAGAAGCATGAATAGATCTTCCACAAATTAGTCCTTCAATTCCCATTGCAATGTCAAGTAATTGATCATGACTTCTCATTTCATTCTCAAACCCCGGCACTGCTTCTCGTTCTTTTTCTTCGTTTCCGTATATACAATCATGTAAACTCCATGTAGCACCTCTTGTTACTGGCACCATTCCAGCCAAATAACTAGAAGTATCTGGATCAATTCCTAAAGCTCTACATGAAGTTAAAATAGCCGATTTGCTACCTTCTGTTTTGAATGTACAACAATTTAATACTCTTCTTTCTCCTTTTCGATCTTTTACAGCAGAGATAATTTGTTCTCTACGATTCTTTTGTGAATCAATATCAACCGATCTACCGTCACTTTCGTGATATTTCTGTACGGACTAGACTATCTCATCACCCAATGTTAATCCATTGGCTTGCTTATACAAGGATTTCTCATGTGTGGCACTACAGATAAGGACTTTCACCTTATTCCTCTTAGGACAGTTTTATAAGTTTGTCCAATTTAGTCGTTACACTTCTTTACTTAGCACGGTATTGCCTGCTATCTCTTTCAAGACCGTAGGTTCTCTTAGTCAGCGTATTCGAGCTTTGCCTTATTTAACTGATACCGTTAGCACTTACGCACACCTTACATTTGTAAGTTCACCACATTTTGTCATATATATCACTATATAAGCGGACTTTTTCAAATCCGATAACTCTGCTTTCTCATGGGAAATATGTCTCCAATGAGGCAATCCCCAATCTAAAGGATTCATTTGTATTAAATCAATTAAATACATCGTATACATACCAGTAACTGATCCTCTGGCTACTCCTACTAAGCTATCTCCCTCTTCCCACATGATATTGATTAGTTCTAAGGTTGATATATAATAGGAAGAAATACTTGATTTAATCTTCTCTGTAACTAATGCCATCTCTTGTAATTCAATAGCTATTCGTTCTACTTTTTGCTCTTCGGTAAAGTCGTTCCTGTGAACTTTTGCATGAATTTCTTTCTTCTGATATCCCTTTTCAATTAAGTACAACAGATATCTGTCATAGATGTTGCTGCTATTTGCGTATTCCTGCAGTGTTGTAAATCTCTGATAATATTTTTCAAAATAATTTTCTACTTTAAATTTTGGTACTTCTGCTTCAGGGACGATTGTAGAACAACTTAACGAATACTCTTTAATCTTGTTTCCAATGATCGCTGTATTATTGATAGCTTCTGTTACAGTTTCTTTGTCAAAGTACTTCATGTAATCGTATATTTCTGGAATTTCCATTAAATATGTAGTCTGATAGAAATCATCTACTTCTCTTTCTTCTTCTTTGCTTTGCAAATACGCTTTATGAATCATCTGAGAATTTTTAGATAAATAATGTGAATCGGTTGTTATGATACACTTAACACCATAAACTTTAGACAATTTAAGTAACCATTTATTAACCTTTTCTTGTTCTTCAGATGCTCCCGGTTGCATTTCAAAGAAGAAATCTTCACCAAACAAATCAATGTTCCATCGAACGAAATCATCAATTTTACATTTGGCTTCATATAATTCCAATTCGTTTTGAGCTTCTTCCATCTGCATAATCAAAGTAGGAAGCTCTCCGCCTAAGCAAGCTGTCGATGCAATCAAATGACCCGGTTCCTTTCTTATGATCTTCTCAAGGTCTGATTTCTCAGTTGGAACTCTTGTCATTTTTCCTGTTTGAAAAGATCTGTCCCATGCATTTGAACTCAATTCTCTAAGCTGTCTATGACCGATTTCATCCTTTGCTAAAAGAATGTAATGATAAAACAACCTCCCATCTCCAGCTTTAAAATTTTCCTTTATGTAATCTGCGGTTCCATTGACTAGATAGATTTCATTCCCAAGAATCAATTTAAAATCCTTGGGAATGTTACCTTTCTTTTTCTCATCACGGACATAAATCATTGCCTGAATATGACCACTTAATGTTTCATGATCAGTGATTGCAATTCCTTTCATGCCCAATTTAACCGCTCTTTTGATTAACATAGGGATCTTATTGATACAATCAATTAACCTGATATTTGAATACTCAGTATGATTGTGTAATGAATAAAATTCTAAATCTGCCATGTTATCTCCTAGAAAATAAACTTTCTATTTGAGCTAATATCTTGTTTCTCTTCATATCGAGCATTAACCTTAAACGTCTTCTGGGTTGGTGTCCATAAAGAATAATAAGGACACATACCTTTCAATGTCGGATCAGCGTTCGGTGTATGACCTGCAAAATCACACCAGTAACATAATGGAGTTGCATTTGGAGCAAAATCATTATCTTTTGTGATCTGTTCCTCATGTTCAAGAAGGTTTCTCAATTTCTTAAGTCCTCTCTTGAAATAGCCTTTTGTACACACACCATCTTCTTCTGTTACCTGTTGATCAATACAAATAAAGTCATACTCGTGAGCAACTGGAATCTTACCAAATAATGCATAACAGGCCAGATCGTATATAAACATCTGTAATGGAGTTTTCAATTTGTCTTCTGAAAACACCTTCTTGGATGTCTTATAATCAATAACTTTTAGATTCCCATCAGCATCCTGATCCACTCTATCAATGAATCCATGTAAAACGATTTTCCCATCGAAACTAAAAAAGAATGGCTGTTCCGTACAAATCGGATGCCATTCTTCTGATTCCATTCTACTTGGCAATACCTGTGTCTCAAACAAGTATGCCTTTTCAGGATAGTTCCTTCCAGTTGCATTGTCTCCCTCATAGAAGTCCATTAAATATTTACCTGCAAGACCCTTAACTCCAAGGAGTTCTTCATCTGGAACCCCCTCATTAAGCATCTCTCTAAGCTTTCCATAATCAACTTCTTTCCCAGAGAGAATCATATTTCCTTTTTCTTCTAAAACTCTATGTAATAAACTACCAAATTCCAAAGGAATTGTTGAACTTTTTGAATAGTTTTTGTCTACGTATTTCAGTTTATATCTTCTGTTACATTGGTGTAATACATCAAGTTTGGAATAACTAAACTGTGGTAGCCCAGACTCTTTTGCCTCATCTTTGGTCATGTTCACTACAGAGTCTTTGATCAATTCAATTAAATCATTTTGGACTATCATTGTTTACTTCCTCTTCTACTTCTAATCTTTCTGCATCAAACCAATCTCCACAAGGTCTCCCTGTACTGTCGATACCTTCAATGTAATACCGATTCGGGCACTTGTCATAATAATGTGCAGCAGCAGTCACAATACCACAATAACCAGTAATTGTATCTACTACTTTTGTACCATAATCAAGAAATGCTAATCTTCTCATGGTTACTCCTTTCTCTCTTTTGGCTTTACTTCAATCTTATCGTCTAAAAGCTTTTCAAAGATTTCTTTCCCTCTATCAGAAGGACTATCTTTTTCTTGAAGTAAATTCTGTCGATCCATAATCAGGTAAACTGACATATATGGATTTAGTTTCTCAGCAAGCTTGCACAATTTTTCATAGTACAGCAATGCTCTTTTGCTTTTGTGATCGATATATTCCTTATCAAAAGCAATATAACATCGATCAACACCTAAGCTTTTTATAATCTCACATTGATGATCTGTCAGATTTGATCCACATACCGCCAATGCATAATTATAATCTGGATACATTGTTTCAATTTGCAACACAGACTTTTCACTTTCAACCAAAAACAATCTTCCAGATCGGACAATTGCATCTTTATTTTGATACAATCCATATAATGTATCTCCCAAATTATGCTTCAAAGTCTTTCCTTCCACTGTAATTGGCATATATTTTCGTCCAGCTGCTAATTCTTCTTCATTTAAGTTTCTTCCTCTGATACCTATTAGATTTCCACAAATATCTCTATGAGGAATGATTATTTTATTCTCTTTGCCCCAATAGCTAATTTCAAATTTCTTCATGGATTCTGGACTAATATTGTCTTTAATCCATAATTCATGAGGTCTGTAACAAAACATTTCAAGTATATTCTCACTGATTGCTCCTGGATTTCTAAATTTCTTTTCTTTCTGAGTAAACTTAGATAACCAACCCCAATCATCTATTTTCTGTTCCTTGAATTGTTCCAACTCATCATTTTCAAACAATAATAAATTAGATATATTTGCTACGTATCTCACTGCTTGAGGAAAAGATATTGTAATACCTACACTTCTTTTGCTTCTAATTACCAGTTCATAAATGTCAAATGAGTCACCACAATCTGTGTAGCAATGAAACATTCGAGAATCTGGATAATAATACAGCTTAAATTTACTTCCATGATGACATATTGTCTGAGCAATTAAATTCCCTTTATCATCTAAGATCGGTTCTTCCGATCCTAAATCCCTTAGGATTGCTCTAATATCATCAAGAGTTAAGCTCTCCTTGATCAAATCCTTATCTAAACTCTGCATGTTAAACACCCCCTAAAAGAAAAACTGCTTAATAGCTTCATCGTGTTCTTCTTCATTTAATGGAATATCGTCATGCTCTACTGAGTTATCTTCAAGAATCTGTTCTACATTTTCAATTGTTATTTGTTCGACCGGTATAAGCTCATTATCATTGTTTGTTACAAACAAATCATATGATCTACATGTACCTAGATCTGCATGAAGCCACAATCGAACTCGTGAAATCTTTCCTCTTCTTACCTTATATATATGGTAAATTAAGTTTGGATTCATCGTTACGCCTCTGTCTTCTAAGATCGGTTCTACCGCTTTGAGTTCCTCTCTTGTCGGAGGCATTGATATAATACCTATATCTATCTTATCTGCTATACTTTTTGCGCCTCGCAAGAGAGTTTCATCTTTATCTCTTACATTTTTATACTCTCCATTAAGCTGTGTACTTGAATCAATATGTACTCCTAACTTATTGCAGAGTTCTTTTAGCTTTATAGCAAACATATATAAGATCTGATGTTCTTGTAACTTCATTCCTTTTGACATGCTGGCAATTTGCATGATCAACTTTACTGATGTATGAATGTAGTCAAAGCTCACATACAGCACACCTTTTTCTTTTTTATATCTCTTGATCAGATTCTCAATATCATTAATATCAAAATCATCAATGTGTTCAATATATAAAGGGGCGCTCTCAATAAACTGAATAGCTTTATCTACACGTTCTTCTTCATCTCCTGAATATTTACCATCCAAGATTTTAGATTCGTTTACACCACTTACAAAAGCTATGATCATACTCTGGATCTCATCTGCCTCTAATTCTGTTGAGATAAACAAAGCCGGCTCTGAGAAACCTGTAAATTTCCATTCGCACTCGAAGGTATCATAAAACCATGGTACAGAATACGTACAAACATCTCCAACAGCCATTCTTGTTTTACCTGAAGCTGTTCCGCCCGATCTCAAATAAAACTTTTTCAATCGAGCTCCTCTGGCAATTGTGTTCATTGTTGGACTTTGTAATGAAATACCGAACTCTGGCTCTTGTTTCCATTTCTCTTTTAATTCTTTCAGTCCAGATCCAGCTAACTGTCCCTGTTCTGATTGAACTGTATTAAAATGTAACTTAGGCTTTGTAACCATTTCCAGCTCAACAAGCTCGATAATCTCATCTACTGTATATTCATCTAATTTCCTTGTCTCTCTCTCCTGATCCTCAGGATTCAACTTTGTTGGATCATAAATGAATTTAATATCAGTTCCCTTATAATCGTAATATCTCAATAATGTGAACTTCTTAAGAGTCTTGTAGTTGTACTCAAAGTTCTCAAGAACAGCTATTTTCTTAGCGTTCTCTATGTAATCCACACCATTATTCATCGAAAAGATCTTATACTGAGCATCATAAGACGATAGATAAGAATCAATTGCAAATGCATCAATCACTGGTACATTTTGCTTATGTAAAACTTTAATCGTATTCAAAATATATACATAAAAGTCTTCGTCAACATCTATTTCTTCTATATAATAGGTATCTAACAGGTCTGGTTTATTTAATAAGCAGCCTAACACCTGTACAATGGCTCGCTTATTAATTAATCCTACCAATCGTAACCACCTCCAGTTCTTTCTATACTTTCTTCTTCCACTATCTTAGGTGGTGCTATTCTCACTTTTTTATGAGTGTATAACTCATTTACATTTGATATGGAAGCATTGTGGAACTGTACTTCGCCGAGATTCTTAAAGTATTCCTGAGCTTGATCATAGACATAGGGAACTATTCCCAAACCTTGATTAGTAATCGGATTCTCTTTAATCTCATAGAAAAACCTTATCGATTGTTCCAATCCCACATAAGTAAAATAGGGATAATCTCTCATAAGATTTTTGATCTGTGTATATGTCTTAGCGTTTGCTTTTTCACCAAACAGCTCTTCAATATAACTGATCAAGGATCTTTTTTGCTTGCTTTCCTCTTCTGTCAAGCAATCTCCCAAGACCGTAGACTTAGGATTAATTTTCTTAGTCTTTTTACTCTTAGCTGCTTTCTTCTCAGAATTGCTTTTTACAGCCATTTTCATCATTGAATTAAAGCACTGGACATGGGCGAGACGATTCTTATAAGGAACCGTCTCATCTCCTTTTTCTATCCAGTTAGAGCAAATAACACATTTCCTTTTACTCAAGCTATTTGCCTCCAAACTAAAAAAGCGTAGCCTAAGCTACACCTAACTTCTGTTTCTGTTCTTCTAATTTAGCCAGTAAGATTTCTAATGATTCATACTGTCTCTCTGTCGCTTCCTGTACTGAATTTCCTTCACCTAGGCAATCAGCAATTAATTCTTGTAGACGTTCTTGATGACCTGCCTCACAGAAATTCATTCCTAAAGCAACTACATCTTCTTTTAATTTATCAAAAGGAATCTTATCAATTGTTTTATTCTGTGTCTGAACTTCATATGATACACTCTCGAATCCTTCAGCTTCTTCCTGAGCTTCAATTGCATCCTGAATAGCTTTGCTTAGATTTTCAGCTGTAAAATCTTCAATGTAAGGCACAATGTAATCAAATCTACTTCTTGCAAAGTAAGCATCTGTCTCTGCGAAGTAAGCAGAAGAATGAACAACTTTACCATGTTCATCTACTCCATTGGAGTTTAAGAAAGCGATAATATCACAGTTATCCATGATTGGTGTGATAGATCTCTTATCTCCTTTAGGAATAATCTTTCCATCTTTATTTTCAGATGCATGAGCAATGAATACTACTGTGTAACCAGAAGATACAATTGAGTTTACTGCTTTCCAATACTCAGTTTCATAGTACTGCCAAAGTCCATATCCACCATTTCCTTCTCCAATGCTTGGAGAGTTGTGTTTATTACAGATGTAAGTCTGACAGAACTGAGCTGATGCATAAACTTCATCTATAATAATGGTTGAGTATAATTCTTTTGCTTTATCAATTGTTGTTGGGTTTGTCAACTGGTTAATAACATTCAAGAAATCTGCCCATGTATGGATGTTTGCATAAGGTACCCCATTCTGAGCATTCAATCCAGATTCACACGCCAGTACAAATGGTTTGTCCATCCTAACTGACTGATATGTTTTACCGGTTGAGTTACCACCATAGAGCATAATAATTTTTCCTTCTAAACCATGAGCTACCTGACTTACCTGTGGATTAAAAATATCTAAAATCTGCATTCACTTATCCTCCTATTGACTAAAATCCAAAGTTTCTATGTCCAGCGGCTGCACTAGCACCAATTGTTGTTCCACCAACAGTCTTATTGCCACCTGCTTTATTGCTTTCCATTGCACGTTTCTTTTTGGATTCAAGGACAAGATCATATTCAGCAATTGCTCTCTGGATTGTTTCCAACTCATATTGCTGTTCCATAGTTCCTGCATTTGTTAAGATAAGCTCATTAACATTCTTTGTCTGAGTTTTTGTTACAGCTCCTCCAATCTGATATTCAACTGTAGTTTTCTTTTCTTCTTTTGTATTGCCAATATTCCCAATAATATGAGCACTCTGACATCCTGGCTGAGTAAACAGCTGCTTACAAGCCATTGCATATTCCTGAGGTGCCACAATATCTAATGGCTCAATTCCATTGTTGTAAATAGGTAATAACGTATGTAAAATTACTCTTCCTGTTGGAACCTGAGTTTCTTTGTCAAACTCATCATCAACACTCTGAACGAAACACTCAACTTCAAATGTGCTGCGTGGATCTTTTAGTTCTGAGATAATTGAAACAAATCCCGTTTTGTATCCTACTTTATGAGTTTTTGCACCCATCTGGTTAAAAGATGTCCATGGATTTACCTGTCCATTAACTCTTACTTTTGTAGCTTCCTCTTCTCCAACTTCAGCGATAGAGTGAGCTCTTTCCATAAATGCAACCAGATTTTCATAAGATTTACTTGGCTTACCTGCTTTTGTTATAGCTTTTGCACTGATATTATAAGTAGTATAATTGATATCATCTGTCTTAATTGTGATATATCCTTCTACTTTATTTCCTCCATCTTTCTCATCTTTCACAATTTCAAGTTTGATTTCAGATAGAATTCCTTCTGTGTAAGCTTTTGCTGTTGCTTGACTTAAAAAGATTGTTGTCTGTTCCATTAATTTTTTCTCCTTGTTTCTTAAATAGTTTTTAGTTATGAATCATTGAGTACAAATTATTTGATTCGCACTCTGGGCAGCACATATCAAATAATTGAATGCCTGCATAATTACGATACTTTTTATGAGCTTCTCCAGCTCTAAAGATATGACCACATTTTTTGCACTGCCATTTCTTTTTGTATCGATAATTTACACTTGGTTTAATTACTCTTGTGCTATCCATCATTGTTCCAATCCCCGATTGGTTACCATTAAGAATTTCTTTCTGCTTAGCCTCCAATTGGGACTGAACCTCTCGCTTTGTTCTTTTTCATCTGTTTTACTCCTTTCTTATATTTCTAATTTTCTATATAATCCCATCCGTCAACGAACTCTAAGGCCTCCTCAAAGCGTTTCGGATTTAGATCCTTATAACTTGAACACACGAATGTGTCTTTAAAATTACCCCAGAGATTAGAAAAATATTTTCTTGAATTTTTCTTATACATCTCTGAGTGTGCTCCTCCTAATAAAGCTCTAACTCTGTCTTTCACATGAGTTTGTAACTTTCCTTGCTGAGTTGTATTGATCGTCATGTAATCCATGACTTGATGTAATTCTTCTGTCTGAGCTGTCAATCGATTAGTCACTTCTACAAGCTTTCCCTCCACATCTGCGAATCTACCTTCTAATCCAAAGAACTCATGAAGAGCCGCTTTCTGTTCTTCTGTTTCATAAAAGGCAGTATGTAAAACCTCTGTCGCCTCTAGCTGGTATCTAAGAAGTTTATTGACCGCCTCTGGGTTCTCTTGTTTCATCTTAGGTGTAAGTGAAATCTGAGCTAACCACATTGGTACAAACTTTTCACGAAGACATACCACCTCTCTTTTTACCTTTCTATTTCCTTCGTTTTGAACCGTGTCAAATTTGACACAGTTGGATTTAAACAATAACGATTCCTGAATATTTTTAATTTGTCTTCTTCCTTGATCTTCAGTTAATCCAATACTTAAGCACGTCTTTTTGACACCTAACCATATCTCTCCATTCTCGTCCTTAACACCAAGCAATGTGTCATCATAAAATGGAATTTCTTTTGTTTCTAAATTACTCATTGTCCCTTTTCTCCTTTCTTAGAAATAATTTTTTATACAACAAAAGCAGCCATGAACAATTCATGACTGCTTGTTGTTGCCTTATCCTTCTATGCATATATGAGTATTTTACTACCCCCATAAAACACTAGGCTGTGCCTACGATATTCAGCTTCAATTAATGTGGGAAGTCTGCTCGACTATTCTAAAATTCCACTAAAAATAATCTTACCACTATGTAATTTTAATGTTATAGTATAATCAAAACGCCCATTTCCTTCTTTAAAAATCATATCTGTTATTGCGGGCAATTGGATTGACATATCCTTCCCGCCTCTTGAATCAAATACACTTACAATGTTCTCTTCTATATTAATAGTTGGATAATAATAATCCTGTTCAACTAGAACACTATCATCCTCACTTTTATATTTAACTTTGACCAATTCGCTTTCAGATAAAACTTCATTATATAATCGTTTTATTTGTGTAGCTAATTTAAAATCTGTGCTAACATCTCCAGCGACAATGTAGTCCCCCTCTTCTGTTACCACTCTGATGTTTATTTTTGCTTCTTTCATATCGTAGCACCTCCTATCGAACGTATGTTCTTTTTATATATTACCATGTTCCATTCATATTGTGAAGCATTTGCATAAAAAAAGGAAGTGGTAATATTTACCACTTCCAAGTTAATCAACATATTCTTTGTATTTATTTAACAACACTGCCTTTCTTCGAGTCTGATACGAGTATTGTGTCATAATCCTCACACCAATTTCTGAATTAAGTATCGCATCCAAGTTGATATGATATTGTTCTGCCGCAGCTCTAAAAGAATTGATCAATCCTGTTCGCCTTAATAATGCAAATGAATATTGAGTACCTAGCTCTTCATTGATTCGCTTCATTCTTTGATCAACCCATTTCTTTCGATCATCTCCTTTGCTTGTAACTCTTTTCTTAATAAGATGATCATCTTGTATAAACATTTCTCCATTACATTCAACACATTCTATAGCCTCTTTCATCCATAAAATTGTTTCCTTTGGTAAATCAATAACCACTCTTTTGTTTGGATCAATTTTTTGTTTATACACAGCAACCTGATTATTTTCATAGTCCATATCATAGCTCATTATTCCTAAAAGCTCACTCATGCCTGTCCCACCTATTCCATAATAAGGACATGCCAAGATAACTTTATCTATTGGATTATCCAACTTGCGAATTTGGCTTAAAATCTCTTCTTCGCTTTGTATTTTATCTTCACACATAAGATAGTAAGGAATTTGAATCTTTATATCCTTTGGATTGAATTTCATACTTGCGTTTAGATATTTAAAATAGCACTCCAACAAGCCTTTTAGACCATTGATTTCTAATGAATTTTTAGGACTTAAAATATTAAGCATACTGTTGATTTTATTTATATCAAAATCTGCAATAGACATCTGGTAATGTTCTTCGTATAATTTAACCATATCTAAAAAGAATGTTACATCATTAATTGTGTATCCATTCTCTCCCATCTGATCAATAAAAGTCTTATTCTCCATAGGAATCCCCTTTCTTTGCATAACTATTTTTCCAAACAGTATTTTTATGATCCATTTGAAGAATGATGCTTTCCATTTCATTCTGATCTTCTAGCTTTACTACATTTAATATTACTGGAAAATCTTTTTCTTCGCTGATTCCCTTAAATGCCATGAAAGTATGGTATCCATCTATCACTTCATAAGTTCCGGCAATTACCAAATCACCATTTTCTATTTTAATGTCATTCTTAATTGTGCCTATTGTGATCGGAACACTCCAATATGTTCCCTTTAGTATCATATTTCTGATTTCATCTATACTACGTTTGCTTCCATAACCTAAAGACCCTGATCTACCATCATGAGATATTAATGTTTGTTTTATAACATCTGTTTCTTTTATCAGTCCATTGTGAGTCAACATATTTAATTCTTTAATAGAAGATCTGATTGTGTAATACTTTTGAGGCACAACCTCTAATATTCTATTCTTTTCTACATGGTGAGAAATCTTTATTGTTTTTGAACTTAAATCAATAGTCGCTTCTTTTAGATCAATAGTCTTAAAAAAGTTATGTCTTTCTTTATTAAAAGCTATGAATCCCCAACAAATTGCATAATATTCATATAATGTTATTTCATTAACCTTAACCTGACCTGATACAATTTGTGACAATCTAACCAAGTCTATATCAAAATTACTAACTATTTTTCTTAAATACTTTGTCAACCCAACCCTGTATTCAAGAAGTTTTTTCAAATTTTCTACAATTGTTTCATTATTGGTCTCTGTAATAATCATGTTCCACCAACTTTCTATATATCTTTTCTTATCTTACCATATAATTTATAATGATTCTATGAAATCTGGCAAATACATGCTTCTTTTATTTTGTCTAAAAGCCTTTTATCGTCTATGTGGCCTATCAAATTATCTTCTGTAAGCCTGCTTTTATCGATAGGCATAATCTGTTCACCAAGAGCCATAGAATCCAATCGTAATCCAAAGCTCTTATAAATAACTACATGTGTGTCCAAATTCATTTTCTTTGTTACAGATGTAAAAGGTACCACGGTAACGACTGGACTATTAAAGTTGTTTTTGTTATTACTTATGACCAATACTGGTCGCTTTCCTTTTTGTACGTGTTTTTCATAACTCTTTAATTCAACACAATAAATATCTCCCCTCATGCACATAAAGCACTCCTCCTTATTAAAAAAGGACATCTCCTATCATATCTGATGCCTCTCTCTTGCTCTCTTCAACACAAGCCGCATATCGCTTTGTTGTGTTAATATTTTCATGAGCTATCATCTGAGAAGCTAAATAAATGTCCCCTGTCTTTTGATAAACCATAGTTGCAAATGTACTTCTTAATTTATGTGGAGTGATTTTTTTATCTAAATTTGCTGTATATTTCTTTATCATTCTTCTTATACCTGTTGCTCCCAACCTATTTAAAGAAGTGTTAAGAAATAACGCTTTTTCTTCTTTACCTTTTTCTGTTAAAAACTTTTCTCTGTCTTCGAGCCAAATCTGTATATATTCTATCAACTGGTCAGACAAAAAATGTATTATTTCTTTCTCACCTTTGTCTATAACAATTAATTTTTTATCGTGAAAGTCAATGTCTTCGACATCAATCTCAGACAAGGCTTCTACTCTCATCCCGGTTGATAAGAATAAAAAGTAAATGGCTAAATCTCTATTCCGCCATTTCTTTTGTTTGGCTTTTGCTTTATGAGATCCTGCTCCAGTACGAATTGTATGCTCAACCATCTTAATTTCTGTTTCTGTTAAGTATACAACAGGATTAAGCCCTTTATTCTTAGGTGGCCTAATACTTTTAGTTGGATCTCTTTCTATAATTCCCCTTTCTTTCATAAATCCAAAGAATGTTTTTAAAGCAGAAAGCTTCGTTGCCCTACTAGACACCGAAGCTTTCTTACCGTTTATATAAGTGATTGAATCCATATACTTGTCAATATCACTATCTGTTATATTATTTGGATCTATGCTCAAATCAGGAGAAAAATACTTTAAGAAATTTACACAATAACCAATGTAGCTTCTTTTTGTAGTTGCCTGCATTCCATTTGCTGTCATTCTATAGTAGAACTGGTTCAAATAGTCTGGCAAATCTTTAAGCTTTTCTCTGGTCTTTGTTTCAATTTCTTGTTCGTGTCCTTCCCTATTGCTCACTTAATCGTCTCCTTTCTACGGCATCATCCCATGGCCTGCATCAAAGATAATATACAATCCAAGCAGTGTAAATACCATCATAAATCCTACAGGCCCAAATATTAATGCTAATAAACTAAATACCCAAGCCAGTTTATATGCATTTTTTTGCTGATAATTCATATGACCATACCTAACACCTAAGTATAGCCAACACAAACATGGAAACGTACAGACTATAACAATTCCTTTAATAAAAGCCCATACATATTCTCCTATATGCTCTTCCATATACTTGCGATCTTCTTCTTTTTCTCTCTCTTCTCTGGCAATGTCTTCCTGTATTTCTGCCCACATCTCAGGTGTTCTGTTATCTACACCAAACCAGATACACTCAATCCCCTTTCTTCTTAAATCTTTTGCTGCCTCGTGTTTCCAATAGTCACTATTGTGAGCATCTTCTGTGCTCTCCCAATAACGACCATACTGATAAAAACCCATTCTTCACATCTCCCCTTTCTAATACCCCATGGACTTCTTAAATTCAATGATACGCACACTAACAAGAGATCGACTAACATTTAACTTCTTGGCAACCTCTTCTCGCCCGTATCCTTCATAAGTCAATTGGATCATCTTTTTAATTTTATCGGGTAATTTACTTATCTTTTCTTTCCAATAAATTTCTTCTGTGACAGTATCTTCGATATTATCACTTGCCTGTAATGTATCTAATATGGTTATTTCTTTTTTCTTACAATCTTCAATTGGTGTATATAGCGACATTGCTCCATCATTGGCTTTTCGAACATCGTAGTTGTTACAGCGAAAATAATGTTCAATTGCTTGTTTAATTTTCCAAGTAAAATATGTAGTAAACTTGCCTTTTGAAGGATCATATCCTAAAGCAGCTTTACATATTGCTTCATGTCCTAACCCCTGAAAGACCTCCCAAGAGCACACTCTAGTATAACTTCTTCTATATAGGAACCTAATCAACTTGTAGTTATCTTCGATCAGCTTCCTCTGTTCATCATTTAACTTTTTCATCAGCTCATCTCCCCTAACACGTATTTATCGCTTACGAATCCTGCAGCTCCTTTGTGTCCACCGCCACCGTACTTAACAGCAATCTTACTTACGTCTACATCATCATTCGCAGCCCTCAAGCTATAGCTCCATCTCTTGCTTCCACCGTTGTAAGCAAATCCAATATAAACATCATACTTATCATCAACTGACTCAAAGAAATCTGAATTAATCAATCCATGGTTCACAGCAAAACATTTATATCCTTCAAACTCTACAGCGAATCCTTTTGATTTGATATATTCTTCTGCCTGTTTCTGTTTGTATTGATAAAGAAGTCGTCCTTGTTCAATAAAAACATAAGGATCTTTTATAAGCTCAAACCATCTGCCAAATTGCCAAGGCTCATATTCCAACATTTCAAATGCCGTATGAAAGTATTTAGTTTTCTCTCTATAGTTAAATGTCCATGTATCCCAGTCAGCTACTAATAGGAGAGCAAGGGGCATATCTTCATCCCAATCTTCATCTTCTTGTGGTTGCAATCCTTGTACTTTTTCCATTCCATCATAGAAAGCATTGTTGTTGAAATACCACCATACCAATGAAGCTCCTGATATCCCAGGCCCTGTCATTCTTATCCCCGGAATATAGCTTTCAAAATCCTTATATTTTTCAATAGTCGTCTTATGATGATCAATCCAAACTACATTTTTTGTAATCTTTAAGAGTTCTCTCATATCTCCTGGTTCAATGCTAAAATCAACAATAAACACTCTTTCATCTTTTTTAATTTTATCCAATGGAAACTCCATGCCATAGTTAATTTTAATAAAATTCTCTGGTTTTTCATCTTCTTCTCCTAAGCAAGCATAGTGCCATACTAAATAACCAGCACATTTGCCATCTAAATCTAAATGATAAAAACACTTCATATGTAATCTCCCTTTCTTTAAAACAGAATACTCATCAGTGTGGTATCTTCCTTTATTTTTCGTTTATGATCTTAGAGCCATATGAAGACCGGAGACTGAAATGTTTCCTGTGGTAGATTTCAGTCTCCGGTCTTCATATCTCTATGTGATTAATACTGCTTTGTATTCTAAATCTGATACTCGATTATATACTTTCTATCTAATTGTTACTTCTCCATCTACTTAATCTTGTTATATAACTCTCTAAACTTCATGAAATCTTTTGCGTCTCCACCATTGTCAGGATGTGCTGATTTCATTGCATATTTAACTGCTTCTTTAACTTCAGGCGATTCCTTATACTTCTGAACATGTGCAACATTTTCTGTTCTAAGTGCTGTAATATCGCTCCTTAAAACATTTACATGAATTTGTAATTTATGATTTTCTCGTCTTAATGTGGATATTTCATACTTTGCATATTTAAGTTGGTTTTTGCATCTGTTAAATTCTTCCACAAGATCTCTGTTTCCACTTATCTCATCGTCCATTTCGATACAATGAAGACCCCATCCTAAGAAAAATCCTAGACCAAGCAACGCTAGTGAATATACGGCTTCCAATAAACTCATGACATCATTCTCCTAACTCAATGTCTAACAACTCTTTGGTTCTTTCAATTACCGCCTGTCGAGCCTCGTAATCCGTATATTCCTCAGCATATGCCACGTTCTCAGTGAACATAAATCTAACAAGGTCTTCTACTGTGTTAATTCTTGATTTATATTCTTTAATTCTATTCTGAATTTCTTCTCTATAAGCTTTTTCAGCGTCACTCTTTGATTTGTAGATATCATCTTCTTTTACATAACCGCTTAACATTGCATAATTACTTCTAATATATACAAGTTTTGCACTTTTGCCGTTGTCATGTGTTATAGTTTCAAATTTCTTAATTTCACCGTTAATGATGCCTTCACACCACCCCCGTTGTATCCCCCATACATGATCTCCAACTTTAAAATCACCCATCTTAACATTATCCTTTCTAACTCCATGCCCACAAAATTACTCCAATTAAGCATACTACATGCAACATAATCCATAAGAAAAATGTCCTATAATATTTAGTCCAATCCCAATAGGATGAATCATCACAACCAGTAATTATGAACCAAACCCAGATAGCTACATATAATATTGCACAGAATACGAGTGAAAATACTTTAATTGTTAATTTAATATTTTCCATTCGTCAACTCCTGATAAAATGGCACACTCATAAGTTCTGCTCGCAGCTCATCATACATTTTATGTAATCTTGGATTCACTAAACTCATCCATTCCTTGCGATCATCTTTTGTCATAGCTTCTCTTACCATAGTTGCACTGATTGGCAAGTCCTGTCTATTTACGATCAGCTCTGCCGTATTAGCTAAGTCTTTCTTGTCAAACCAACCACTTCGACTTTCATCGTTCCCATAAATCATAATCTCGGGGTTCTTGTAGATATAACGATCTACATTGTTTAACAAATATTTACCCCATTCAGGACAAATATCGTTTTCGTTTGTCATATCAGCTAATCCGTAGATCATAACCTCTGGTCGATCTCCATAGATTTCTTTTAAGATCTTTGTTCTTGTATTAATATTGAATGGATTCCTTTCTGTCCCACATTCCTGTGCTGATCCAATTAAAATCAATAAGCGATCGCATAATAAAAGGCCGGTATCAACCAGCCTCTCATGTCCCTTATGAAATGTTTGAAATCTTCCGCAAACAAGTCCTGTATCATATGGTTTCATTACTGTTCACTCCTTGTCTTTTACACTTCTATTTTCCAATAAGCTTCTTCTAATCTTTTCATGTTGCCATCCTCAAGTTCTGGAATATAGATTCGATGTCCACAAATTTTACAGATGGCATATTTTTCAATATAGCTAACTTCTACTCCTCTTATTTTTCCAGTTGTCTTCCCAGTGAAAGTCTCATAGGGAACTTTCCCATAAGTCGCATAACAATGAACACATAAATGTCTTTCTTCCATTATTCATCATCCTCCTCACCAAACATAATGCTTAATCCTCTAAGCATCCCATCAAGTTTCTTGTTAATAGCTCTGATTCTCTTATAGTTATAAATTAACATGTATGGGATTCCAATAATCACACACAAAGCTGCGATCAAACCAAGAATCCATAATATGTAAAACATTACTTCCATCTTATCGTTCCTTTCTAAGCTCTGTTTTCACTTCATACCACCAAACAGATACTTCAATTTGTTTTCTTTCTTCCTCAGTCACTCCTTGATCTTTAAGGGAATTGTCTGCAATTTGTTTTAATTCCCAATCACTAATATCAAGATCTGCATAATTTGGTAACTGCCAGTGATCTTCTTCTAAACACATCTTAATAAGATCATCTACCATAAGCTCCAATTCTTTTTCAGTTTTTCCCTGTGTATTACATAGGAAATACGGAATATAAGCTATGTACGGAATTTCTTTAGGTGTCTTATCGTGAAACACAATCACTGGATATTTCATATTGAACTTATCTAATTTCTTATTTTCCACAATTACTCTCCTTCCTCTAAAGGAATAACTTTACCATCTTCATACTTACAATATTGGCCATCTTTACTGATATATGGACACATATAACCTACATGTCCTCCTACATACCTGTAGTAAACAATCTTTGTTTGAGTATCATATTTTAACTCTCCATTAATGTCTTCCATTGTAAATGTCTTATTGATTCCATTTTCGTCATAATACGATGAGCCATCGTCACACCCTACTAACATACAGCCCATAATTACTGCCATGCAACCAACTAATAACTTCCTTTTCATCTCTTACCTCCAAAATATAGCAACCATTTAGCAACATTACAATAGATCTCATCTTCCTTTGCTTCAAGTAATTTGTTATTGTTTCTCTCATAGACTTTAAGCTGTTCGCCAATTAATTCATTGCTTTTTAGCTCTGGGAATGTTTCCACCAAAACAACTCCGTCTCCCTTTTTAAAATTCTTATAGAAATCTGATTCGTGATCTATATATTTTTTTGCTAGTAAATCAATTTTCTTTTCAATTTTTTTATTTTCTTGTTCATATAGTTTTACTTTCATAGAACCAGGAGAGTACATAATCATTACAAGCACTGTAGAAAACACCGCAAATCCTATCACTACATTTCCTATAAAAATTGCTACATCAAGATCAGATCTCTCATAATAATCTGTCTCTGATAATTTTTTCGTTCCTATGATAGCTACTACGAACAATATCAGTAACATCTTTGACACTCCTCACATTTTTCTGGACTTGTTTCATTCCATGCTCTTATCGCTTTCATATTTGCCCTATTAATACTTCCTGGATCGGGAATTGTTTTAAAATTGTTCCCCTTAGTTGATAAATCGTAATGCCTATTTACTGTTACAGAAAAGCCACATTTTGGGCAATTGATTTTAACTTCATATATTCCTCTCAACCCACATGATTTATGTGTTTCATAATTAAGATCTGGACTATAAGACCATTTAACTTGTGGCTTTCCACCGCATCTACACTTATGTAATTTTGGATATGTCCACGGCGATTCTTTATGTGTTAAGAAATAATGACTTATTATATAAATGATTCCACCCGACATTACGGCACCAAGTATACTTAGCATAAGCTCCATTCTTTAATCACCTCTTCTAAAAAATCTCATCCAATGCTTCTTCAATAACTTCTTTGATATCCTCTTCTGTTAAGTCATAATCATACATCATATCGTCCATCGGAAGATGACTTTGTATACACGTAAACAAATACTCTGCAAGTCCTTCTGTGTCATAACCTTTTACAACATCATCCTTTTTCAAAGGCTGTTTCATACCATTCCTTATGTGATGTCCAAGTCCATGAGCGGTGATAATAATTTTGTTCCCTTTAGGAATTATCTCTTTTCTTCCCCAGTTTGTTTCAACTTCTGTTTCTCTTTTTGATACTAATATTTCTCCGATTTTATATGTACTCATTTTCTTTCACCTCTACTCCCATTCTTTTTCCAAACTCAATGATTTGCTCTCTACTTAACCATTCCGGCTTTTCATTCTCTGTGAACAAATCCCAAATAAACAGCATATAATCAATCTGTTCTTCTTCTGTCTTACCCCACAAATGATTAACACACTCATGACCATTTAAATAGTACTCACAATCTTGTCTCATACGATCTAACAGCATGTATCTATACTTCTTGTCTCGCTGTGAGATCCAGATTTTCGTCTCTTTTATATCATTGCCCATAACTTATCTCCCTTCGTAATTCCAATATCTAATCCAACTCATTGCTTCTTCCATATAAGCAGGATTTAAATCTTGCCAACGACTACCACACTCAAACTCAGCTTTAAGATCATTCCAGAGATTAGCAAAATACATTCTGCTTTTTTCTTTATACAAAGAAGAGTGAGCACCACCTAGTAATGAACCCACTCTATCTTTTACAGCTCTATGTACTTTGTTCTGTTGGCTAGTTGAAAGAGTCATGTTTGAAATACTCTTGTCAAATGCCTTTGTTTGCTTTTCTAAAGCATCTTTGAACTCAACCATCTGCTGAACATATGTAACCTTAAAATCACCAAACTCTGCTAAAAGTTGGTTAACACTTTGATCCGCTGCAACTTCATAATGACCCGTCTTTCTTAATGTAGGAAGTACTTCTGAAGTTACCCATCTCTTGAATTCTCTCGCTTTCTCTAACTTGCTTCCAAAGATTAATGCATACATACCTGACTCGTTGATAAGCCAGCCACCACGTTGTCCTAAACTCGATAACGTTTTGTTATTGAGTTTATCATCATCATCAACATGATCTGCCAATGCTTTACTTGGATTCGTATAACCCAAACATTGTGCAACATCCTTCCCAACAAACCACGGCTCTCCATCAATAACTACCGTTCTCACTTCTCCAAAATCAGCATTATCGAATACCATCTGTTGTAACTGATCCACTGTACTTTCTTTTTTAACTAACTCTGCCATATGTAAATCGCCTTTCTATTCATAACACACTGTATAATTTACCTTTCTATAAGGATTATCAATCCAGAAATCATATAAGTCACCTTCATCATCTATCTGTACAGTATTAAAACTAATATCTTCAACCAAACAAGTATCATCTGGAATATAAAATTGTACATCAGATAATTGTGCACCTCGAATTTCATCAATTCTACCATTTGCATACTCCTCATTAAATTTAATTCCTTTTAATCTCCCAGAGAATGTACGATAACCATTTTTATCGCATTCGGTATCAAATCCTAGTTCTGTTTCATCCCAATCCAGTACAAAAAGTTTCTCGCCTTTTCTGGCTTCTATAAAATCTATTGCTATTGAATCTGATGTCGTTTTTGCCTTTCCTGTTACATAACATCTCATACCATAATCACTCCTATCTATTCTCAGACCCAGCAATAAACAATAACAACAGATAATAAGTCCTGATTCCCAACTTCTCTTCTGCTAATATTCTCACTGCTTCATCCACATCTACAATCTGTACTGTCAAATCTTCATTTGCTTCTAACTTGCTCAAATCAATCTCGCCGCTTGCAATTCCATAAACAGTACTAACACACTCATCGGTCATACCAGCACTTGAAAAACATGGTCTATTTAACCCCACCATATCATCACATGGCTTAAAATCTAAACCAGTTTCCTCTTTCATTTCTCTAATTGCAGCTTCTACAACTGTTTCTCCTTCATCTACAAGACCTGCAGGAAGTTCATATATGTAATCATTTACTGGATATCTAAACTGTCTGATCAATACCAGCTTGTCTCTTTTCTCGCCATAATAAGCATACATTAATACTGCATCTGCTTTAGGCTCTCCTACTTTAACTACCAGCTCTTCTTCACTATGTCTGCTAGCTACATAATATGGATGCTCATTTCCATTCTTATCAACCACAGTATAGTCGTACAGATTTAAAAACTTGTTATCTGTCTGCTTTTTAATTTCTTTAACTCTACTCATATGTAAATTTTCCTTTCTTATGGCCTAATGTACCGTTTCGCCACCTTAGAAAAAAGATGAGGTCGTAAAACGCTACTCCACCTTAATTGCTTTTATTTGCTTTTTTATATAAAAACTTATCATCTTCATACCAAGACCCTGCAACCACTCCACTACGATGGATAATAACTACATTAAGCCATGCGGGATATTTATTGGGTACATGCTTTGCAAGATGATCTCCAACACATAATCTAACAGGAATATCTTTATATATTCCATTTATGTAATGATTTCTTCGACGCACATCGGTATCTTCAGTAATGTTAAGAGCTGTTTTTACCTTATTAAATACCTTTTCTGTCTCAGTATTACCTGGCAACAAACGATTAAGATACATTGGGGTTTTATATTTTACATACTCATCTATATCAAAATCCTTATCAACAGTTACTCTTATACAAAGCTTATTCTCAGCAAACTGCTTAAAATCTTCAATGGATATGATTTCTGTGTCAGTATAAAATAGTTCTTTATTGGTCTTATCATCTGCTGAATTTCTATGTAGATTAATATATTTGATGTGTGATACGTTGTATGAACTATTTATGTTTGCTCCATTCGTGTTCCATGTGATTTTTACATCTGGACAATACTTCTGTATAATGTCTATCAACTCATTAAATTTGTCAGAAGGTAAACTCCCTCCTGTAATAGAAACTTCATTAAAATCATGTTTTTCTTTCAATACAATCTCACATGTTTCGAGAAAATCATCATAGTTCATAACATTTTTGCGTAAGCCTTTGTCAATACAGTAAGGACAATTTGCAAAACACGATCCTGGAAGATTTATAACAAGTGTTTTTGCAAAATCAAGTACTGGACGACAAAATAAATCACGTATATGGGCTTCATACCCTGATTGGCCGATATCTCTAATAGCTTCTTGATAAATTTTGTGTTTTAACTGATTCAAATCTACTGCATCGGATTCCATAATTGCTGTTTGGTCTGTTCTATCCATAGTGTCCTCCTCTCTAATTATTACACTGTTCTCTTATCTCTGATTTAATTTTGATCACTCTCCTGACTTCTACCGATCTCATGCTCTAAAACTTCTTTACACTCTTTCAAATAATCTTCGAATTCCTTTCCCGTAAAGAATCTGAACATGTCATTAAAAGTCTCATGTCCATTCTCTTGATCTCTGTAAATTGAAAACAATTCAATTGCTGTCACACTTGTTTCAAAATCCTGATTATCCATAAGATCTGCTAAAATAGTATCAGGATCTCTAAAACTATGATCAATTTCCTCTTTTATCTGTTTCTCTAAAAATTTTACATTTAACTCAATTACTTTATCTAAAAGCTCTCTTACTCTCATAAATTCTCCTCTCTAATTATTACACTGTTCTCTTGTCTCTGGCTTAATCTCAATTTCAATCATTTCCATTGCTTTCACTCCTTTACTCATAACATTCTTCAGGAATTCCATTGATATAGCATCCGCAACTTTCAGCACCAAACTCTACTTCTTTAGGATCGAAAGCAATTCCGTCCATCATATACGTCTTAATGTTTCCCGGATATACATTATATTTCCTTCCAACAGACTCTAAGAAATCATCAATCTGATAAACATCCTCACTATCCATTAGCCCTGAAATTGGAAATTCCTCCGCATAGCGTTTTCCATTGATTTCTACCACATCTTTCCATGTAAACTTCTGTTCTTCAAATTCCTTTATGGTATTCCATGCTTTTTCAACATTTAGACAACTATCATAAAACCCACAGAATATCATACACTCGCACATATCCTCTGCATGACACATTGGGTCATCATAATCTATTGTTGATGGCTGCAAGGTTAAGTCTCCATTTCGCCTTTTATAAATCAAATGATAATATTTTTTATATTTTAATTTCTTCATAACCTCACCTCTACTTTTCTGGCATACAAAAAACCGTATTCTGGTCTGGAATACGATTCTTATATTCTTCTACAAATTTCTGCAATACTTCTCTTGTTCTTTCAGGTGTTAGATACTCTCCTAAAAAATACCTTGCGTTTATTGTCTCTACCCAAATTTCATCATCTGCATCAATCGAAATAATATCAACTTTATCAAAATTAATAATCGTTTTTCTGTTTTGATCTACAATTAACATATTTCTACTTCCTTTCTTTACTTCCTTATTAAAAAACCACAATGGGGACAGTGGGATTCGAACCCACATAAATATAAGTGTTATTTTATTACTATAGGGAGGTACAAAATATTTAATATGAAAATTTTAGTTTTAAGTTCTTTATGGAAGAATGTAGTTTTGCTTTACCTATTAAGCTATGTCCCCCAAATGCCAGCTCTTACGAGCCGGCTCAATACTAATTCAAGAGATCCTGAATATTGATCATAGATTTACTATCACCAGATACTTTAGGAACCTCTCCGTTCCATTTCTCAATCCACTGCTGAATTAAGATTTTATTTGTCAACTGTTTCTCTAAGATTTTGTTTGCATCAGCCTCTGCTTTAGCGTTAACTACCTTAGTCTCAGCATCTTTCTTTGCTTTAAGACGATTCTGCTCTGCTGTTTCTACACGTTTCTTGGCAACTGCTTCATCAGCGATCGCTTTTTCAATCTCACTACCTGCGTTCATGTCTTTGATAGTCAGCTGCACAAGCTCAACACCCTCATCTTTAAGCATATTCTGTAAATCTTTTGTAGCTAAAGCATAAATCTCATTTTTCTTGGCACCAAGAGTATCAATTACATTGTACTGAGTAACTACTGTTTCAATACTCTTTTGTGCATAATTGCTAATAATATTCTGCTTTAAGTTGTCAAGTGTTGTGTATCTCTTGTATACTTTAAAAGCATCTTTCTGATTAACACGGAACTTAACATTCACTTCAGCTCTGACAAACTGTGCATCTTTCGTTTGCACATTTACGTTTTTGATTGTTCTCTCTTCTACAGTAGTTGGAATAAGGAATACCTTATCAATTGGACTCTTGAATGTAATCCCTTCATTTAGTGTCTTGCTGCTAGTCCCACTGAACGCTGACCAACGGATTCCTACATTATTAGATGGTACATATACAACACACAATGTAAGTACAAAAATCACAATAGGAACTAATGCCCATAAAGCACCTTTCTTAGATTTCTTTGGTTCCTTTTTATTGAAATCAAAACACCCAACAATTAACACTATAGTTGCAATAATCAACAATGCTCTAAATAAAATTAACATTCTAAACTTCCTCTACCTTTCTATTCATCTTTGTTCAATGCAATCAATGAATTTCCACATGTAATTCTGTCTGCATCTTCTTCTTTTGATGGAACAAATACAATTACATCCCAACCGTCTTCTACTAGAGGCTGTTCAAATTTTTCATAAACATCAAAATCTGTAACAATCTCATAACCTTCATCAACAGCTTCAACTGTTTCATGAATTGGAGTAATCTTAACAATGCACTTTTCTTTATCAAAATACTTGTTCATTAAATCAACATCCAAGTTGCTTTCAGATGTAACTGCAAAATTTAATGTATATTTGCGTTTCTTTGGCATTGGAAGATCGTCAATAATAGCTCCAATTTCTTCTAACGACAAAGAACATTCTCTAAACATTTCATTTCGCTGTTCTTCATCTAATGTATTGATAGAAAACTGAAGACCGAAACCATCTTCTCCACCGTACTGGAAACCTGTTGCTATCCATTTGAATAAAAACGCTTTCAAGTTCTGATTTGCTTTTGGCATCATTGTAGAAACGACAGGATGATATGTATCAAAATGGATATCTCCATCAGGATCAGCCAACATTAGAGCGATCTGTCTTGCAGAAACAATTACATTTGGATTAAATGTAGGTTCACCCATTCTGGCATAATGCACGTTTAATCGTTCTCCATCTTTTACTCCTGATAAAGCGATTCCAGATGTGATTTCAGCCATAAGCTCAGCTAAAGATGCATTTCCTTTAAATCCCAGCTTAGGACAATCACAGAAATTACAATGCATTGGACAACCTTTCTGGGAAGAAACAGTAACAACTAATTTTTCTTTTACATCAACAGGTTTATGTTCTACTTTCTCAATACGTTTGTTATATCCAAGAAAATCTGCTTTAATGTTATTTTCTTTTCCATAATCTCCAACATAAAGATATTCCAGCATTAAGTCTGTATCAGAAATAATTTTTCCTGTATGTGTATTTGTAATTGTTCTCATCTTTCTTCCCTCTACCTTTCTACATATGTCCAACTCTCAATGAAATCAATTGCATCTTCAAAATCGTTTGGACTAAGATCTTTATAAGTTCCACATTCAAACTGTTCTCTAAACTGATGCCACAGATTCGCAAAATACAAAGCACCTTTAGCTTTATAGAGTCTTGAATGAGCTCCACCAAGTAATTCACTTACTCTTTCCTTTGCTGCTTTCTGAATACGACTCTGCTTTTTAGTATCAATAGTCATATTGTCCATTACTAAATTTAATCTCTCTGCTTGATCTTTAAGGTGTTCTGTTACAGAATCTACAGCATCTTTTAGTTGTACAATCTCTCCTTTTAAGCCAAGGTTATTATGAAGATTTTCTTTCTGCTCTTCTGTGCCATACATTTCCCTATGTAAAACATCTTTTGCTTCAAGCTGATATCTTTCTAGCTTTTCAACAACATTGGGAATATCTTCTTCCATCTTTTTGGTTAATGTGATTTTAGCTAACCAAAGTGGCACATATGTTTCATGTAAGCAAAATGTTTCTTGTTTACCCCCTGCTGTAAGGAGGCCAAAATTTCGGCCACCTTTGGATAAGACTTTGTCAGCTTGAATTTTCTCTCTTTGTGCCCTTGCTCGTCTTTCATTAAACCCTAGCTGTATACATGTGCTTCTGATTGCTAACCAAACTTCTCCGTTCTCATCTTTTACACCTAAAAGTGTATCTCCATAAAACGGGATCTCTTTTGTTTCTACTTCATGCATCTCTACTCCTTCCTCTCTAAAACTAAAATAGCTTTCCAATAAGTGCTATTACAAGAAGAAGCTTCTAATTTGTATCCTTTGTTAATCAAATTAGAAGCTTCTTCTTCAAACTTACTTGGATTTACTTCTTTTACGGTTTTCACAACGCTGTCTTTTGTTTCTACTTCCATTTACTCTCCTCTCTGATTAGTTTCTTCTATTCCAAGCTTTTATTGATTCAATGGTATGATCGCCTTCAACCCTTGAAATCAAAGGGCCTTTTGCTCCGCATCTACAACATTTAACAAAGTTTTCGGCATTTGACCATCCCCATTGCTCTTTGTAGTAAATCGGTTTTACTTCATCTGAGCCACAAAAAGGGCATGATTTAATTTCAATTTCCTCTACCGTTACAGTTCTTTTCTCATGTTTATAAATCACTAATCATATTTCTCCTTTCCGATCACTCTTGATCTTCTTCACTCTCAACAAACACAAGCTTATCAATTTGCTCTCTGTTACTACCTCTGAAGATAGAAATATTATTGTCAATAGTCCATTCTCCATCAACCTTGACACAACAACTACCTCTCTGGTATTTCACAGGAATCTTATCCCATTCAATTCCCTTATCAGCCAGTAACATTTCTTTAAGCATTTCACAATTAACACCCTGAAGTTCTTTGTGAGAATAAAATGCTTGTCCAACCATCTGAACTGCATTTCTCATGGCATCCTGTTGTCTCCAATAGATTAAGTTTGTGACTTCTTCTTTTGGAATTGAGAATGCTCTAGCATCAAACATAGCTCCACGTTCTTTAGATTTCTCATAGGCTTTAAGTACTTCCATATCTTCTTCTGATATGTCTTCTCCCTTGTTTACCTTAAATCCATAAACAAAAGCACTAAAAGCCTTATTGAACTCCATGGTAGCCATACTCGCTGCAATGCTACACATCTTATCAGTACGATAATTAAACCAGCCATCAGAATTTAACTTCTGATAATCAATAAGAATAAATGTAATTTCATCACTCTGTGTGTAAGCAAATACACAGCCTTGAATCTGTCTACACATTTTCATCATTGTGGCTTGCATTGCGTTGCTAAGCACTTCGTCAAATGGCTTCTGAAACCCTCTAGTAAATGTATGAAACGCCTTTCCATCTACCCTAATTGCAACTGGTACTCTTCTTGTTAAGTACTGCCTTGAAACACATTCATAAGCTTTCATTCGTTTGTCAAACTCTGTTGCCATTTCCTTTTTCATCTCCTTTCTAAAAAATCTATATACTAAAAGAGACACCTCATACGAAGTGTCTCTCTCAATATCAATCTTTAACTAACACTTGAATCCCGGAACATCCCCAAAGAATGCTGTAAGAATTTCATTTAGATCATCTAGATCATCCATTACTTTCTTTTCAATGTTCTCTTCATTGAACCCTTTTATTTCATCATATTCCTCTCCAGAAAAATCACCCTCTTTTGAGCAGAATCCACAACCACAGCAATCATCTTCGTTCTCTTCTCTGGTTCTTACTTGCCTATTGTAAGCTTCCATAAGCTTGTGGTATGTTTCAATTTTCTCTTTCTCGTCTTTATCTTTAATTGTATAAGAACCACCAACTTTAAAAATTACTTTATCTTCTTCAAGATTAAGATATACAATATCTGGAAGCTCAAGTGTAATTCCATCTAAAACTACTTCATCGATACAAGAATTAATAAGCATAATCTTATTGAATGAAAGATCTTTTTCTAACACAATCCCCCAATCTTCATTCGTACACTCATGTATCAGTTTGGGCTCTCTTACAAAATACCTAACATCAGATCCATCTAATTTCTCAAGCCCAGTATCTAATGTTAATTTAGTTCTTACAACCGTTTCTCCTTTAAAAATCGCTTTCATCTGTTTCTCCTTTTCTATGTAAATTAATAGTTACAGATTTAACTCATTGTGAGGTGATATATTTCTCTATTGGTTTATGATCAAACATGATCAGGAGTATGGAGGCACAATGACGCCGCAGCGGAGTGTAATCTCATCAAGTCCTTCCTGGCTTGCCAGTGAAGGAGATGAGATTATGCCTCCTTTCTCCTGATCATGTGAGTGATTCAAACACAATTCATTAAATCAGCAAGTATATCTCTTGCAAAAAAAAATGTAGAACAACTTATCTTTGATGTATTCCTCTATGTATTTATGATTCAAGAAGGAGGATCTTCATGAACGCCTCTCGCAGTTGATGTTGCTAAATCATTACGAAGTGATGTTTAGCGCAATCAATGCGGAGGGTTCTGAAGATCCTCCTTCTTCGATGGTTGATGACAAGTATTTCTACAAAGGGCACATCTCCCTTTTTTGTTGATTTAAGCACTCAGCTTTTCTGTAATAATTGCATTCTTTTGTCCATACAGAATCTGCATTCTTTCAAAAAATTCTTCAATTACAGTTGCTTCGCTTGCATCTTCAATGTCTTCACAACATCCCCAAAGATTAATATCTGGAGCAACTATCTCTCCCAAATCTTTTAATAATTCTGTAAATCTTGGATCAACAATGAACCACTTATATACTTTAAGATTGAAATCTCCTGCTTCAGCTCTCTCTTCACGAATATCATCTTCACACATATCACTGTAGTCAATATAATCAAGCTCTTCATAATCTGATTCATCATAATTTTCTGGACAGTTATAAATATAAAACGAATCTCCAACCGTTCCATTTGCTAACGAATCTCCATAAATAGCTTCTAATTCATTTACTACGATTGTTACATCTGCTTTTATGAGAACTCCGATTACTTTCTTTTTAATAAACTCATCTGCTTCTTTAATAGTTAATTCCTTTACTTCTTCTGACATATAATTCCCCTCTCTATCTTGGATTGTAATATCTTGCTACGTAATCTTCAATGACCGTAAAAGCCTGCTCATAATTGAAATCTCCGTTAATTAAGTCTTCTCTAATTCGTTTTAGGCTTTCTTTTTGGGATGAAGACATATGTAATTTTTCATAATCAAACATCATAATATGTTTTAATGTAAAATAAATTCCTGAATGGAAAGTTGTTGTTACCAAATCTTTTCTAAATTGTGACCGTTTATATAATAAACAATTAGTATATCGCCAATATCGTTCAGCTTCAAATCTTTCATCCGCTAATAAATTTTTCATTTCCAAGAATGTATTTTGATTTATCCCTACACAATCAAACCCTTGAGAGAAATCTTTCAAAATTTCTAATCTTCCAAAAGCAGCCCATCTTTCTTTATACGCTTTTTTATCTCTTTTTGAGAGTGTATATAAAGCATTAAGCTCTTTTCCAAATTTATCGTACATATATTTCCAATTATCTACATTATTACCAAGCATCAATTCTTTTTCAAGCATCTTTACATAACCAATAGTCTCTGCATAATACTGTCTTGTCCAATGGACAGCATTCATAAACTGGTATGGGAGCCATCTTCTGTGTATATAAGGATTAAACACATGCCCATCTTCCATGATCTTTCTATACAGGTATGAATTTTCTGCAAACGCTTTCCCTTGATATCCTAAAATATTCTGCATAGCCAATGAAGGATATTTCTTTGTGTCTACTCCTGCTTTTTCTAAACTCTTTTCTACATTCATATTCTCTACACTCTTCCTTTCCTAATAACCTAAAATCCATTTTCTATATATATACAAACTCTTATGCTCACCTTTCCAAAAGAACAACTTATCATCTTTCCAAGTGATCCATCCTTTCATTCCAGCAAGTAACACATAGAGCTCTAACAAAGGCTGAATTTCACTTCTTCTCATTCCTGTAAAATCATTTGCTCCAAAATCATTTAACCCTTTTGCTATAAAATTCTGTTTCTTTTGAACAGCGGATCTATCAGGAACTGAGCAATAAAATAATCCATACAGGTATTCAATAACCTCATATGGATTTTCTTTTTCATTTAATTCAGTTGGCAATATAAAATCTAAATCTCCTTCCTTTATTAAGTCATCATACTCAATAACCTCTCCATTACACAATGTCACATCACTTACTACGCTTCCTTGATCAACAACCTTATACTTCTTAAATCTCACTTGTCTTTTGTATAGATCAGTTGTCATTCTAAAAGACATGCAACTATTAATCATTAAGGTGTTTCCTTGTGACAGCTCATACAATACTTTAAATAAACTTTTCATAGCTCTTCCTTTCTACATACTCTACATTGGCGACATGTTTTCTCTATTGGTTTATGATTAATAAGGGCACGCAAGCCTGTGGCAGCGGTGAAATTACTGTCGTGGAGACTAATTTCCCGCTGCATAAGGCAGCTGTGCCCTTATTATGTATGATTCAATGTCTCGTATGTTTAGCCCATGTTAGCTTGTTTGTATGCTCACAATAATGCTATGTTCCTTTATTCTTTTATGATTATAAAGCGGTTGAGCTGCAGGGATGACTTGGTCAATGTATTGCCAGTCATCCTGCAGCTTCAACGCGCCTTATATGTAATTCCATTGTCTCACATACAGCGTCCATAGTAACTTTCTTATGCTCATGTTAATAACACGTTTCTAAATTCCCTTTATGATGATAAGATCCGGGGAAGAACGGGTGATGGAATGCTGGTTACCCATAACCATGCATGGAATCACCAGTGCTCCCTAGGAATCTAATTTGACTTATAACATCTCACATAAGTACCTCGTGTTAGGTTTCACTTAAGATAAAGCTGTCAATGAAGCCCTGTACAATTCTTTACTGTATCTAAACTGATGATACAGTTCATTCATACTGATATATCCTGCTTCTTCTAAAATATCTTTATCTCCTCTTGTCTTACCAAGATTTGCACTTACGTTTTTCCCTTTCCCTCTTAATACTCCACATTCATCAGTTACTTTATTTACACCAAGGCCACCAACCTTTCTCTTACCTGTATACAATCCTCTTAGAGTATCTTTAATCCACATATCTAATGTCTTAACATCATCTTCGACATTCACAATACTAAAGAAATACTCAGCCCAACCAAACTCATTAGGATTCCTTAAGAAGTTCAAATACAGATATTTATTAATTTGTCTGATTGCAACTTTTACACTGCCAATTCCCACTTTCTTGTTTACATATTCTCTAATATGTTTCTGAAATTCCTTTAAGCTCTTCTCAGAAAAACTTCTCTTCTGTCCATTGATTCGCACTCCTAAGAATGTAAACCATTGATCTGTACTGACCGTTTCTACTTTTTTAGGATTTAATGTAAGTCCTTTTGTTTCTAACATCTCTCCTAACGTCTTCAAAGCCTTATCTGCACCCTTACCAACCATCAAGATATCATCTGAATATCTGTAATAAATAATATCCATCTTGCTTAATTCTTCATCAACGTCTCTTAAAACACAATTGGCAAAGAATGTAGACACTGCACAACCTTGAGTCATACTTTTGTATTTCTCAATAACATTCCCTTTCTGATCAATGATACAATCATCCATATAATAATCTCTTACAATCTGATCAATAGGACTTCCTGTATCAATTTTATCAATCATTTCATTAAGGACCTCACGGCTTACACTATCAAAATACTTACTAATATCTACCTTATAACCAACAGCTCCCTGATGTTTCTTAAGCTCCATACAAATATCATCTACGATATTTTTAACTCCAATTCCTTTCTGATAAGACACACATCTTGGATGAATCATATGACCATACAATTGCATATAAACATAATTGATTTGTGTCATAATAAATCTGTCAATTGGCTGATTAACATACACTTCTCTTACTTTTCCATTGTCTTTAGGAATTTCTACTACATACGGAGGTGCAATTTTGTAATTACCATCCCAGATCATTCCTAAAAGCCGTGCTTTGTATTCTGGATCACATACAATTCTTAATACATCTCTATGTACACCTTTGCTTTGCTGATGTGTGATATTTTGTCTCCATAGCTGATCATCCATGAACAGTTCTAATTTCCTTTTATTGATCTCGTTCACTTTGTAACACCCTCTTTAATAATAATTATTTTTCTTTGACATGTTCAAAAATTTAATAAGCCCTCGATCCATTCTTTCTTCAATCTCGTCATATAATAACCAAAATCCGTCAACTGATTCACTTTTGTCTTCCACTCTTTGGAAATACATTCGTGATCTATAATAATTTGTACTTATCTTAATGTATGAATATAAGGAATGGGGGCTTATTGTTTTCCATTGCTTTACAACATTTTTAGTTATTGTATAGGAATGACCTCGATAGTTCACTTTCTGACCAACTTTAATGTCTTCTAAATACATCACATCACCTCAATAATAATTATTTTTACGATTTAAAATCTTTATTGTTCCATATTTCAGTTCTTTAAAGAACCATTCCATAGTCATTGATTCAGGCACAAAGCGTCTCTTCGATGCTTCAATCCAAATCAATGAACTATCTTGATCAATAATTTTTTTAATATAACCATTCCGAAGATCCAATACATTATTATATTTTGCAAACACTTTTGTTATAGTCCATTCCCAACCCTCGTACTTAATTTTCATACCCTCTTTGATATCTGTTGCTTCTATCATCTTAAACCACCTACCAGTAATTGTTCTTCTTGTTGGATACTGGATAAAGTAAGCATTCTCTTATTTTAATAGGCCTTCCTTGTATCATACATTCTCTGTTCTTTAAGTCTTCATAGGTTTGATAAAAAATGGCTTTAATTATATGATGTGGATTTCCTGTAAATTCTCCTTGACCTGCTAAATAATCAGTGTCTTCTATAATATCTTTTCCTGTAATGCCGTATGCTTCATAGAATACATTATTTGACTCTAACATATCAGGTCTAACTCTAAAAACACCCTTGTATCCCTTAGGTACTGGAAGATATATACCATTATTTTCCATTTGATCACCTCTTTCTTAATAGTAATTATTTTTTCTTTTAAAAGGAATATAACAATACTTTTCTGTCCCAGACACTCTTCCTACTTCTCTAATAAGATTTTCACCTATTTGCAGATCAAAAAGGCTAGGGTAAAAACTTGCTCGAATTACATGATCAGGATCTCCCTTAAATTCATTTTCTTCATTATAATAATCTTCATCTTTTAAAAACTTGTCGTCTATAATGCCCCATGCCCCATAAAACTCATTGTTTAAGGACGTCATATCTTCTCTTAGCCTAAAAACACCTTTATATCCTTTAGGAACTGGACGGTACTTTACATCCTCTGGCATACGATCACCTCTTTCTCAATAATAGTTATTCTTACGTTTGATTTGGATTTTCCTAAAATACTTATCCCACAGTGTCGGACGAAAACAATACATAACACAATGACCGTTCTTACCCTTAGCAGACGGAAATCCACCATGTCCACCAATATTCTTATCAAATTCTAAAACACATTCATAAACAAGCCCACTTGCTACTTGTGAAACTCCTATAACCGTTGCAGCATCTCCCGGATGTTCATTAAACACATTGCAGCTTTGACGGCTTTCTTCTGTTAATACGATCCTATCTCCAACCTTAAACACCTGTCATCATCCTTTCTCAATAATAATTGTTTTTTCTCTTTTTCACTCGTGTGCAAGTAATGCCGCCCCAAACTAAATCATCACCATTTTCATAGAACCACATACTTGTTCCTGTTCCATCTATTTCAACCAATACGGGTATTGCAGATTCATCTATGGCAATGACTGTCCCTTTCGCTTTAGTCTCAAATATGCTACTAGTTTTAATTCCCTGAGTAACTACTACTCTGTCACCAACTTCCCACATTTTAATCACCCCTTAGTAAAAATTATTTTTCCTTTTGACTTGCTCAATCCTTATGCCATCTGTGGTAGTAAACTTGTCTAAGCAATAATCAAACCACCAACAATGTCCCCGCTTTCCTTTATAAGCTCCATTTCCACTATGTCCACCCATGGATTCGTCAAACTCTACTAAGAAGCGATCTCTAATGTCATTGACAGGGTTTTCTGTGCGCTTAACAACCACTGTCCCCATTAAGCCGATTTTTGCTCCCCCTATTATCTTAACTCTTGTACCTTTTTCCCACATATTCTCACCTACCAATAATTATTCTTACGTTCTCTTGGGACATATAACCTTCTTTCTGATATAGGGCCTCCTCCTATAGGTCTACCATTATTTGTTAAATCTTGATAACTCTTGTAAAGCTTAACGATCACTGAGTGACCTGGATTACCTGTATAACGATAACCTCTTTCCAACTTAGCATACACATGCCAATAATTGGATGGGTATGCTTTTAATGGTTTAAGTCTTACAACCCCCTTATAATTTTTAGGTACGGCTTTATATTTTTCTTTTTTCAACATCATCACCTCTTACATAGGGAATACTGTCACATCCATTGTCTTCATATCGGTAATAATCATCTGTTTTGGCTCATTCCCTAAGCAAAAGTTAACGAAATTTGCAATTCCATAACAAACAATATTCTTAACTGTATAGCATACACTTAATTCCACTCCACAAGCACTTGTAGGAGTTGCTGCAGCTGCTTCTTCATGGGTAAAATTCATGGTTCCAATTAAGTTCTCAACCTGTTCCTTAACTGAACAATCAGCAAAATAATGCTGTGCATCTGTAAGTCTCATTCTAAAATCAAAGAACGCAATACAGTTTGGATTTAACTTATTGGCCTCTACAATTTTCTTTCTAAGCTCAATATTATCTACACATAAGAATACATATCCTGTAAGAATATATGGATTATCAATCCCTCTTTCGTGTTTGATTACTTTAATCTGTGGATTAATTGACTTACACAATTTTTCAATTGCGTCTACCTTGGCTTTCCCAATATCTCCATCAAAGAACATCTGATTAGTTACATTCTTAGGCTCAACATAATCGAAGTCCCAGAGATGAACCACTGAGACTCCTAATCTTGTAAGCTGTTCTGCGACATTTGAACCAATTGCTCCACATCCAATTACATGAACTGGTTTTTTAACCAATGTCTGTGCGTCAAAAAATTCTAAAACCTTACTTGTATTCATAATCATTCTCCTCTATTTCTTCTTTGTCCCACTATAATCTGGATAAGTAATACAATACTCTTCAATTAAATCATCAAGACTTTCATCACAGCTGATCATCCTCTGTAAACATTTACTCCATTTACTATGCCATTTTGGAGGTGTTAAATCTGCAATAATTGCTCCACTTAATTCTTTTCGCAACTCTGCTTCATCTTTTTTTGGCTTCTCTTTGCCTTTGTTTTTGTCATAGTTCTTTTTCCAAGTACCATACAGCTCTTCTGTTCCGTATCCACCGCCTCTGTAACCATATCCATTAGAATAATATCCACTTGTTTTTACAGCTACTTCTTCTTTTACATTCTCTTTAATCTGTTCTTTAGCCCATGCCTGCTCATCTGACTGATAAAAAACATAACTGATATCATCTGTCTCATAAAATTTATTGTTATAAATGTCATAAATATTTAACCAATAGCTTCCCTTTTTGTTAAAAATGCCGAATATGTAAAAATTATTTTCATCAACTGGACTAGACATAAACTGTTGAATAATCTGCTCCTGATACGTATCATCTACACCACTTGGACTTGTTGCCATATTTACATGTGAATGTCCATGAAATCTAATCTTATTGTAAATCTCATCTGGCTGACTAAGCATCCAAGTTGGATATAGTTCATCATCTGATGTTACAGTAGCTCCTGTAACTTCCTGTGGGAATACAATAATGTCTTCTACATAGAATCCATTTTCGCTTCGACTGACAAGTCCATGCCAACCAATTTCTTTTTCACATTCGTGAATGAGATAATACATTTTCTTTTCTGCCATTTCTGAAAAAGCAATCTCAATTTTCTCTTCTTCTTTAAGTTTTACATTAGGATTAATTTCCATCTGTAATTTTTCTGGGGTTAAACCAATAGAAGTGATAGCTTTCGCTATCACTTCTTGTGCTAATCTCTGTGCATCTAATTCTTCAATTCTAATTTTTCTCATATTTTAATCCTCCAATGCTCTTGCTTCTTTGAATGAAATAAATTCTTCTCTTCCTGGAACTTTAAGACATTTTTTATTTGTAAATCTGTCTTCACAATAATTAAAGAAAGCTCCTACTACAGCAGTATCATATAAAGAAATTCCAGCGACAGCTGATCTAACAAGATTGAAAATTGACATATAGTCTCTGTTCGAAATCGCTTCAATTAAATTTGCTTCATTTGCTCCCCAACAGTTATACTCATGGAAATGTGGGTTAGGAATATACATATCATTTGTGTAATTATAATCTCTCATTGCAACTGGTTTATTATTGACCAAGTCAATCATTATTGCTTGCTGTAGATACAAAGTGTATTCTCTTGTCTTAAAGATTTTGTCGAATACTTTTTTCGTCTTTTCATATTCAGCCTCTTCTTCAAAGTATTCATCATCAAAGTTTCTTTCGTAAATATCATCATCCCAATATAACAATGGCTGAACGATTGCAAAGCTAAACCAATCACCGCTGGGATCACACCTAAAATCACTTAAATCATTACCCATCATGTTTAACATTTCTCTTACTTCATTGAACTGGGAATCATCTTTCATATGTAAATATCCGAAGAGTCTTTCTTGTGACTCTCTTAATGTTTTAAGAGAGTGTCTGAGATTATCTTTATAGCTATTAACTCTGTCCTGATTATTCTGAACTTCTCGTTCTAAATGTTTCTGCTGACCTTTAGATGCAACCTTTAGGAAGTTTTCAATATTAATTTTGTTTTTAATTTTTACATACTGCTTATCCGCTTCTGAGAAAATATCACGGATCATGTTCATAGCTTCTGATCTATCTCTATTGCTAACAACTTCTAAAACATCCTGCATTGTATCTCCATAAACATGGCTAACAATCTGCATGATCAGTTCATAAGCTTCAAAATCTTTTTTATAATCTTCTTTTTCTCCATTTAAGAAAATTGTGGTTCCTTTCTGCTCAGGATGAGTGAACACCTTAAAAACTTTATCGTGGTGAAATTCAACTTCTTCCCAGCCTCTTTCTGCCCACATATTAACAAGTTCTTCTTCTCTATCCTCATAAACATCTTTTATCGCTACAACCTGCAAATGTGATTTTCTGTCAGTGTAAAGATGGTCAAATGCATGAACACCAACTTCATGACAATGGCTTAGATATTCTGTAACTCCCCCATTAAAATCAATTGATCTTAAAATTGATGCTGCATAGAAATAAGCAATTAATTCATTACCTTTGTTTCCTCCGATAAAATCAATACTTCCATTGACCAATCCTACATAACTTAATAATCCATTTGCTCGAGCAAAAACGTAGTCCTGCATTACAAAGTCATCATCTTTTTTATTAAGCCAAAAGATATAATTTTTAACCTCATCTTCGCTTACAAGCTGTAAAATCTCTTCTGGGATAATACTGTCAATGTAAGTATCGCTTTCCAGCTGGACACTTCCATCTTCTCCATATTCCTTAACTTTCATCAATCCCATAGTTACAAGTTCATCAATCATTGCTTTTCTTGCTCCCCATGGAACATTAATGATTTCTGGATTGTATTCATTAATCTCTTCTTCTGACCAATAACAATCCTCATCGTTTCTCATCTGCTCTCTAACAGATTCGGGATCAACTAATCCATATTCTTCAACCAGTTCATCCCAATTCTTTACTACCACGTAGTCATTTGCTTTAAATTTTCTTTCTTCCATAATGTATTTTCCTTTCTTATGAATATAATTAATAAGTAAAAAATAAGAACGTAGGCTATGACACCTACGCTCCTCATGTTCTTCTCTCTTTACCTGCTAGAACTAGAAAGCAGAATCGGCTTTAACTACAGCTGATAACATGATAGAATCACCATCATTACATCCAAGGTCTTCAAATGTATCAGTTAATTCAGCTACACTTAATGGTCTCATATTCATAGAGATTGTAGCTCCTGTTGTTGCTACATTATTTTCAGCTAACACTTCGCTTGGAGTCTGGTTTCCTTCTACTGTTACAAGACTTTTACCTGCTGTTGTTGCTAATGTTACATTGATCATCATAATTTTGTTCTCCTTTATATCCTTTTAATACTTGTGTTCTATAGTTACTAAAACAAAAGCTTTGCTGTCCAACCCCTACATGCAAAGCTTTTGAGTCGAAAGAGAAAATATTTTGCTTGGTTAACAGTTACTCGTAGGACTTATTGGGTTGGCTGTCCATGTTTGTTGTGAAATTACATTAGATATTATTTTACTTTCTATTCCGCAAAAATCGCATCAATAGCTTTCGTATCGGCTTCAATTCTCCCAGCAAGGACTTTTAATCCCTTTTCTGCATTTACAAGGGCTTTACCATATTCAACTTTGATGTCTTCCATTTTTGTTTCTGGAGGCAACACAATTGTTACAGCTAAGTTCTTATCAATTGTAGAGTTACATGTAAGTCCTAACTGAGAAATTTCTCCCTCTCTTCCACAGCGTAAAACAAATGTTGGTACACCATCTTTGTTTGTTACTGTCATGTTGCTTACTTTCTTGTCAAAGTCAGCTTTTTTGATTTCTGTGTTGATTTCTAATGCGTTTTCTTTTAATGATACTTTCATGTTTGTTCTCCTTTTTAATTCATTGATTTTTTTAAGTTTCTTTATATGTAAAATCTCAAATCATCCTGTCCCATCTAATTTATTACTTCCCATGGCGTTATGATTTTCAATATTTACTATCTAATTTGATTTACTACTACATTGCTGAGTCTGCTTTTACAACTGCTGATAACATTACAGAATCACCATCTGTGCATCCTAATTCTTCAAAAGTTTTACCTTTTTCATTATCTGCAAGTGGTCTCATATTGAGTGATACAGTAGCTCCTGTTGTTGCTACGCTGTTCTCTTCAAGCACCTGTGATGGAGTCTGGTTTCCTTCTACTGTTACAAGACTTTTACCTGCTGTTGTTGCTAATGTTACATTGATCATCATAATTTTGTTCTCCTTTTAATCTCCTGAATATGTAAATGTGTAACTAAAAAGGACGCCCTTGGGAGACGTCCTATAAGTGAATGAATTAATATTAGATTATATTGTTTTACCTTTACTCAAGGCTGTTCCTAGGCTTCTGTTGCTTCTTCTGTGTCTGCAAAGATTCCATCAACTGCTTCTGTATCTGCTACGATTCTGTCAGCAATTACTTTCAGATTCTTTTCAGCTGCTACTAAAGCCTTACCATACTTGATTTTGATTTCTTCAACATCTGTTTCCATTGGAAGAATCATTGTTACCGCTAACTCTTTGTCAACAGTTGTGTTGCAAGTTAAACCAAGTACTGAAATGTTAGGCTGTTCTCCAACTTTTAATTTAAATGTCACATTTCCTTTGTCGTCTTTAACAGTCATGTCTGTTACCTGTTTGTCGAAGTCTGCCTTTTTGATTCCTGTTACTACCTCTAATCTGTTTTCTGCGATTACTACTTTCATTTTGTTTCTCCTTTTCTTTTATAAAATATTATTGTAGCTATGTATCTCTTACACACGATCCTGCCCTAGCCATTAATTTGCAGTGTTATGTATTTTAGATATGTAATTTAGAGCTTTTACACTCTATAAGACAACCAATGTTTGGTCATCCTATACAATGTAAAAAGCACAAGTAGAACCTGTGCTTTTAATAAAAATCATTTATAACTCTTCAATGCTGTCATCTATGTTAAGTTGATCTGAATAATTGTTTTCAAACAATTCCCAACCACGTTCAGTAACTCTCTTACCATTGACAAGAGGAACAACAACTGCTAAGAGAAGCCCCTGGGCAATATTTGTGTGTTCAACCATAGCAGTCAGTTCATTCGGGGCTATTTTTAATTCAGTTTTTGATTTATATTCAACCCATTCTAATACTTCTTTACATAAGCGTGAATTTGGTTTTATTTTATAGGTTTCCCCTTCCTCTATCTCTTTCCATGGTAAGTGTTTTTCACACCAAACAACAACTTTTCCATCCGAATCAAATATTTCACCTTTCTCTGACATAACTATATTTAATCCACATTCATTTGTCGCTTCTTTATATACCCCATCCCCATTATCCAATAATTCTTTCCAACTATCAAAAGTTACAATAAAGCTTTTAGTACCTTTTTCGTCTTCCTGTTGATTTTTTACTTTTCCATAAACAGACCATAACCGAATATAACGATCATTTATTACCAAGATTCCATCATTAACCATCTTTGTTTTTGTTATCTTAATACTATCTCCAACTTTAAACATTTCTTTATTCTCCTTTTAGTAAAAATTGTTTTTCCTTTTCTTCATGATTTTCTTACATATTAATGGTGCTTCACAATCCCGGTTATCTCGCCATTTGATTAAATTACTATCTTGGTTTCCACCCATCCACCAACAGTGTCCCGATTTCCCACTTATTTTACCGAAACCATTTCCACTATGTCCACCTATGGATTCGTCAAACTCTACTAAGAATTTAATTGTCTCATCAGGATTCCATGGGACATCAACCTTTAAAAAGTTGATAATAGTTCCCTTGTATCCAATCTTTATTTCAACTCCATAATCCTCTTGTGAGACCATACTCAAGTCTGTAACTACCACTCTATCTCCAATCTCCCACATATTCTCACCACCTTAGTAATAATTGTTTTTTCTTTTTCCTATTTTTTCAATTGTTATACCATCTGTTTCAACAACTCTCCCCGGAACATTATCAAACCACCACCAACACTTCGGTTTGCAATCACAAAAAGTAGTCATATAATTCCCATCCATAGGTTCGTCAAACTCTACTATAAAACGATCATTTTTATCCTTATGTATGTAAACCACAGTGCCCATGATACCAACTTGCGTCATAAGTCTGTTTGATTTTATAATTCTAACTCTTGTACCTTTTTCCCACATTCCTATCACCTACCAATAATTATTTTTTCTGTTGTTAATTTTCTTGACTCTTATTCCATTTGCTTCGGCTTCGTTTTCGTTCTCTCCGTCTAAGGACAAATACCATCCATGACCTTCTTGGCAACGCCCGTTTAAGTCATGACCGTTTACATATTTGTCAAAAGCTACACTTATCCCATGCTCTTCTACAAAGTTAACAGTTCCTTTAAAACCTACAAAGGATTCTAAAGGTCTCCTAGCATCTTGAATAATTACGACTCTATCTCCAACTTTCCACATTTTAATCACCTCTCAATAATAATTATTTTTCCGTTGACCGACAGCTCTAATTAAATCTTCTTCCCAGACAAAGTCTTTTCCAGAGTGGCAACAACCATCTCCAATCTTCAAAAAGTTTGTATGAAATTCATATGCAATCTTGTAACGATTTCTCTCAACCCCTTGTGTATGATCCATTCTTGTTTTTCTACTTAAGATACGAACAACCGTTCCCGATCTCATGTAAACTTTCATATCTGTCAAGTTATTGTGTAATTCCAACTCTTGACCTACTTCAAATCTAAAACTCATATCTCAATCTCCTCTAAGAATTCCAAAAACTCTTGTTCTGTTGGGAATTTAAAAAGGACTCCATCAATGATTACTTTGTAGCAATCTTGACGAAGTCCTAAAATTTTAATACTCATTTTAACTTCTCCTCTAAATACTTATCCGCCGTCCTAGAGAACTCTGTAAACAACTCTGGATACTTTCTAACTAATTCAGTTTTCTTTTTGTTTGTTTCATACTTGCTCCAATCTACATCCATCTTTCTAATAATTCCTGAGTAAATAGAGCTTCCGCCTAAACTTTTGTTGCCTGTTTGCTCACAAAGTTTTTGAATCTTTTCTTTATAATACTGCCAATCTTTTTCTGGATTGGTTCCCGTATTTCTCTTTATAGCTTTTCTTTTTGTGTTTTCATATATTCCATCAAGAATACTGTCAAACAGGTCTTTCAAATTTTCGTCATTGAATACAACATCTAAAGTACTTAACCTACCTCTCTGAGATTCTAATCCGAAAGCTCTTCTGTATTCTTTATTTTCCTGTGACCAACAAATTCCATACACATTCTTCATTTTTGAATAACATGCTGAGAATACTTTTCCTTTTGTTTTATATTCATTTCCATTAAAAACAATATAGGCTGCTTTAGTACCAATTTCGAACTTCCAAGTGTCTAATCTAGGGTTTTCAATCTTAACAACTGGTTTTGTTTTTAGTTGATTAATAGTTTTCTCTTGAACTTCAAGTTTTTCAACAGGTTTTTGTACTTCCTGTCCTTGCTGAGATTTTAAAATCTTCAACACAGTATCTTTGAATACTCTGTTCTCTTCTCTCATTTCTAAGAACATATTCTGCATTCCATCTAAGAATTTCTCAACAGGAGTAATAGCTGTTTCCCTAGGCTTTCTCTGGAATTCTCCACGTCTATATGCTTCTATAACATCCCATACCCAATCCATAAATTCGTTTGCTCTAGGCTGTCTGCTCCATCTACAGATTTCAAAGATGCCTCTTTCATTATATATATAAGTAGAATATTCTTTTCTATCAGTAGACACTAAATTGGTATCAACTGAAAGTGGATCAAGTCTATCTCTATGTGCAGTATGTATTTTCCCGATTGCAATCCTTGGATTGTGATACCCTAAAGCTTTACCAATCTGCCCTCTAGTCATCCAAATATCGCAATCTGCCTTGTAAAAGTTGCAATCAACTCCATTAAATTCTTCTGTTGTTACTAATCTTAAATCCTCCATAATATGTCCTTTCTACTATTAATCAATAGTAATTGTTTTTTCTATTGTTTATTTGTTTCCATGTGCCTTTTTTCAATCTTCTTTCGAGCATTGTCTTAGGCATCATTGACGATGTACTTTTCCATACATCGTCCTCATCTGTATTTACATGTACAGCTTGAAACCACAATGAGATGTCTGTTATATAAAACCCTCCTTGCATAAAATTCATATCTGTAAGCTTCCAGACAGTTCCCGTTTTTACTTCTAAGAACTGCATTCCAATTCTTAATTCATTTTCCATTTGCTTACCTCACCAATAGTTATTTTTTCTATTCTTTCGCAGGAACTCAAGGTTATTTCCAATCCTATCTTCTGGATCGTCTTCATATTGATAGAGCTAATCTGTTATATCTGTCTTTTGACCATCTGCCCAAAATTCTATCTCAACACTGCTATCATCAGCGTCTTTATCAATAATTTTAACTTTTAACTCATCTGCATTTCTCAATGTATTAAAACAATCCATCCACTCATTGTCATGCATCCATGGACAGTCTTTATCAATCCTAAAAAACATACCAACTTCGCAATCATCGAAGCATACTAGCCTTCCCATTTGTTTACTTTGCACTCAAATCAACCTCACTTCCAAAAGTTCCAACTAATGCAAGTGCAATCACTGCAACAATTGAAACGTGCATCCATGCCAATGTCACTGCTGCAATCCAACAAATTAACTTCATTACTGTTTCAAATCTATTCATCATCTTCATTTTCTTCATCCTCTCTTCCTTTTCTTACTCTGTAACTTTCTTTAATCATCCATCCAAAAATCTTTTCAAATGGCTTATCTGTCATGTTTATTAACCAAGTTGTAAAGGCAATCTCTACAATCTCTCTAGCTTCTTTGTCAACTCGTGCATCAGCAATAATGATGTCAATCACATAGTCATAAATCATTACAGTTACAGGTTTTGTGTTCACACAGATGTATACCGCTTCGTACATTTCCCTTGAGTTGTCGATGATTGCTCTCATATATTTCTCAAAATATTCTTCATCGAATTTATTTTCTGGATTGAAGAAATGATTATCTAACCATTCTGTTACCTGTAATAACACTTTTGTTTCTTCTTTATCTAAAAATCTAAATTTACTCATCTTAATTTCCTTTCTGCTTTGAAAAAAGACGGGAATAGATCCCGCCTTTCTTCATGTATTAACAAAAATCACTCCACTGATTTTGAAATACCTTATTTATATGTATCTATCTAATAATAGTTGTTCTTTCGATTAATCTTTGAATCGACATTAATGTGAAAAACATGTTCACGAAAAGCTGAACTACTTGCAAGCCAACAATCCCGAAATGGTGCACATATTTTTCCATTTACACGTACTATTACATCAAGAGTTTTTCTTTTTTTATGAACTACTGTTGCAGTAACCTTATCTTCTATTGCTACAGCAATTCCCTCAGATGTAAGGTAATAGTCCACAAAAGGACATCTTGTTTTTAACCTAAGTACATCTCCAACATGGCAATCTTCGAATCGAATTCCCCTTTCTTTTGTCTTCATATAACCACTCCTAATAATAATTGTTCTTTCTTCCTGCTTTGATACGATTTTTCTTTTTAAGATTCATTTCAAGATTGTCTTCCTTATACCTACTTCCCTCTCGGAGATAAGAAGTATCATAATGATCATATGAAGCTTTACCTATATAAACATTTATCCCAACTTCTTTGACGTCACCATTATTTATCATATGTACAATCTCTGCTGTGATTTCTTCTCTAGGGATGTATCCATTTGATTCCATTATCCATTCCACAACCCATGGCGAACGTCTATCTAACTTAAAAACATCGCCAATATGACAATCTTCAAATTGAATTTCTCTTTCTTTCTGCATATTACACCTCTTAGTAATAATTGTTCTTTCGCTTGTTCGGATACGCTAAATTTTTTGAGATTAGTTCATAATCGTTAGCGTCTATTAATGAATCATCTGTATAGAAATACCAATTCAGCGGGGAACATCTTCTCCCATCTTTATTATAGATATCTACAAAAATGGCATCTTTTCGGCTCCCGATCATCCCTACAACAATGCACTTTACCGGTTCCTTAGGATCTATTTCCCAATACTTTCTAAAAGGACAACCTTCCTTTAGCTTAAGAGTCATCCCCACCTTGCAATCTTCAAATTTAACTTCTTTCATGTTTACCTTGCCTTTCTTTTAGTAGAAGTTGTTGTTTCTTTTCTTTGGAATCCACTTACACTTAAGCTCTAAGGCCCAACTTACAAGGTAAGAATCTTCTTTGTGCATCCACCAACAATGACCATCTTTGCCTAGTGGTTTTTCACAAGCTCCATCATGTCCACCGATTTCCCTATCAAATTGGATTAAATACCGACCATCTCTTTTAACTATAAGGGTTCCCTTGTCACTTGCTGAAATATTTAACCCATACCTATTCCCTTTTTTGGGAGCCTCGACAACAACTACTCTATCTCCAATTTCCCACATCTTAATTTCCTTTCTCTTCCACAATCTCTATGTCTTCTAAGTCAATCCACAATCCTTCCCACTGGCTTGTTAATTCGTTGTAGAAGTACATATAAATGAAGTTCCCTTGTTGCCAGTTTGAAGTTGCTACATGGATTCCGTCTTCCTCTGTGATTCCATATCTATATCCATTGCGAAGTGTAAATCCCTTGTAAGTTGCATGACCAAACTCTTCTAATGTTTTCAGTTTGAATGTCTTTTGTTCCATACATTGCTGTTCAAACAATGTTAAAGATGTTATTGTTCCCATAGCTCTGTCTGTTCCTTTCCTGTACGAATGAATTCATCTAAGAATAGTCTATACCCGTGTAATTTCACGAACATATTTCCTTTGATGTCTGTCTGGATTTTCAATTTGTGGCAGCTCATATAACCACCCCATGCACCAGATACACAATACATATAGTCTTCAATTCCATATGTAATTTGTTTCACTTCTACTCCACCAAAGCCGCTGTAGTACGCAATGGTTTCTGAGCGGTAACAGATTTCTTCTTTTGTTAATCCCATAGGCTCTTCCTTTCTCTTGTGCATCCACAAGAATTAATATATTTATAGATACAAAAAGAGCCTTAGATTTCCTTTACTGGCTATCTAAGGCTGATTTTCTAGCTACAAATATATACAGTTTGTACTAGATATATATCAAATCACTACCCCTCTATGTATTGATTTGCTTTAATCTTCTTCTCCTAATCGGTATAGCAAAGCTTCACACATTTCATTAATGTCTTTATATGCTTCTATTTTACCATCATAAAAGTAGTTCCCTGTTTTGTTGAGGTTCTTTGCGTTTTCAAAACTTACAGAAAGGCTATAAGTTTTAATACGATGAAGCATCTCAACCTGTGCTTCTCTTTTCGCTTCCTCGATATCTTCTCGTGTGATTTCTGGTTTCGCTTCTGGTGTAAAATCAGAGTCAATACCAAGTTCGATTTTGCTTTCGTCAACATGAAGTTCTCCTGTTTCTCCATCCATCATGAAGAAAGTATCTAACGCTTCTTCGATTTCCCATGGATCGAAAGTATAGACTAAGTGTGGACAATTGTAGTTATACTCTCCATCTTCCAGATGATGAAACTCAACAAAAAATTGACCTGTAATTACTTGTAATCTGTGCATCTCCCCGTGTACTTCTACATCGTAATGGACAACTTCACAATCTAATTTTACAGATTCGATTACAGCTGCTTCTAAAATTTCCTTCATAAGTTCTCTTTTTGTTCTCATGGTTTTAGTTTCCTTTCTCTTTCAGCTCTTTTTCCAGGTTCTCTTGCATCTGGAAAAACTTATTGGCTCCATCTGCGTAGGCGTTCGTTTCTCCTAAGTGAATTTCATTTCCATTTTCTCGATATAAACTCCAAGCAGTGTCTGACATACCTGTAAGAATCTCACTGTATTCACTTAGGCTTTCCAAAATATTTCTTACAATCTTTGGCTCTACCCTTGTTGTGAATCTGAGTTTCCATTTCTCTTCTTCATCATCTGCAATTAAATCTTCATACAGCCAATCTACAGCATCAAAGATACTTTCTACATAGAAGTGTTCTGTATCTGATCTACATTCAAATTTCCATTTACGATCAGGCCTTGTAGCTGTTTTGTGACTGTCTTCTACTTCAACCTGATTTGGTGAAGTTGCAAGAGCTGTGATTGCTCTCGCTTTGATAAATTCTAATTCCTGTTTTGTCATGGTTTTAGTTTCCTTTCCTATAAGTTTTTAAGAATTGTGTTTACCTGTGCGAGCGTCATTGCAAAGGCTCTCTGCTCTCCTAAGTGCATATCATTCTCTTGTTCTACACCTTCGTCTATGTAAAGCTCCCAAGACTGCTGTGCCATTACATCTAAATGAGCCTGTAAATGTTCCAAGATTTCTCTTTTGGCTTCCCTTTTAACTTGTTCAATGTACTTGTCTGTAACCTGTACATTCACTTCTGCTGAGAATTTCACTTCTGGTTTTGGTTTGCTTTCTTCCTTGTATGGGTCTTGCTCTGCGTACAACCAATTCACAGCTTCACTGAGGTCTTCTGTTGTGAAGCATTCAGTGTCTGACTCACACTCAAACTCTTCTTCATATCTCCAACGTGTGACCATTCGGGATTTATCTTCTGTTGCTATCCATGACTTAGGATTTAAAAGTATTTTAATTGCGTGTTTTTTCTTCATTGCTAATTCTTTCTTCATGATTCCTATTCCCTTTCTTAGTTGGCTTCTTTAATTTCTACAATTTCGTCATCAAGTACACTGTCAGTTCCTTTTGTATCGAACTTGACAGATACTTTGACAGATTTGTTTGTGCTGATTCCGTTGTAGTTGGTTACTTTCCATACGTTTCCATCTTTGGTCGTGATAGTTCCGTTGTTGTATGTGCCTGTGATTGTGCGTGTGCTGAGAGCGTCAGTAATATTCTGCATTGTTGCCAACGTCCCCCATATCATCATAACGACCCCAATAATTAATAAAATTGTACTTTTTAAATTCATGTTTCATTTCCTTTCTTTAGACATAGAAAAAAGCACGGAATTATTTTATTCTCCGTGCTTTTTTGGTTTCTGTTTTAGTTTGTCTTACAGGTTTAGTACATCAGCTGGCGGATATACTCACCTGTCTCCCTGTCATAATGGTAACAGACAACCTGTGCACCAATGAACTTACAAGCATTGATAATGGCTAAAGTTGCCATTGTCAGACCTGTGACATAAAGGTTGACTATATCGTCTTTCCCTATGTCATATTTCTCCACAAGCGTCGTTTTAGCTCCTGCAAACAATTTTGCGGGCTTCATTTCGCTTATTGTTTGCCCAAAGATAGACCCATCTGTAGCCTGTGGGATTTCGTGACGACCTTCACAGACTGCCACTGAAATGACCTTATGTGTAGGATATTGACCTATTATAAAGCCATTACTTATAAGTGGCACAGTGTCACCTGTACAGTTGTAGACCTTACAGACTTCAGTGTAGAAGCATCCATCACAGGAGCCTGTTTTGTTCAATTCGCAAGCTGTTGTTGTATTATTGTTCATAGTGAACCCCTTTCTAGACACAGTCGTGTCTAATTGATATTTTTATTTGTCTTGTTGCTCACACAGAATGAGATAGATATACTATCCCATCCTGTCTAAGTACTACTTTGGTATGAGGATTCCATAAGAGTTCCAGTGGGCTTTTCCCTTGCTGATTATCTCGTTGTAACCCTCTTGATAGGTATTTTTCATAAACCCATTGACAAACGTGTCAAGTGCATCTTTGGAATTGAAATACACTGTATAGCGATTTGACAATGGAGTCATGTCAATACCCATCGTATAGGTCAAGTAGTATATAGTCATAATCACACTCCTGTCCGATTTACAACCATATGCATAGAATACGCACAGGAGAGTGAGTAGTGAGTTTGGAGGTGTCTTACTTGGTTGGTTTGATGCCGTATTCGTCATTAAAACGGTACGGTCTCATGGCGTCAGCATCTGTTAGGGTGCGATTGTGCATATTGCCAGCCCTAAATTGATAACCACTATAAGTTTGTGGCATCTTCTGACGTGGCAATACGTCTGCTGTCTTATAGTCAAGTACTGGTTGAACATCGTTCGGATTAAGTCCGAACTGTTCAATCTTAGATACTACGAACTCACAAAGAGAGTCATAGTATTTATTCTTGCCACTGTGCCATAACTTGAGTCGGTCATCCCATATGTGAATATGGACTTGTGACCAAGTCTTGCCATTGCGTGGTGACACAATACGCTTATATTCAAGGTGGTCACAGTAGTATGTGATACCTTGATAGCATCCACAGACAGCACCCTTTGGGAGGCGTACGCTGTGGAGTTGTTCGTTGAAGCTTTTGACGGTTCTAAACTGTCTCATAGTTACTCCTGTTCTCTCACAAGTCTGTGAGTGTTGTATTGTTTGTTGGTTTCAAAGCACGGGTAAGGAATCGAACCTTACCTACACTGCCGTCCAGTCGTGCTGTTTATTTTGTTTGGAGGTGTCTATTTTGTTGTTTCTTCTTTGACTGTTTCATCCTTTTTGGATTCAGATTCCTGTTTCTTAACTTCTTTAGTGATTTCATCTTGAATGGCTTTTCTAGCTTCATCTAATGATAGATTCTGAACTTTAGCTAAAATGTAAGTTCTGAAAATCTTTTTGCACGTTTTCATCTGTCTATAAGACCCCAGTTCAGCTTTTCCACTCTGTCTGTTAAGTTTTGCAGGGACTTTGAAGTCTGATACCAACAGAGTCACAAAGCTTGCTGATACCTTACTGATAGATGAACCACGTTTTGCAAGGTATTCATTATCTTCTTCAAGTTTAAAGTGGTCGTTGTACCACTTTACAATGTCTGCACGAACAGACTTAAAAGTGTCATCTGTGTTCATTGCGTTAGGTGTTTCAGTCAAGATGTAATCATGGAATAATGCACGACACTTTTTATAGATTGTGTCGAATCCATTCATGCAGATACCCTCATCTTTAGACAAGAAACTTGCATAGAACTTAACCATAGATGGTAGTTTGTCCAGTTTGTCAAGTACAGCTTTTTCATCGTCTGTGAACTCATAAGCTTCATAAGCATCACAGATAGCTTTGTTGTCAAGATACTTGTTATACGCTGATAATTCATCAGCGGAAAGCTTTGAAGTATCTTCATCTTTGATGGTGTCAAAGTGTGGGTAATCTTTAGTGATAGAATCACGGTTGTTACGTGCATCACACACTACCCAATACATAGATTGAATCTGTACCGCTGTAGCGAAAGCGTCTTTCATATCAGCTTTCAAGTTCTTAGGTTCAACCATGTTAGTTGTAGCATCGAAAGATTTAGTGTTCTTGTTGTAAGTTTTGATATTTAACATAATATTTCTCCTATTCTGATTGCGGTTGCAATCTAAAAACATTGTTATTGGTTAAAATCTCAACTATCGGAGTCGAACCGATTAACCCAAACTCTAAAAAAGGATAGAGTTATTGCTTAGGATTGCCACCTGTTGGCTAGTTGAGTTCAAGACTCAACAAACTAAAATAATTGTTTATGAGTTGGACGTGATACGTTCCAACGTCAAAGGGCAAATTTCCTGCTACTGTATTTTCCCGATATAGAATCAAAACCGATTTTTTGGCAAAGTCCACTTGTAGCAAAGCAGAGTTTTTGCGTATGTCGATACCTAACAATTCAGGTCTTTTGGGGCATGGACTAACCATGTAATTGACGGACTAACCGACAAAGACTTGAAAAGAGTATTATTTTGTCAAAGTGCGGGTACTGGTTTATAGTCGCTGTACCTATGACTACTTTCTTAGCGGTAAGGAACGCCTACTTTAGGAAAGATTTTCATATTCAATTAAGGTCTTAGGGGCTAACCCCTTGTTCCTTTGAACAACTGTATAAGACCATGCCCACCAAAATTTTACAATACCCTAAAAAAATTATTTTTAAAAATCTTTTCAAACGGTCTCAAACCCGCATAAATACGTGCTTTTTTGACTATCTATTTCTGATCAAAAACGCAAGTAAATAGTTATTTACGGACTTTTAAAAGTGTTTAGGGGGCTACTTAAAACTATTTTTAAATCGCAGTTTTGCTGATATTTGTATAGCTGGTAATTCTATACCACAAGTTCAGCCAGACGTTTCTCCACCCCACATCTACGCCATTTAACCTCTCAAAACACCCTAAAAACATCCTCCACATTTCTTTCCAAACACTCCCACATACACCCCTCCCCTCATAAAAACTTTCCCTGCAAACACCCCTCTCCTCACACCCTAAAATATAGAACACCTGTTCTACTCTAAACCCATCTCTCTGAAATTTTTTCAAAAACCAAGCTCTTCTTATATAAATGCAAACCCCTTCTCTGAGAATTCCACACGGTAAAAATTTTTTTAAATTTCTTTCAAAAAACACTTGATTTTTCAAAAGTCAATACTTTAGCATATAAAAAATTAATTTATTTTATTTTTATACAATCGCATAAAACAGCCATATTTCTACCCATCTAAGTACAACAAGTCAAAGAAAAATCCAGAATAAACCAAGTAAAACAGCCAAAGAAAGCACTATTTTAAGAAATTTCCAAAAAACACTTGACATAAAAATCCCAGTCTAAGCCTCCTTAAACGTACTTAAATGAAATAAAAAGTGTCATTACTCTCACAATTTTATTTTTTCTTCAAAAAACTATTGATTTTGTCATACATCTGTGGTAATGTGAATTCATCGAAAGAAAAGTGTCATTACTCAGACAAATGCATTTTTTCATTGAATTAACAAAAAGAAACAGCAAAAAGGAGGTCAAAAATGACGATACAAGAAAGAAACGATTACTTAGCTGAACAGTTCTGGTTCATGAAAGAAAAACAACATCTCTTCGATTTATCCAATCTGAAAGAAGGCCACAAGTACAACAAGTACTCAGACATTCTTCAATTAGTTGGAATCGATAAAGAAGGAAGAAAGAGTCACTATGCAGTCCACAAAGCAAATCTTGATCACTTCATATGTACAAAGAAGCAGAAAGATGGTCAGATTAAAATCACAAAGATCAAAGGTGAATATATTGAGAACCCATTCTCTTGGGAACTTAGAAGTCCTTTCATGGGAATCAACTATATGATGGAAATGATGATCATCCATATTTTAGACAACCACATCAATGAAAATTGGGATAAGAACAAATGGTGTGAAGTGCTTGGACTCATTCCAGCAAAGAAGAAAGATTACGACCTTAATAAGTTTGATAAATATCCTGGTACATACTTCGACACAGCTTATGAGAGTATGCAGAATTTAGCACATGGACGATTTTATAATCTGCTTGTAAGTATGGAAAATAGAGGAATCATCAGACAGAAAAAACGAATCGTATGTGGCAGTAGTCCATTCGAGCCACTCAGAGATCTCACAGAAAAAGAACGTAAGATTTATGAAGATACTTTATGTGATAGTCTCCGCATACCAAAACACCATGTTGACATTACAACTGTGAGATTATATCCAGAAGTTTATCCAAAATTCCTAAAAGCACTTAAATCTCATAAGGAGTTTTCCAAACTTTATTTTAAGTATGTGATCGAGCCTGAGTATCTTTATCCAGATGAGCACAGCTACTTAAGAGAGTACGAATTCTATACTTATCAGAAAAGAATTCAACAAATTTTTAAACCAAAAGTTTTAAAAAATGCTCAGTCAAAGAAGGAAGAATTGATTAAAAATCTTACAGCTTATTACAGTTGTCTAAAAGAATTCCCAGAAGGAACTCCTCAAGACGTAATCGATTCGTTAACTTCTGTGTATGAATTATCTACTACAGAGTTTTGGTCAAAAAGATATGCTCGCTATGGAACAGATGTTCGAAAAGTCGTTGATATGCTCTTCCAAGGAGGCAAAAAGCACTGGATCATGAGTCCCGGTTTTATCCCCCGAATTGGATCTTAAACCCGCATAAAAGCGTGTCTTTTTTAAAACCGTATATAAATATAAGGATATGTATTAATTAAATATTAAATAGTAATTAACATTAAAAAGAAATTAAATGATTTAATAATATTTTTAATGTTACGTAGTAACATTAAGAATATTACTTAAATTATGGACGCCGAAATTTTTATACCAAGAGATTAAGTTTTGGAGAGGGTAAAAATCACAAAAAACTTCTCTCCACTCAACACATAAAAAATCAAAAAAGGAGTGATCATTATTTCTAAACAAAAGACGAGTCAGAAATATATTTACAAACTACACAGCAGCCGATTAAGAAAGGCGAAGTGGAAACTTTCTCTACCACTCAATGAAGCGAGGGAGAATGGAGACGACATTATTACTCTTTCAAGTTCTGAAGCATTAAGAACAATCGACTCATTGATCCATGACTATGATTCAGACATAAGAGCAAAAAGAATCCGAAAGAAGATCAAAGAGCTTTCAGCCAACAGAGGAAGCAAAGAACTTATCTCACTACTCTACAATGATCTGTACAAATGTCGATTCCAAACAGACTACCTCACAGTGGTCTTCGACACAAAGAAAGATTATGACTACTGCAGCAAGCATGGATTCATTGTAAACGATCTTCACTACAATCTCTTCTTAGGAACCACAGGAGGTTTAAAGAATAGTGTTGTGATCTTTGTCAGTGACAATGTATACGATGCTCTTTGCGAGAAGGTAGATGCAGGAAGAAATAAAGAAGTTCCGATCATACCAAACAAGCTTGGAGCGTACAAAGCACTCTTCTGCTCTTCTTCTACAGTTGTTACTCCACCATCAGGAGTGATTGTTGTACAAGACTGTGAGACGATCTTTAAGGGACAAGCTCTTTATGTGGATGATACAAACTCAGATGAGCCAGAAGTAACTCTTCTTGATGATCAAGAGTTTGTACACAATGGATCTGATGGAGAAGGATTAGTTCTTCCAGAACTTGCAAGACAATGGAATGGTGAACTGAATGGAGATTATGATACTCCTCTTCCATCTGGCAACATGAGAGGATGGCCATTCTGTAAAGGTATGCTTCACTGTATGGACTTTAGAGCCTTTGCAGAGGACGTAGCTAAGACTTATACCATTATTGATGCTTGGGGCCATCCTAGGGACATTAGAGACGCTCAGGTGATACTTACAACATCTATGTTTAAGCTATGGGATGCATATGAGTCTATGGAAGACTACTTAGAGAACATTGAGAAATATGATTATCACTTTGCTCTTGCCAAGACAGCCGAACAAGAATGTGATACTGAAAGAAATCTTAACTATCAGTTCTTACAGAGCTATTATCTTACAGACGCCCAAATAAGAGAGCTTTGTGAACCAACCATAAAAGAGATCAAAGACATTCTTGGAATGGATTACAGAAAGACTCTGCTCTTCCTACGAGGTAAGAATATGACTGAGAAGAACATCTTACAGTCAGATGCTTTTACATACATTCAGGCACTCATAGCTGAACCTGAGATGATCAAAGATCCTTTCATTCGATCCAAGATTCATTCTCTCATCAAGAAACGAATCCAAGATGCTAAGATCGGACGCATCAAAGTGAAAGGTAATTATTCAATCGTTGCTGGTGATCCATATGCTCTCATGCAATCCATGTTTGGACTTGAAGTTACAGGATTGCTTAAAGCAGGAGAAATGTATCACAAGCATTGGATCGATAGACAGGTTGATGAAGTAGCTTGCTTCAGAGCTCCAATGACAAGCCATTATAACATCGTCAATCTTAAAGTGAAGAACAATGAGCAGCTTTCATACTGGTTCCAGTATCTCCCATCCATCTGTGTGATCAACAATTGGGACAATACATGTGAATCTTTGAATGGTTGTGACTTCGATCAGCCAATTCGGTCGAAGTAAAACTCGGTGAACTTACAAATGTAAGGTGTATATGTGACGTACAGTAGCTTCAGGAAATGGAAGTTAACACATATGCTAACAGGGGAGCCTCAGCGGGTAGTGCCGGTGGTAATCCTGTGCTAAGCAAGAAATTGAAAGTCAAACGACTATCCAAAGCACTGATATTCGAGGAATACGGTATCGGTAGCAAGTAGAGTACCAAAAGGGTGAAACTCCCCAAGGGAAGTGCCGAGCGTCACAGTGTAAGACCTATGCTGTGTAATGATATAGTCTAGTCCCCTTTCTCCATAAATATCGGGAAACCGAGGGTACATCGGGAGACCTCTTCTTCACAACTAACAATAGAATACTTGTTGAGAATAATCGTCCTCTTCCATCAATCATTTGTGTGCAGCGTAAAGCTAATAAGATTGTTCCCAAAAAGAAAGACATCCTAAAAGCTTACAAGGATGCTTTTGGAGACGAAATCGGCTTCACAACAAACATTATCACTTCTCAGTTTGAAGTACAGTCTCATTACTCTCCTGACAGTGATGAGTTTAAAGAACTGGATTACAGAATCATTTGTGGCCAGCTGTACCAACAAGGAAGTATTGATCGTCTAAAAGGCATTGTGTGTAAACCTATCCCATCTTACTGGTATAATCGCAAGGAAAATAACATCCATCCTGAAGACTCATCAAAGGATCGTAAGCGAAAAGAATTCAATCAGAGAATCGTAGCTGACAAGAAACCATACTTCATGATCTACATCTACTCTCACCTGAGAAAAGATTATACAAATTATGTGAAAGCTTCAAACGACAAATGTATTATCTGGTTTGGGTGCACAATTGATGAATTACTCAAGAAAGCTGATACAGAACCTATCACAGAGGATGAAGCGGAATTCTTAGATCACTACTATAAGTTCTTGCCTGTAGGTACAGGGCCTTGTGTGATGAATCGAATCTGTAAGCTCTTTGAGGATGAGTTTGATGGCTACTTAAAGAAGCTGAATACACAAACAGATTTTGATTACTCCATTCTCAAAAGAGATCATGAGTACAACAAGAATGATTATTATGCTCTTAAGAAGTTATACAGCGAGTATTCAAAGAAAATGAAAACCCTGAATGCTCTAATTAATGGCAAGGGTGGCTTTGGGCTAAATGTAACAGACATCATCAATAATCGAGTCATGTTGTTCAGAGAAGCTGTTGCCACTGCTGTTCCTGATCCTGAGAAAGCTTGTGACATTCTTCTTGATCTCTGCTATACCAATGGCAAAAGTAAGCAGTTTGTATGGGACATGTTTGGAGACATTCTTGTTCAAAGACTCTTAGAAAGAAACTATCACCAGATCTCTTATCCCGTAAGAGCTGAATCAGGAGATTTTGAATATGACGGAGATTCTTTCGTCATTGAAACTATTAAACAAATTGAATCATCTATGTTTGAGGAGGCTGATTGTTATTAATATCGTACTGAATGAAAAAACACTGGTAGAAAAAATTTTAGAAACAAAAGAGTTGGAAGGCAGTATCCCATATACTGCTACCTTGCTTGCAAAGTATTACATCCACGAGAAAGACTTAGAACCTGCACAGGTATATAAAACTATCAATGAGTTCTTAAAGGAGTCCTGTGAGAGCTACAGAGAAGCTAAATGGTATTCATGCATTGATGAGATCATTCACAAAGCTAAAAAGTATCCTCTCGTGGAAATTGATTCACTGCCGATCTATGAGTCTGAAATGGAAACCATAAATGGGTTAGAGAATCTTAGAGATCAAAAGATCCTCTTCACTGCTCTTTGTTTGGCCAAGTATTATAATGCTCTGAATCCTCAAAATAATAATTGGGTGAATACAGACTACAAAGATTTATTCTCATTGGGTAATACAGTAGGTACAAGAGAACGTAGATGTCAAATAATCGGCAGGCTGTTCAGAAGCGATTGTATAACAATGAGCAAGAAAGTTAATAGCTTAAACTTCTCTGTAGATATTCTTGTCGATTCAGGAGATGTTGCTCTTGAGATTACAAACTTCAAGAATCTTGGGAACAGATATCTTCACTTTATTGGATATCCTGAGATTTCTGTATGCTCTTGTTGTGGAGAACCTTTTAGAGATATCTCAAAAAAGAAAAAGCATCGTAAAGGACGGCTTAGACAGTATTGTACTTCTTGTAAGAGTGAAATGCAGTTAAATAGATATACTAAATACTATAATTCTGACAAAAAATAAGACCAGCAAAAAGAATTACCACATTAATTGACCCTGAAAACACTAGGTTCTGCCTACGTTCTTCAGGGGGTGGTAAAATAGTGATATATGGAAGGAAGGATAAGGAAATGCTCAAAAGATCAGATTTTCGGAAAGAAAATAAGGATTAATTATATATACTAAAGGATGTATTTTTAGGTAAAATTTTGAGTGGTGAGCAGAATTACTACATTAAATACCCCTCAGAAACCCAGGTAAAACCTAGTGTTTTGAAGGGGTGGTAAAATAGTGATATATGAAAGGAAGGATATAAGCAATGAAAAGGAATACAGTAACTGAACATTACAACTCACTGGAAGATTTAAGATCTGCATGGGGATTGAAACCAGTTCCATTCAAGAAACGCCAGCAGATCAAAAAGAGTTCCAAGAGTAAATAATTGGTTAGGAGGATAGATAAAATCTCAAAATGTCAGTGGATCAAAGATTCACGCCTACGCTGTTTCAACAAAAGAATATTCGCTTCGTAGGTTCCGAGGTCTATGCCAAAAACAAAAATCAGAGATGACATTCGAGACTTGCAACTATCCATTACAAATATATAGACCTCCAGAGGAAACTGAAAAGCAACCAAAGGAGACAAACATGAAAAAGACAATTTCAATGATCGCACTGTTAATGGCTTTGTTGATTTCAGTTGGAGGACTTACTTCTTCTGTTCCAGCAAAGAGCAAAAAAGTTAAATGTCTGGGTACATACAAAATCACAGCTTATTGTGGTTGTCGTAGCTGCTCAGGTGGATGGGGAACTAGAACTGCTTCTGGACGCAGAGCAAGAGCTGGTAGAACTATCTCAGTCGATCGAAGAAAAATTAAACTCGGTAGTAAAGTGAGAATTGGTGGTAAGACACTGGTAGCCGAAGATGTCGGAAGCGGCGTAAAAGGAAAACACATCGACATGTACTTCTCTTCTCACAGCCAAGTTAGAAAATTTGGGAAGAAATACCGAAAAGTATACTTAGTCAAGTAATTGATGAGAGATCCAGACTATCTGTGGATAGATTCTGGTGAACCAACTGTTAAGACAGTGTAAATAAATCACATATCGTAAAATGATTAGTCTGATGCGCACGGACGAAGACATGTAGAAGCTTTCGATAACTTGGTTCAATGTGATTTGAGAATCTTTATTTCAAGTGGTCTACAAAAATTATGTACAGATGGCTGAGTTGGTTTAAGGCGCCCGACTGCTAATTGGGTTTACATGCGAATACATGTAACGTGGGGTCGTAGCCCACTCTGTACGCTTTTGCTGCGGTACCGAAATGGTTATAACGGCGTAGTCTTGAAAACTAATGTGCCCTGGTGGCCTCAAGGTTCGAATCCTTGTCGCAGCGTTTAGGTTGTCCTGTGATGTCTTTCGAGCTCACGGGCTTATATCCCTGTTTATCCCGCTAAGGAGGCGGATCTGACTGTAAATCAGATGGCTTCGGTCACGAGTGGGTTCGATTCCCCCAACAGGGACTAAAATTCTTCTTACATACAAGAATTTTAATAATCAACATTATACTGTGTCGCCAGTGTGTACGTATGAGATGCGGTAAATGTTGTATTGACATGTAGCTCAATTGGACAGAGCACAACGCTACGGACGTTGGTGTTGCAGGTTCGAGTCCTGTCATGTCAGTCTTTGTCGCCTCAATAATTTAATGGTAGAATGACGGTCTCCAAAACCGTTTGTGCTGGTTCAAATCCAGTTTGGGGTGTTTGTATTTTAAAACATAAGCAACTCGGTTATAAAACGCAATGCCATGCGTCCGAGAGATATTCTAGGCACATATGTCGAATTGGAGAGATACATTGTACGGATACGTTCTTTGTGTCTCTTTTTATGTCGGAGTGATCTGATATGGACAAGAGAGAAACTCTCAAGCAAATGGATATTGTGCAGCATTTTGGTCTGGTTAACGCACAGAACTTTTCGCTACAACAATAGACGCTCCTGTGGAGAATAATCCACTTCAATGCGTACTCTGGCAGGTACGTAAAAGGTGGAAAAGCCAAATAATGTAGTTTGATGTGAAGCTGTTCAAAAGACAGTGTATAAGAAAAGTCGCTGGTATGTCGCTCAAGTCAGTTAAGGGTAAGTTCTAATTCAAAATGAATATATATGCTAATAGAGTATATAACAATAAAACTTAATTCTGAATGGCGGGTTGACATTGCATGTATTGATCATGTCATAGAACTAGTCTTTTAGACTTAGGTAAGAAGTTAGAGGTCGCTCCTCGAAGCTCAGACTTATCTACTATGTTGCAGAACAAACTATTCCACAAATGACTGTAAGGTGAAGACCTGCTTTAAAATTAAAATACATTTAAGGGATATCGCCAAGCGGTAAGGCACAGCACTTTGACTGCTGTATTCACTGGTTCAAATCCAGTTATCCCTGTTAATCTTTCTGAGGAATCATATTATCTCCTTTCTTGTGAAGTTTTGATTATTGTGCTTTTCTACTGTTGTTTCATACCTCAGAAAGATTTACAAAGCTATTAAGATTTCTTGTAGGAATCATAATTTATACCTCTTTTCTAAGTTTGAGTACATTGTTGATAGTTACAATGTACTCTTTTTGTGCTGTCGTAGCTCAATTGGTAGAGCAATCGCCTTGTAAGCGATAGGTTATCAGTTCGATTCTGATCGGTAGCTCTATGTCCAAATGTGTACGCTGACTCTTTATGAGCAGCAAGCACGGACTGTAACTCGGAGAAATGATAAAAAGGATGGTGCTGGAAAATTGAAAAAGAAAAAAAGAGATTATTTTAAACACAAACAACGTGATCTTGTTTCAATGGTCTCTGATGCAACAGGTTTCACTAAAGGCGATTGTAAAATCGTGTTAGATGCTATTCCTGATTGTATTATGAAGATTATGAAAGAAACTAATGATGCTGAAGACACTGAGATTTCTCTCGCTTCTGGTATTGTACTAGGATCTCGGTATATCCCTGAAAAGGAATTGGTTGATCCAAGGAACAGAGAACCTATTACAGTTCCTGCAAAACTACAACCGTATGGTAAATTCACTGATAGATTTAAGGAACTGGTAAACGAAGACTGGGAGGGTTAAGACACATTGGTAGATTTAAACAGACAGGAAAACGAAAACGAAAAACAGTACATATGGAGACTGTGTGACATGAAGAGTAACGGTATTATAGGCAATAGTTGGGAAGAATTAGCCAAACATCTTAATAAAGAACTTGGTTACAACTATGGGGAGTCTAAGTATCGTAAAGAATATCAAAACGCTCAGAAATATTATGAAAATGTATTTTCTGATATGACTCAGAGCAGTGAACTTATTGCCGTGAAAGCTAAAACTAGAGAGTTAGAGCTTTTGAAGACACAAGTTCAAACAGAAAAACTTGAATTAAACAGATGGAAACGTGAGATTGGTCGAGATGATCTGATCTTTGAAAAGATTGGATCGGCAATGAAAGATCTTGAACCTTTTATAATTCCAGATTTATTGCCGGTAACTCATAATCGAGAAGCTGGTTGTTTGTTCTTCGGAGATGAACACTATGGTGTTGAATTTGAAATTAAAGGCCTTTCAGGTGAGATTATCAATTCATATAACCCAGAAATCTTTGAAGATCGAATGTATAAACTTTTAAGCTACACAATTGGCCTGATTGATGAACATAATCTATCAGAGCTACACATCTTCTCTCTTGGAGACTTTATTGATGGTCTTCTGAGAGTTGGACAATTATTCATATTGCGATATGGAGTTATTGATAGCTCTGTAAGATATGGATATTTTCTTGCAAATTGGTTAAATGAATTGTCTCAATACGCACGAATCAAATTCCACATGACTGATGGTAACCATAGTGAATTGAGAATGCTTGGACAGCCTAAGGGTACTTTCACTCATGAAAATCTTGGTATCGTAGTAAGAGCAATGTTAAAAATATTATTAGAGAATAACCCGAACATTGAGGTAATTGAGAATCCCACTGGATTGATCTATGAAAACATCTGTGGTTTCAATGTTCTGGCTTTTCATGGTGATAAAAAGAACATTAAAGATGCGTATGGTAAATTTCAGAACTTCTATGGTGTAAAGTTAGACTACTTGGTTGCAGGTCACATACATCATCTAGAAAGCTCTGATGTTGGTCGTCATGCTGAAGTTATTAATGTTCCAAGTGTAATGGGTGTTGATCCATTCGCTGAGAAAATTTTACAATCAAGCGATTCTGCTGCCTACTTTACGATCTTTGAAGAAGGTAAGGGTAGAACCGCTTCTGAAAAAATATATTTAAGTTAGGAGTAAGATATGGCGAAAACTGCAATGCGCCGTACACAATCCTCTGCTAAAAAGGTACAAGCACAAAAAGAAGAAACATTTCGCTGTCCTTTTTGCAACAAAGATCTTCCAAAGACAAAATTCTATAGTAGTTCAGATCCTAGAGTTTTAACAGGTATTACAAGAATCTGTAAAGATTGTTCTACTGCTGTTGCTCGTAGAAAAACTGATGCTGGAGAATTTCTTGGAGAAACAAGAGAAAGCGTTCAAGATGCTTTAGAGTATTTAGATAAGCCATTCTATGAAGATTTATGGGAAACTGCTGTATTCAGTGCAAACAAGCCTCCAGAAAGAGGTAAAAAGAAAGAAAATAAAACTATATGGGGTGTTTATCTAACAAGTCTTGGTTTGAATCAGTATCATGGCAAGCGTTGGCGTGATAGTGATATTTTTAAAGATATGACTCATGTATCGAAGGTAAAAACAGAATCCATTTATACCGATGCTGAAGCTCTTAAAGAAGCATATGAACAAAATAGGAAGGATGTCATTAAAATCATTGGGTATGATCCATTTGATGAATACCCAAGTGAAAAAGACATGCCTCTGCTCTACTCTCAGCTTGTTAACTTTTTAGATGAAGAAACTAAAAATGATGCAATGAAGATGATTGCTGCAATCCAAATTGTTAAGTCACAAGCTCAGATTACAAATCTTAACGCAGCTATTGATGCGTACACGATTGATGTTACAACTGCTGTACAGAACAATGCTGTTGTCAAAAACTTATCTGAAACAGTTTCAAAACTGGTCAATAATATTAACTCATTAGCTAAAGAAAATGGTATTTCTATCACAAATAACAATAATAAATCCAAAGGTGCATTCACTCTGTCCGGGAAAGAAAAGCATTTACGAGATATTGGGTTCCGAGAGGCAGAAATTAACACCTTTGATATTGGTACTTGTGAAGGAATGCGCCAGGTTGTAGAGATTTCAGAAGAAGCTCGTCATAAACAGATTGGTTATGATGAGAACATTGCTTCTGAAATTAAAGATATTAAAGTTGAGTTAGTTGAACAATATAGTAGAGAACGTGATGAAGCTCTTGAAAGGGCAAGAATCCTTCTCGTAGAAAACAGAGATCTTAAAGATTTTCTAATTGAAAAGCGCCTCATGACTGAAGATGGTGAGGTGATTGAATATTGAGAGAAAGTAAGAAATACGAATTACACGAATCTGGTGTATATCTCCCAAAGAATTATCAAATCTTCAAAAAACCTAGTCTATATGACATTACAAATCGTCAGTATGAGCAATACAAAGAGACTGCTGAGTTCATTCAATGGGGCCGAAGGAATCCTACAAGATTCGCATCAGAGGTATTTGGTGTTGAATTAATGGACTATCAGACCTATATATTCATGAATACTTGGACTTCTAAGGTCGCAGTATGGGCTATGAGTCGAAATGGTGGTAAAAGTGCATTGGCATCTATCTATTTGATGACTAAATCGCTGTTAGTACCAAACTTCACCGCTTATATTCTATGCGGTGTTGGATCACAGTCTATTGAAATGTATTCAAAGCTTGAAAAGATCACAAAGAATGAAGTTCCTTCATTTACAACACTTACAAGTGTTTATGCAAGTGAAATTATTAAATCTCATGCAAATAAAGATGGATTTGTTCACAATCCTGCTTCATATCATCATCAATTGTACAATGATGCACAGATTTTTACTTTGAACGGTGCATATAATAACAACCGCTCCAAGCGAAGCAATTGCAATGTATATGATGAAGCAATGAACAGTCCAGATGAATTATTTGATACTTCTGAGCCATTTACAACTCAGAATGCTGATTTTGCATTAGGAACAAATGGAGATGGTTCTGAAATGCTTATGAAACCACCTATGTTCGAAAATCAGTTACTCTACTGCTCTTCTGCAGGTCGCACTGACCAGTATTTTTATAAAAAGTACAGAGAATGTAGCCTACGAATGGATGCAGGAGATAAAAACTATTTTTGTGCTGATATTAGCTGTGATGTCATTATTAAAGCAACAAAAAGAGGCATTGGACTACCTAAACCTCTGTTAAGCCAAAGTACTGTAGACAGTGCTATGCGAACAGATAAGGAAGCCGCATTGCGAGAATATTATAACATCTTCACAAATGAAGGTGGAGATGGTCAGATCATTAAAAGAGCAAGGATCATTAAGAACTCTTACAACAGAATTCCAATTCTTAAGAATCCAGATGGTCGCAGAGAGTATGTTTTTGCATATGACCCTGCTAGATCACATGATAATTCTGCTCTTGCCATAGGAGAACTTTATGAAGATCCTACACAGGGATTAAAAATGAAAATTGTCAATCTTGTATGTCTTCAAGATTATTTCAAAGCTAATAAAACTCCTATGAATACCCCAAATCAGATTAAAGCAATTAAACAATTACTATTAGATTATAACGGTGATGGTGTTGCTGATTACCAAAATATCAAGAGATTTTTAGTTGATGCAGGTTCTGGTGGAGCTGGCGTGCCTATTACTGACTTCTTTCTGGAGGATTGGGAAGATTCGGACGGATTAATGCATCGTGGATTGATTGATAAGGAATATTCAGCTGAGGAAGCTAGAAACTTCCCTAATGCTATCCCAGACATCGTAAAATTGATGTCCCCATTGAAATATAAGTCTGAAATGTTTGAATCTTTGATTCAAATGATGGATTTAGGTCTGATTGAATTTCCGAATGAGTATGACGGAAAGGGATTCATCAACTTAATTTATGAGATTGATAAAAATGGTAATCGTACTCTGCGTGATTATTTCCCATCCGAGGATGAGGAAAAAATATTAAGCAAGAAAGAAATCACTGTTGATACTCAAATTCACAAGTTAACCACTTATGAAGAGATTGCTTTGAAACAGATTGATCACGCAAAAACTGAATTGGTTAATATTTATCGATTCAAACAGGCTTCTGGCAAAGACAGATTTGATCTTGATCCCCAGAAAGCCAATAAAATGCATGACGATAGAGCCTTAAGGCATAGGGCAAATGCAGCATAATCCATAAACTGCATTTTTAATTCTTTCTGATCAATTTGGGAAAGTCCTGAAGAGGATAACCCACAGCAAGCAGGGAAACCGTGCAGCTGCAACGACTAAGTGAAAGAACTCCATCGGTATTATATGGAGATGCGATAGTCTGGACTCATACTATAACAAAAGAAATATGAGAAATGAGATTAACGTCTTATTCGCCTGTAAGCAGGTCAAAAAGTAACAGAACGATGTAATCGCCATGCTCGCTTGGGAGTTAGCTCAGAGAAGACGTGAGCATATTACTAAGCGTAAACCAAAGAAAACTGATTATACACAACAATTTATTAATATTCGTCCGGCCAAATTTAACTGGAAGCAATACTAGGAGGTGAAAGAACTTGGATAATGTGGCGAAAAAACAAAATGCTGGGAAACCCGTGCGTAAGAATCAACCCATAAAACGTAAAGTTACACAAATGCAATCAGGAAATTATTCAAGACCTTTTGCTTCTACTTTCAGTCAAAGTCAGGTCAATAGTTTAATTTTACAAAAAGCTAACAAAGAAACGAGTCGTAGTTATACTCGTTACACAAAAGCAAAACTACAACAATATATTCAGAATCCACAATCGAACATTAACAATATCAGAGCTGTTTCTGAATGGTTATACAGAGTAAGTATGCCATATCGGAAACTGATTGAATACTACTCTTCTATGTTGTTATATAACTATCAGCTAGTCCCTAAAGAGGACTTATTAAGTAGTGGACAGACTGATTTCATTACTTCTTATACAGAAGCTGTGAAAGGTGTTCAGCGAATTAATTTTAAAGCCGATATGCCCGGTGTTATTGCAACAGCACTTAGAGATGGTGCTTATTTTGGATTTGTTTATGACAATGGAGATGATGAATGCTTTTTATACCAGTTAGAAGCTAAATATTGCAAAGTTACTCAGGTAGACAATGGTGTTTATGGATTTGACTTTGATGCAAGCTTCTTTGATCAGGGAAATAATAGTATTTATCTTGAAGAGTGGGATTCTGTATTTAGCACTGGCTACAATGCTTACAAAAGTAATGGTCAGGATTACAAATGGTTTCAAATTCCTATGGAAACCTCTATTTGTATCGTTTCTGGAAACGATCCACTTCTTCCGCTTCCATATCTACTTCCACTCTTTGTGTCTTTGATTGATCTTTTAGACTATGAAAATTTAATCAAAGCTAAGACAGAGTTGGAAGCAAGTGTCTTATTACTTCAAAAAATCCCATTATTATCTGGTACAAAAGAAATCAATGATTTTGCTGTTGATTTAGATCTTGTACAAGCTATGGATGGACTTTTAAGTGAAGCTGCTCCTTCTTTGGCTGCAACTGCTTACAGCCCATGTGATCTTGAAGTCGTTTCTTTTAAAACAAATGACACGTCTGACACTGACATCTTTGCTAATTCTTTATCTAATTTAATGAGCAAAGTTGGTGTATCTGAAATGTTATTTAATTCTGACAAAGGTGGATCTGTTGGATTGAAACATTCTATAGAAGTTGATGAAACTGTAGCCATAGATTTCTTAGTTAAGATTGAGAGATGGGCTCAGATGTACATCAAAAACAATATTGATGAAAATTATATTATCAAGTTCCACAGATATACATATTTCACACAAGAAGATTATATCAACGTGAGAAAAGATGCCGCTGCCCTAGGTGTTCCAGTAAAAATGGAACTTGCTACTTCTTTGGGTTATACACCTTATGAAGTTATGCAGAATACTGGTTTGGAAAATGCACTAGGATTAGATGAATTATGGAAGCCTCTTAATTCTTCTTATACATCCAATACAGGTACAACTGACTCTAAAGGTGGTGCTGAAGAAAAGAATCTTGATGATATGACTGAGGAAGGTATAGCAACCAGAGAGGAGAATAAAAATGGAGAATAAACCATTCATCTTTTGTATAGATGAGCAACTAAAAGAAAAATTAGAACAAAAATGTAAGCTGTTAAAAGTTGAAAAATGTAAAGATCATACGGTTTATATTTTTGAAAATAAATTGGAAGCCGTAGATATGGAATTTTCATTAGATGACCGTATGAAAATGGTTTTCACAAATAAAATGACATTCTAGACCGCTGAGGTCTTTTTTTAGTTGTAAAAAACAAAAAGAAAGGCGGTGAAGATGAAATTTGGCTAAAAACAAACAAAAAACAAAAATGAGTTTAAAATACAGTGCCTATATTGAGGACATTGTGTCTACAAATAGCACTTTTGATAAAGGAATGTTACACATTGCTTACGAGGGCAAAAACCGAAATGGTAGCTATATTAGTACAAAATCATTTGAAAAAGCTACTTCTACTCTTGCTTACGTACCTCTTGTAGCAAATTATTCCATCGATGAAGACAAGATTGGTTCTCACGACTCGACATTTAGAAAAGATAAGAACGGGGTTTTGAAAGAATACAATCTGACTGATCCATTAGGTGTAATTCCTGAATCTCCACAGTGGTATTGGGAAAATGTTACTGAAGATGATGGCCGTGTGAAGACTTATTTTTGTTGTGAGGTTCTTCTGTGGAAACGTCAGGCAGTTTATGACCACATCAAAGAAAATGGTATTACAGATCAATCCATGGAGATTGGTGTTAATTCATATGAAATGGTTGATGGTGTGTGTCATGTTACTGATTTTGAATTTCAGGCGTTCACATTGTTAGAGAGTGCTCCACCATGTTTTGAATCAGCATGTTTAGAAACATATAGTGCAGATACTTTCAAAGAATCAATGGATGAAATGTTTGAAGACTTTAAACAGTACTGTTTTGAAATGAAAAACACAGAAATCACAAAGAAAAAGGAGGAACATGACTTGAATAAGAAAGAACTTATCAAATCTTTTGGATTTGATCCAGAGTCTCTTGATTTTGAATATGCAGACATGGACGAAAAAGCCCTGACTGAAAAATTAACACAGATGAAAGAGACAAAAGAATTCTTACTGTCTAGTAATCTCGGAGAAGCTATGAGTGAAGCTTTTGCTGATCAGAAAGTTGAAACTGACTGGGGAAGCTATTCTAAATATTTTGTAGTGGACTATGATGTAGACAGCAGAGAAGTTTATGCTTATGACAGAGAAGATGGATACAAATTATTTGGATTCAGCTTTGATGTTGCAGGCGATGAAGTTAAAGTTGATTTTGACTCTAAGAAAAGAAAGAAATATACAATTGTAGATTTCGAAGGTTCTGAGGAACCAGCTGAAGACTTCTCTCTTGCTGATATTGTACAACCTGAGATTGATAAAGCTAAATATGAAGCTAAAAAAGCAGCTGAAAAGACAGTTGAAGAAAAATATACAGCTAAAATTGGTGAATTAACATCCAAGGTTGCTGATTATGAAGCAATGGAACCTGAATTAGAAACTCTTAGAGAGTTTAAGAAAGAGGCTGACAAGAAAGAAAAGACAGCTATGTTAGATTCTTTCCAAGAGAAATTAAAAGGTTCTGAAGAATATTCTGCTCTATATGAACAGATCGAAAAATTCTCTGTTGGAGAGTTAGAAAATGAATGTTTAAAAATCATTGGAAAAGCTGCCATCAGTGGTGAATTTGCTTATAAAAATCCTGCTAAACATAAATTTGGTATGAGTGTTGGTGGAAAATCACCTGAATCTACAGCAAATAAACCATATGGTTCATTATTTGATGATTTTGAAAAATAATACATGAATTTTGAAGGATACCTGTGTGGTGTCTTTTTTTAATGTCTAAAAACAAGGAGGAAAATTTAATGGCAAATATAAAATATGGTGTTGTCGAAACAAGTAAGATCAATGCTACTTATTTCGGTGGTGGACACATTTTTTCTGTAGTTGACGATGCTGCTGCTATGGAAAATGGAATGATTGTTGCTCTGGGTGATCCAGTAGAAACAAGTGGAAATGAAGAATATAAAGCAGCTACACCTACAAAAGGTAGTCAGGTTGTTTTAATTGCTAACCCGGCATTAATTTATGATCAGTCTACAACAGTTGGACAGGCTGAATACAACTATGTGATTGAAGCAGGTAAAAGTGCTCGTGCTTATACTCTTGTTCCAAGAGATATGTATGGAATTTCCGATTATCTGATCACAAAAGCTGCTGGAGAAAAAGTTACAGTTGGTAACTTAGTTGTTGCAAAAGATCGTAAGTATCAGGAAATTGCTAAAGCAACAGCTGTTACAGATTATGGATTTGTAGCGAAAATTCGTTATACATACATCAAATCTGGTGTAACTATGGTCATGCTTGAAGTGCTGAAAAACACAGAAGTGGCTGCAGCAGCGTAATAAGGAGGGGAGAAATATATGTTAAGACTTATGAAATTTAGCGAACTGGCTCAACCAGTTCAGGCTGTTTTTGAACAAGGTGAGCAGGAATATATGGACTTCTCTGCTTTAATGTTAGACACAGCTAACGACAAAATGAAGAAAATTGACGGTGTTGCAGATGCTAAAGGTGCTGCCAATACTATTATCAGAAAGAAATTTGCACAGGTTCTTGGAGTTGCTGAAGATGAAAAGAATCGTAGAGTTCTTAGAAAAGCTATTCGTAGATATCAGACAGAAGTTTTCGAATTGTTAGAGGAAACATTAGAGAATTTACTTGTAAGTGGTTGGGGAGACAATCCTTTCTTCATGGAATGGGTTGATCAGAGAAACTTAGCTGACGGAGATCAGAATGTATTCTATGTTGAAGAGCAGGCTGTATTAACAGTTAGTAGATTCTCTGGTAATCATCACGACTTAATCCGCCAGAAATTAGGAATCGGAGAAAGTTTCTCTGTTACTACAGACTGGTATGGAATTAAGATCTATGAAGAGTTTGAACTTTTCATGGCTGGTAGACGTGACTTTGCTGCTATGATCACAAAAGTATATGAAGCTTTTGACAGAAAAATCAATGACATGATCTATGAAGCTTTCATGGGAGCTGATGAAAAATTACCTACAGACTTAAAGATCACAGGTAAATTAGAGGCTGATAAATTAATTGAAGCTGTTCAGAATCTTGAAACAGATACAGGTAAAGAAGTTGTTATCTGTGGTACAAGATCTGCTATTTCTCAGGTTATCGCTCTTTCTCCATCTGCTTGGATTTCAGACGATATGAGAAATGAAAGACATACAACTGGTACATTAGGACAGTTTGAAGGAATCAGATTAATGGCTATCCCTCAGGTTAATGAACAGGGAACAAGAAACAAAAAGCTTGACAATAAGAAATTACTGTTAATGCCTATTGATGCTGATAACAAACCTATCAAACTTGTTAATGAAGGTGAAGCTATCGTTAAACAGATTAATGATGGTGCAACAAATCAGGATATGACATATGAGTACGAGTTAATGCAGAAACTTGGTATCAATGTTGTTATCAACCAGTTATTTGGAACTTACAAATTTACAGTAGGATAAAATCTGAGCCAGTTAAATGCTGGCTCTTTTGATATTAAAAAGGAGATATAAAATGCCAGAAACTAATAAAACTAACACAGAAAATGCAGTCGAGGAAAAAGCTGCTGCTAAGTCCACAGCGAAAAGAACTAGAACAAAAAAAGCTACTCCTAAACCAGAGCCAAAAGCTCGTGTGTTTGACAAGGAGGAATTAATTCCTTGTATGTCAGTAACTACAGGAGAATTAATTTATCATGAAACATTCGCTAAATCTCGTACTCGATATGAGTGGCTCCAGTATGGAGAAATTACTGATGTGGAGTATCAGGACTTAAAAGCAATGTTAGCCAGAAAATCCGATTACCTGTTTTATCCTTATTTTATTGTTATGGATGAAGATTTCTTAAAGGAAAATCCTCAGTTACAGGAAATTACAAATCAGTTCTATGGATTAGATGATCCTAGAAGTTTCTTTGATAAGACACCAGATGCCTTAGAGTCATTCTTAAACAATGCTCCTGAAGGAGTTAAAGATGCTGCTAGAACAGCTGCTGCAAAACTTATTAAAGATGGACAGTTAGATAGTATTCGTATTGTGAAAACAATCGACAAATCACTGGGAACTGAGTTTGCTAAGTTAGTGCTCTAGGAGGTGTATTATGACCTCTTATGAACGCATCTACTCTGTTTTCTTATTAAAGATCGAAGATTATGATTTTGCTGATCTATCTGATAAAGATGCCAATGAAATGCTGTTAGGTTATTTAACTGCAAGTATTTCTAAGTTTAGCAAATGTACTTCTGATCTTTCCAAGAGAGATGATACTGAAGGGGTCTTTGAAGATGATCTTTCAGATATTGAAATTGAAATCTTAGCCTTGTCTATGGTAGAAGAATGGATTCGCCCTCAGGTGAACTCTACTCTTCTTACTAAACAGATTTTTGGTGGAGCTGAAGAAAAATTTTATGCTCAATCAAATCAATTGGATAAGGTAATGGCTTTGAGAAATCAGATCAGAGTAGAAAAACAAAAAGTTTACAGAGATTATCAAACAGAAAAATTTAGACAGAACAATAGTTAGGAGAAATGTATGAATAGCAAATATGGAAATTTTCCAAAGGAGCAGATCCATGCTCATAAAAAGACTATTCAGAATTCCATCTTCAAGCTGTTATATATGCGTGAAGAAAAAGATCCTAATTTGGATAGATACTTTGCAGGATTATTATGGAAATTATCTGGATACAATAAAATCTTTTCTAATCAGACAGTCGTATTAGATCTTCTTGCTATCTTAGCTCAGGCTAGAGATGAAGCATTAAAAGAAGATTACGATCATGCAGCTTATAGAAAAGCTATTCTCGATGCTACATCACTTGTTGACCATATCAAGGAGGATGATGTAGATGAGTCTAGAGAGTTATAGAAATAGGTTAAATAATGGTGCTCATAGTACTGCTGCTTCTAAAAAGTACAGAGCCCATTCGCTGAAAGCTATGGATGTCACATTCACAAAGGACCCCGCCTTTCGGGAATGTAGGATATTAGGTGAAGATGTTGACGCAAAGTTTTTAGCATATACAAAAAACAGTATCAGTAAAGATGCGATTGATTATCATCTGCAGTTTAGACCAGGAGTTAAGTATCCTTTAGGAACTTATGTAGATATTCCTGTCAATGATGATGAGGAATTTAGTACTTGGTTAATTGTTGATCATGATAATCATCCTCTTTTCTATCGGTACAATATTCTTCTTTGCAATTGGACTTTTAAGTGGGTTGCAAATGGGAAAGTGTATTCATGTCTTGGTGCAATCCGCAACCGTAATTCGTAAATTTGTGCGCACTATCAGGGAAACTTGTTAGTGAAAAAGCTCTCTTTTTGCTGGAAACTCCTTAGAGTTATTTTACTACAACGTGGTCATGAAATATGGACGAGCGTGAATGTTTGAAAAAAAATAAATTGGACAATCAGCCGGGAAGTCTCGAACAGAGAAACCTTCAACGAGCAAAGTAAGGCAAGTGCCTGAAAACGGGAGCCACCTAAGTTGTATTCACAATATGGTGTTGATGTGCTCTTCTCTTATGTGAAAGCATAAGGCTGTCAAATAATGACACTATACTAATGACAAACTATTTAGTATATAAAGTATATAACAATAGTGGGGTGTGGACGGATGAGAAGTTGTCCATCATAGTGGGGACATTATGATGCATTCTACTCTTTTTGCTGGAACGTCCTTAGAGCTTCTTTACTACAGCATAATGATGAAACATACATAAGTGCGAATGTTTGAAAAAAAGAAGATTGGATAATCAGCAGGGAAGCTCCGAATAGGAGAACCTTCATCGACTATTATGTAAGATCAAGTGATCAGAAATGGGTAGCATCTAGACCAGATGGAGATATAGTCAGAACATCATATGAGAATATGAGAAATGGAAAATATTAGCTAATTAAGACAGGACAGGAGGTAGCTCCTCTTTTGTTGTGCTCCTAACACAACAATTACTGTCTTTTTTATATTGAAATTTTTAGGAGGAAATTCAATGAATAGAAAATCAGTAAATTCAAAAGAAGAATTAAACAAAATTTTAGAATTACATAACCAAGGATACTTAAATAGAGAGATTGCAAATATCATGGGAACATCTGCCTCTACAATAGCAAGACGTTTACAGAAAATGGATGTAAAAAGTCGTCATCCTAAAATGACTCCTGATAGAGAAAAAGCTATCGTTGAATGTTATAAAAAAGAACTAAACATCAATAAAGTTTGCAAACTAATGTCTGTTAGTAGTTCAACTGTTGCAACATTATTAAAGAAAAATAATATTTCAACTCTTACAAGAAGTCAGGCACGACAAATTTACACACTAAATGAAAATTATTTTGATTCTATTGATACTGCGAACAAAGCTTATATTTTTGGCTTATTGTGTGCAGACGGTTGTGTTGACAATGAGGGCTCTAAAAATGGTATTCATTTGAGTCTTCAAGAATCTGATGTAACTATTTTAAATAAAATCTTAGTTGAGCTGGAAACCAATAGACCACTAAGATTTATTGATTATAAAAAGAAAAATCTTAATTTTAGTAATCAATATAGTATTGATATTGTAAATAAACATATGCATTCTCAATTAATATCTCTTGGAATGATACCAAATAAAAGTTTAACCTTTAAAATGCCAACCTCTATAAAAGAAAATTTCATATCAGATTTTATTAGAGGATATTTTGATGGAGATGGTAGCATTGCAAAGAATGAAGCAAGGATTTCTTTAGTAGGAACCAAAATGTTTTTTGATGAATTAAAACCAATTATCGAAGATACATTAGGTATCCATTGTTCAATTATGCTATGTCATAGAAATAATGAAAGCCCAATGAGAACATTGGGTATCGCTGGAAAAAATCAGGTTAAGACATTTTTAGATTGGTTATATTCTGACTCTGAATTATACATTGAAAGAAAGAAAAAATTATATCAAGAAAAATATTGTTAATATTTCCACTCAAAAGCTTAACGAACTTTTTGAGTAACACAATTGTACTTAGTAACATCAATAGAAAACCAGATTTCATTCTGGGTTCCAACAAATGATGTTACAAACACCATAGACTACGATACACGATTCTTAATTACACGTAACCCATTACATCCAGTGGCATGGAAGGTTACAAAACGAGAGGATGCAGTTCCTCTTGGAATCACAAAAATTACATTAAAACAAGATGCTTTCAATGGTCACACAGATAATGTGGACGAATTGATTGCCGACTATTATAAAACCGAAGTTCCACCAACTATTGAAACTGATGGGGACAGGCCTACGTTGCCTGATCTTCCAGATGATAAATTGGTGATCAACTTTGCTGGTGCTAAACCACAGATTAAATGTGGTGGTAGTGCTAAAAAGTTCTCTACTATTATTAAACGTGGAGACGGTACTACTTCTTCTCCTGAAAAAGTGGAGTGGAATGTTATAGTGCCACAGGGTCACTTAGATGACTTTGACATTGTTTGTGAAGACACAACGGTGAGTATCAAATGTCATAAAGTGTACTCTCTAATTGGTGAGACAATCACCATTCAAGCATTCGTAGATGATTTAACAGCTGAATTTCAAACGGAGGTGATTGGATTATGATAAGAGATTTTCAGAACATAGATGATGATATTATCTACAAGAAAAGGATTATTAAAGAAATTCTTTACAATGATTCTGATATTATCGAACTTTTGGATAACCCAAAGCTTGATCCAAACTCTCCAGACGAATATTTAGGAATAAATATTTTTCCTGCAATTCATATTGAACCAGTACAATCTGAAGTTCAGAATTTCATTTGTTTCGACATTGATGATGTAGATATCAATGATCGGAATGGAATGATGAAAGAACAGGTATGTACTTTTAGAGTATTTTGCCACGAAGATAATCTCGCTACTCCTTATGGGGCTGAAAGACATGATCTTTTAGGATATTGCATCAGAGATAATTTTCAGTGGAGTAACAATTTAGGATTTCAAATGAAACTTACATACGATGTGTCAGGAACTACTGATACCAGATATGTTTGCAGGACATTGAAATTCCGAGTGATTACTCCAAGTAATCCTTATCAGGGACGAATGGACAACAGAAATAATGTCCATAACAATGTCTCACATGAGGAAATTCCTGACAATACGGTAGATCATGGATAAAGACCTGTCTATCATTTTCGGAGATGATTATTATATCAATGATGCAATAAGTATTCATCAACCTACTCTTAGAGACATAAAAGAGATGGGTGAAGATAAATACTTTCAAGCTGTATTTACATTAACCTGTATTCCTAGTGATATGAAATACAGGCTTTTTAAATTGGGATTAGACTATGAAGAAGTTGAAGACTTTGATTTATTTATGCTCATGGCTCCAACTCTTGAAACTGACATATCTCAACGATTGTTCATGGGAGTTGATCTCAGTAAATTTGAGATGGCTCAAAATCAAGTAAATGGAGACCTTGTTCTTGTTGATATGGAAGACGACATCATGATTGACAAGCTAGCCTATATCAAAATATGTGATTATTTTAGATCTTTGCACGGCCTCAAACCTAAAGTAGAAATTGCTGGTAATGAAGAAACTAAAAAAATCCTTATTGAAGAAGACAAGATGAAATATGAAATGAATCAAAACAAAGAGTTTGAACCAATACTTCTTCCTCTTGTTATCTCAATGGTAAATACTGAAGAGTTCAAGTATGATTATCAATCTGTTCAAGATTTAAATATCTCAGCTTTTATGTCTAGCGTTGAACAGATTCAGAAAAAGAAACAAGCTGTTGCACTTTTACAAGGATGCTATTCAGGTATGATAGATACCTCAAAAATTAAAACTGAAGACCTTAATTGGATTAAGTAGCTCTTATGGAGCTGCTTTTTTTATACAAATTTTTAAATATTTCAAGGAGGATTAAACATGGCAAGTACATTCGACATTAATAACTTTGTCATCGATAGATGCTTACGTGCAATCATGGTAGATACAGACACAGGAGAAATCTTATGGTCTATTAATCAGATTACAGAGCCATCTATCAAATGCGAGTCTGACACAACTCAGGCTACTGATGCTCTTGAAGTTCCTATTATGGAATTCGATAGAGCTAAGAAAGCTACTTTCTCTGCAACTAACTCTTTATTCGATTTAGGATTAGCTGCTGCTCAGTTCGGTACAAAGAAACAGGTTGCTGATGCTGAGTCTAAAGTAATTGCTACAGCTTTCGAAACAATTGATATTACAGCTGGTACTGCTGTTACATTAAAACACACACCTACAGAGCAGATTAAATACATCTATGAATTAAAAGGTGATAGCACATTAGGAAAGAAATACACTAATGGTGCAGCTGCTAGTGATGATAAATTTGTTCATGCTAAAGGAACAGATAGTGTAACATTACCAACTGGCTTATCTAAAGGTTCTCAGTTATTCGTTGAATACGAATATGAGACAGATGAAGCTGTTAAAGTAACTAACAGTGCTACAAAATTCCCTAAAGCTGGAAAACTGATTGTACAGATTTTAGGTGCTGACGTGTGTAACGTAAGTACACTGTACAATGCTTATCTTGTATTCCCACAGGCTAAGTTAAGCTCTAATGTAGACTTAACATTCTCTACTGATGGTAAACATCCATTTGAAATCCAGTGTATGCAACAGTACTGTGATAAAGAAAAGAAACTTTTCGATATCATCGTACCAAAAATGCCTACAGAATAATCAAATTTAAAAGCTGTCTTGTCAGATGATAAGGCAGCTATTTGATTGGAAACGATTTAGAAATGGAGGAATATCATGGGAGAAACGAAACAGAGAACCTGTTTTTGTTGTGGGAAGGCATATCACTACTGTCCTCATTGTGATGTCGATAGAGATAAACCGTCTTGGTATTTTATCTTTGATTCAGACAATTGCAGAAAAGTATTTGATGCTTGTCAGAGATATTCTACAGGTGAATGCAATGCTGAACAAACAAGACAAAAACTGGACAAGTGTGATTTAACTAACAAATCTGACTTTCTCCCTGACGTTTTAGGCGTTATTGAGAAAGTTTTCGCTGAGACCAACAAAACGGCTCAATCCCCTTCCTCTTCTCCTTCTTCTTACTCTCGTGGTAAGAAGAAATGGAGATAGGTTTGCGGATCTCTTAGTGAAAAGAAATGATCACTGAGAGACACATAGCCATTAGGTTTTATGTGTCTCTCTTTTTTTAACTATAAACAGGAGGAACTATGAAAACTACAAGTGGAATTACCGGGAAGACTTATGAACCGGATGAATGTGTATTTATTCCAAATATGCTTCAGAATTTTAAATACTTAAGTTATGGGGCTGAGCTTTTGGATATCATTCCAGACAATAGATTCGATCAGAACAAAATTTTATTTGTTTGGAACAGAGAAGACACTAAGCACCTGTATGATGCTTGGTGTAAACATGAATTAATTTAGAACATTATGGCAGCAGGTACTTCTGCTGTTTTTTAGTATACGGATTTTATAAGGAGGACTATGAGCGAAAAGAAACAAAGAGACAGTAAGTACAATGTTAGTAAGCGAACTGATAATCGTATGTGTGATGGGATCGTATTCGACTCTGCTCTTGAGATGAGATTTTACAGAGATGCTGTTCTTCCGGGTATTCTTTCAGGGGAAATCACCTATTGTGAACGACAGAAAGAATATTTATTACAGGAAGGATTTGAACATCAAGATAAAGAATATCTTCCTATTAAATATGTGGCAGATTTTGTACTTACATATAAAGACGGGCATGAAGATGTCATTGATGTAAAAGGTATGCCAGATCATGTGGCACCTATGAAAAGAAAATTACTTCTATATAAATATCCTCATATCAACTTTTATTGGGTAGCATACTCAAAGATTGATGGTGGATGGAAAACTTATGAATATATTCAGTCTCAAAGAAGAAAGAGACGAAAAGAAAAAGAGAAACAGAAAAAAGAAAAGGAGAAATAACTATGGGAGAAAATACAGTAAATTTAGACACTATTATTGAGGAATTTAATAACTCTGTAGAGGGAGCTACATTAGAACATGCTATCCCAAGCTTAAAAATTGGTCATTATGTTCCAATTGCAATAAAAATTACTGCAATTGAAGAAATCATTAAGGCATTAGGAAAAGAAAGTGAAAGCTATACAGTTACTGTAAATTCAATCAGTGCTTATCATGTATTGATCACTACTACTCTACAGCTTTATACAAATATTGAATTTGAAGGAGAAAGTACTTACGAGGTATTAGATTCTCTTGCTGAAGCTGGATTGATTGACAGAATCTTAGAGGAAATTGGAAAGGATTTTGAAGAATTTAAAAAGCTATATAAATTAGCTTGGGAAGATCATATGAGAAATCATAATTCTTTAGAAGCCATTGTTTCAAGAGAATTAAGATTTATTAATCTAAGCATTCAGGAAGCTATTGTAGAAGGTGCTAAGGGAATTGATAGTACTGAAGTTATGAAAACAATGATTGAAAAATTAAAAGTAGAATAATTTTAAAAGAGTCTCATGTGAGGCTCTTTTTCAATGGAAGGAGAATTACATGAGCAAAGCACAGGAAGTGTTAACAAAAATGAATGTTGCTGCAGCTAATTTGGCCGCTCAATTAGCATCAGAAAAATTGAAAGAAATTGGTGAATTGGCTGCAGCCAGCTTTTATGGTGATTACGACCCTAAACAATATGGACGAAGCTATGGACTATATGAAGCTAGTCAACCTCTGGTTAGAACTATCAGTGGGCCTGGAACTGCACAAGGAGGAATTACTATTTCTTCTGCTTCTATGGGTGGTCATTACCATCAGGGAGCTGAAACAGTATTTGAATGGGACTTTGTAGGTGGTGAACATGGTGGATACAATGTTGGAACTCCTACTTCTTCTCCTAGTCCTATGCAGACTATAGAGAACGATGTTAACAGCCGAAGAGCTGAGTTGGAAGCCAGTTGTGCCCAAGAAGCTATGGCGATCGTACAAGGGCAATATATGAATGAATTAAAAGCTGCAATGATAGCTGACTTTAAATCACAGGGGGTGAAATAATAAATGGCAGAAAGTACACAAGTAATTTCTTTTACTGCCTCTATGGGGGTTGATGTTGATCAAGCCTCTTTAGAAAAAGCGAAAAGTGAAGTAGTAAATGGTTTTAAACAAGTTCAAGTACCTATTGGTGCTAATATCAATAAATCCTCTATGGATAAAGTTGCTAAAAGCATCAGAAGTTATATTGATAAAACTGGATTAACAAATTTTCAATTTGTATACGAATCTAAAGATCTGGCCGATGCAGAAAAGAAGTTAAAGAATCTTAAAACTACTTACAATGATCTTGAAAAAATTAAGAACGACAATTTAAGCAAGGTTTCTAAACGTAGCTACGAGGACAGTGATCTTGCCACAAGAGCTGCTTCTAAGGTACACGAAGTACAAAAAAAGACTTATAAGCAAGATAAATATAAAGATTTTTACAACGAATCTAAAACACAATATAACGAATTACATGGTAATTCTAAAAATGGTATCTCTTTAAATGATTTTAAAGAATATGCAATGGCTGGAATGCTAGCTCAAGAAGATATTGGAAAAGCTTTTGAAGAACTGCATGGTTTAATGTCAAATTCTGATTGGAGTAAGAACGATGAAATGCTCAAACGGGCTGGTGAGTTAAGAAATACTATTACTTCTAGGCAAAAGTTTATAAAAGAATTGCTAACAGGACAAACTGATTTTGCAGGTACAGAAGGTTATAAAAGCCTGTTCCAAGCCCAGGGAATCGACTTAAAAAATATTTTATCTCCGATCGAAGAGGATGTTGTTAAACAGGTTAATACGGCTCTTACTCAGGCTATGACTAGCACTGATAGAAATATCAAAAAGACTACAGGAGTAACCAATAAACTTAAAAACCAATTCAATAAACAATGGAGTGATATTTTAGCCCAAGAAGGTATTTTGATTTCTGGGTTTGACTCTAGTAAACCATATAAATTTCAAGAAGGACAAGCAATTAGTCCTCAACAATACAACGGTGCAAAAGCCGGCAGTAAGAACCTGATGGAAAAACAATCCAAAGGTGAAACTCTTACCGATGAGGAACTACAGAAAGCCGAGTATTACAGTAAAATACTAAGCAATTATCAGCCAGAAGAAGGTTCTACTACTCATGCTGTTGATAAAAATATTACACAATTCTTATCTGAAGCAGTTAAAAAATTAGAACTCCGTCAAAGGGAAGTTGATAAAGATTTTGAAATGCCTGCTGACATGAAAGACATGAGTAATAAAGACCTAATCAGCACTTTCCAAAGCGCTAGAGAATATATCCAGAAATTCAATGAAAAGATTAAGAACGGAGAAAATATCTATGCCGAGGAAGCTAAAGGTCTTCAAGAAGCTGTTAAAACTGTTGATACATACACATCTATTAAAACTGAAAAAGGAGCTACTATTGAAACTCCTTGGTCTCAAGAAAGCCGTGAATGGTTAAGAAAAAACAAAGATGCAATTCGTGAACTTCCAAGCAGAAATGTTACTGAAACTAAGACAAACAGTGTTACAGAAGGTGAACAAGTCAAAGAAACTTCTGTAAAAGTTACTGCTGACACTTCTCAGTTAGAATCCGCATTGGCTAAGGTTGATGAAAAGATTGCTTCTTACGAAGGCAAAGATATCATTGTTAATCTTAAAGCAAACGATTCCGAGTTCAATACAATTTTACAAGAAATTAATGAACTAAGATCAAAAGAAAATATAGATATTACTATTAATTTTAAAGCTAATACAGAGAATATTGATAACATTCTTCAACAAGTAAATGAACTTCGCTCTAAGGATGCTATTGACGTTGCGGTTAATTTTAAAGGCAATGTTGAAGATCTCGAGAAAGCTATTACTTCAACTCAAAAATTTAAAGAGGATTCTAACAGCGGAGACACAAAAATTGACATCAATGTTAATGATGAAGAGTTAACACAAGCCGAAAGCAAGCTTACTTCTTTAAGAGAGAAAGCTTCTGAACCCATTAAAGTTGGTATTAATACTGATGCCGTATTAGATGATTTGGTTACTGTTGAGAAGATTATCAATGACCTAAAAAAGAATCTTGATTTAAAAGTTAAGTTCAATACAGGACAGTCTTTTACAGACAAGAAAGCTTCTGATATTGAGACTATGACAAATAAGATTGCTAATCTGGCTGACAAGTCTACTGCTTATTCTGCTAAGATTGCTGGTGCTTTTGCTGGTATTGGTAGTTCAATTCGTGAAGTTACAAGACTGGTTGATAATTTAAATAAGAAATTTAATCTTACTGGTGAGATTGCTACTGGCTTGAAGAACATGAACAAGGTTTTAGCCGGTGGAAATGTTGGTGGAGCAAACGATGGTACAGCATTAGGGAATACTAATCCTAAATCTGATCGTGTTAAAAATGCTGCTGACAGAGCTTTATCAAAGACCATTGTTAGTCAAGATCTTGAACAATATACAACTGAATTTGCAACCAAGGTTGAAGCTACAGTTAACCGAATTAGAGACTTAAAAGAAAAACATAGTGGAGATGTTTTCTTTGATAACAAGGAAATTGAGGAAGATATTAGAGAGCTTAATAGACTAAACACTGAGCTTACCGAACATGGTAGACTTAGAAACCAATTTAAGCTCCAGAACAATCAGGGAACTGTTATCGGAGAAGGATTATCTTTAAGTGATTTCAACGAAGCTAAAGCTGAAGAATTATTTAGAGCTTCTGGTGTAAACAGTAACATTCTTGAAACCAGTATGGGGAGAAATGGAATGGCTGCTTATATCAAAGCAAGATCAAGAGATGATGGAAAGCTTGAAAAGTATGCTATTAATTTTAATCAGGATACTGGTATTGCTAGATCACAGCTTAAGAGTCGTTCTGAATATAAGAGTTTGTTCGGACAAATTGTTGGAGATATGGGTCAGGAAGTTACTAAGTTAAGTAAGTACTTGATCTCAATGGGTGGAATTGATGTCGTATGGCAAGGATTCCAACAAGGAATTGAAAGCATCAAAGAAATGGATGCTGCAATGACAGAGTTAAAGAAAGTCACAAGTGATACGAGTGATGTTTATGCTACTGTCGAAAAAGATATGTATGCTACTGGTAAAGATATCGGTAGAGATGCTGTGGAATTAACCAAATCTACTGCTGACTGGGCTAGATTAGGTTATAACACACAGGATTCTGAGAAGATGTCTAAGTGGACAGGTATTCTCATGAATGTATCAGAATTTGAGCAGGTAGATGATGCTACTAACGCATTGATTTCTATCATGCAGGGATTCGACAAGGGCGCTGATGATGTAGAGAATGTTGTTGATGTTTTGAATAATATTGGTAACTTAGAACCTATTTCGTCAGATGAAATTGCTAGTTCATTGCAGAGATCTGCTAGTGCTTTGAAAGCTGGTGGAAATACTTATGAACAGGCCGTTGCTCTTACTACAGTAGGTAAATACAGTTGCCTAGGATGTGCAGAAATGTACAACCAAAGAACACATTTAATTGCATTGGTTGCCTAAAACTCTATGCCACAATACAGGAGAAATCACTGTATGAAGGATTAACAAGTTAGAGATGTTACAATGGCTAATTTGCAGGGAAGTACCCTAACGTATTCCATAGATCATATGGTGTTAGTCGAGGGTAAACCTTCAACGATCATCCCCATGTCGGGACTCAGGCTAGTGAATAAAGGTGGAAATCCTGAATATCTGAGTCAATAGGAGTAGGACGCAAGCTATTGGCGTTGGTTAAATACCAGTAAACGAAAAGGTGTGATCCCTAACGTATAGCCGAGGGATTAAAACATGATCTAAGCTTCACAGAGATGTGGAGAATGTATAAACGTATCCAAAAACATGACTCCATAAAAACTGAATATTGTAAAAATCATAATATTCCATTGCTCCGTATTCCGTATTGGGGACGAGATGATTTGGAATATTTTTTATTTGATAAATTTGTTGAATTAAAACTTATTGAAGAAACTAAACACATAGCATAAAAATAATCATTTATACATTGTAAAGTGTAGCGAACTTTACTTAATTTTTGAACTCAGTCGTGCAAAATCCAGAAAGCGTTGGAGCTGGATTACGTACTATTGGTCTCAGACTTAGAGCAACTGACGCAAAGACATTGCAAGAGGCAGGCGAGGACACAGATGGTGTTGTAAGTTCTGTCCCTCAATTAAGACAATTAATTAGAGACCTTACTAAGGTATCGTCTAATGACTTTAAAGGTCTTGATATTTTAAAAGATGATGGATCTTTTAAATCTACATATGATATCCTTCTCTCTCTTTCTAAGATTTGGGATGAGATTGGTAATTCTGACCAAGGCGATTTAAAACAAGCTTCAATTTTGGAAAAAATTGCCGGGAAAAACAGAGCCAATATAGCTTCCAGTATTTTACAGAAGCCAGAAATGCTCGAAAAAGTCTACAACGAAACACAAAACTCACAAGGATCAGCACTTCGTGAAAACGAAACTCAACTTGATTCTATCCAAGGTAAGGTTGATCAGCTGACAGCAAGTTTCCAAGAAATGTGGAACACTTCTATTTCTTCTGATTTTATCAAGGGACTTGTAGATGCTGGAACTCAAATAACAAATTTAGTAACTAAAGCGGGACTTCTTAGAACAGCCTTTATAGGTGCTTTAGGAGTCGCAGGAGCAAAAGGAAAGCTGGGTAGGGCAAATTATCAGTTGTCCTCATGTACAATGCCCAGAGCAATCTAGTGGTAACACAGAACGAGTTTGTATTGAAATGGTGATACAAATAAGAGATTGCTTAGAAAACAACCGAAACTGAAATACTTTTTGATAATTTATGTACGGGAACTGTTAAACGATATTGATTACTAACTTAGTACAGTGATGTATTAAGGGCAAGGGGTAATTCCTAAGATATAGTAATAAGATCAATATTTACACAGAATCCGCAGCGAAGCCTCTATATTAGAGGAACGTCCATCGATCATAATGGGAATCTGGTTAACTCACCTTACGAGCGACATCAGAAAGGGATGATCAGAACTGTATGCGAATGTGCCGCTAGAAAATTATCAGTATGGAAACATGCTTGCACATAGGGAAAATGAATTTTATATGATATATTATAAATACTTATTAACATAATTTAATACTCTTTTTGTACTGCTCTAGCAGACTTACCACATTAATTGAGTCTTAAAACATTAGGTAGAGTCTGGTGTTTTAAAGGGGTAGTAAATTAGCCATATATGCATAGAAGGATAAGCAAATCATCAGCACCATCTGTTCTATGCCATTTGGTGCACCTTCCTGAAGAAAAGGAGAATTTAATATGGCAATTTTAACAAAAGCAGAAAATGGAGTAGAAAACAACAATCAGATCATGAACTTCGTAAACGATGAATTTGGATCAATCAGATGTATTGAGATTGACAATGAACCTTGGTTTGTTGGAAAGGATATGGCTGATTGTCTCAAGTACCGAAACGGTAGTCGAGATATTAATCGTCATGTATCATCATATGATCGTAGAAAAGAAATGATTTTTGATGGAAGACAAAACAAAGAAACTATTTTAATTAACGAATCTGGAATGTATACGTTAATTTTTGGAAGTAAGTTACCTGCAGCTGAAAAATTCAAACATTGGGTAACATCTGAAGTTCTTCCACAGATCAGACGTACAGGTGGATACATTCCATATAAAAATCTGTCTGAAGCAGAGTTTGTACTTAAGGCACTGGAAATTCAGCAAGCTACAATCGCAGAGCTTAGAGGGGAACTTGAAGCTACCAAAGAGGATGTAGATTTTGCAAGATGTGTTACTGCTTCTTCTGATACGATCGACATGAACACAATGGCCAAGTTATTACAAAATGATGGATATGACATTGGAAGGAATCGTCTTTTTGAGATTCTGAGAAATAATGGAATCCTGATGCGGGACAACATGCCATATCAGAGATACGTTGAGAACGGATGTTTTGAAGTTGGCGAACATGTGATTTGCAATGTGATTGTTCCACAGACTTATGTAACTGGTAAAGGTCAGAAACTTGTTTACAGAGTTATTGGGGATCTTGAAGATTAAAGTTTGGTGAGATTGTTGTTGATAAGGGGGTCGTGAAATGCGATCCCTTTTTGAAATTAAATTTATATTAAAAAGGAGAATTTAAACTATGTTAAAAGAAACAAAGAAAACTATTGAATGTGAAATTGCAGAAATCAATGAGGAATTTGGTCTTGAGGAGATCAATGGTGACGTGTACACTACTTCTCTCAATGTGGCTGAGACTTACGGGAAAGAACATCAGAATGTTATGAAGAAAATCCGTCATTTCATTGAAGTTGTCCCAGAGCTTAACGGAGTTAATTTTAACTTGGTTGATTATGTAGATGCAAAAGGCGAGTCTCGTCCTATGTATTACATTGATCGTAAAGGATTTGCAATGCTGGTAAACAAGTTCACTGGAGACAAAGCTCTGATCTTTACAGCCAAATACACAGATGCTTTTGAGAGAATGATTGAGCTGATCACACAACTTCAGCAAGATAATAACGATCTATATGATGTAGCGGTTTCAGATGAATGTCAGCTTCAGAGACAGTATGATGCAGATAAAATTAAATATTCTGTACGCAATATTGATCGTGTTCTTTTAGAATCTGATTACACAAATCTGGAAGCCACTGTTGATAAGATCATTGATGTTCACATTCATTTAAAAAAGAAAGATCGCTATGAATATTATAGAAAACTAAATGCAACTGAATATAAACAGAAAATCGTAACAATGATCGATGACAAACTTGAAGCGATTATTGAGACTTCTGGTTCTTTGAATCCAATGTACAGAATGACTGCAGAGTATGTATTAAACAATCTGAAACGCAGATACATAGAAACAAATCATCGTAGTACTGGAAAGAAAATTGCATTTAGAGATTCTAAAATTAAGGATCTGGAAGATCAGTTAGAAAGTTAATTTGAGGTGTGCCCTGTTTCAGGGCATCCTTCCCAACTTATGGGGAAAATAATCTAAAGTAACGATTCGTTACCCCATAAATGGAGAAAAGGCATCCCTACCTCCTAGGAATGCCTTTAGTATGAAAATAATTAATTGGGTAACTAATTATTCCATGATGTTTCTAATTATAACTTATGTTTCCAAATATTGCAAGGTTAATTGTGAAAAAGAGGTATCTTTATGAACCTCTCTTCTCCTTTAATTCCAAATACACAAAAGGCTCACTGAATTGCGAGCCCCATGTGTATTATTACTTTGAGATATGATACATATTTCTTGTTACATAATTAGTATAGAATATTGCATTAGTGATTGTCAAATACATATTTTACCAGTGTGAAAATAGGGTATTTCCCTGCCCTTGAGTAAACAGTTTGCTTGTACACTATAATAAAGAAACTGGTAAAAATGAATTTCCAATTGGTAGTGCTATTCTGAATACATTTAGTCCTACAAGACGTAAGGCTAATTATGAGAATATGCAGTCTGATCAAAGTAGATTGCAGGACTTCTTTAGTAACAGCATGGTTCCTGAAATTTTTGGTAGTAAATCCGCCAAAGAAAAAGAGGACATGTTTAAGCGACTTCAGAATGAAATGAAGACTGAAAAGGGTCGTGATACAGCTAGTACTCTTTATGGTCAAGCCAAGCAAAATAATTATGATCTTAGTGATAAGAAAAATACTTATGGAAAAGGTCTTGAGAAGTTTAATGAAGCTGTAGAAAAATCTGGTAGCATTGCTCAATCTGCTGCAGGTGGAGTTGCTGGTGCTTTTGAAAAGATCAAAGCTTCTGGTATTGCTGCTAAGGCCGGTGCTTTTGCTGCTAATGTTGGTATTGGTTTAGCTGCTAGTGCTCTTATGCAATTAGGTGCTATGGCACTTTCTTGGGTTGGTACTAAGATTCAAAAAGCTGCTACCTATGATAAAGATAAAATAGAAGCTGCTGACAAAACACGTACAAACTATCAGGACAAATTATCTGATACAAAAACTAATATCTCTACTCTTAAAGGAAACAAAACTGAGTTTGAATCCTTATCTAAAGGTGTAGACGAGTATGGTAATAATATTAGCTTAGATACTTCTTCCTATGAGAGATTCTTAAACATCCGTAAGGAAATTTTAGATACTACTCCTTCTCTCATCTCTGGCTATGATGCTGAAGGAAATGCAATTGCTAAGACATCAGGATTGATAGATAAAGCGATTGAATCTCAGGAGAAAAAATTAAAGAGTACACAAAAGGATTATTCTTCTGATGCTACTTGGGATAAACTTAACAAAGGTAATCAGGAAAGCTTGAAGAAAGCTGCTGGTGGTCTATTAGATAAAAGTCTTTCCAAAGATATTGAATCAACTCGAAAAAATATCTCTGATGAGATTTATAAAAGAACATCTTCATCTGGAGATAGTTTCGGAAAAGCATTTGGAGATGCAACAAAAAAAGTTATTGGTGGTAAGAAAGCTCTTGATTTAACTAAAGACGTTGATATTAGCAAATTTGCTGACAATTATAGTAAAATTTTTGATCAGATGAAAGAAGACAATCCTTCTATTTCAACTGAGGCTATTGAAGCCAATGTGGCTAAATATGTAGCTAAGTATAATAAAATGATGAAAGAAATCAAGTCTCTTGCGAAACAATATAAGGAAGATTTCCAAAATACGGTTTCAGCTTCAGATGGCTATGACAAACTATCTAGCAAAGGACAAAGTTTCTTAAGTGGTATTGCTGGTAACGTTATCGACTTTGACAATGCCAATGAAAAAGATTTAACTGACGATAACATTACCAAAAAACGTAAAGATCTCCAAAAAATTACCAAAGAGTTTACTAAGAATAAAAAAGCACAGGAAGATTTGGATGAACTGGTTAAAACAACCAACAAAACTGGTGGAAAATCGGCCAAAAAGTGGAGTGAAGATGTCCAAGATGCTTATAACGATCTGACAAAAACTTTAGGTAAAAAAGTTGATGGTAAAACATTAAGCGCTGCTCTTGAAGACGCTTTTGATTTTAAATTCAGCAAAGATGGAGATATTCTTCATGATGGCAAAAATGTTGAGGATATGATCAAGGGTATACAAGACAAGCTTGGTAAAAGTAAAGATACAACTAAGTTTTTAGATGGTCTTGATTTTACTGAAATGTCTCAAGCCTTTGATATCTTAAATTCTCAAACTGAGAAATGGACAGGTAGTCTTGATCAGTTGAAAGAGCGTCTGAAATTAATCAATCAGACAAAATCTCAGTCTACTTGGAGTGATTATCTTCAAGCCAAGGAAACTGCCGACTCTGGTGATACTTACTTAGCAATGCGTGAAGCATTCAATGCTCAGAAGAAAGAACGTGACAAAGGACTTATTGGAACAGATGATTTTAAAACATTGACAAGTGTTATGAGTTCATCTGGTAAGACTGATGCTGCTACTTTTGATAAGACATGGGCTAAGACTACTAAGTATTTTACTTCCGATAATAGCGGTCTGGTTAAATTCTTAGATGATTTATCTGCCAAATCCCAAAAAGCTAATACTGATTTTGGTACTTTAAAGAAAACTGCTGAAGGTACTTATTCAGGAAAGATCACTAATACTGCTACTGCTGCTAAGGCAATGGGTATGGGTATTGAACCTTTTGAAGCTGTACTGAATCGTTTGAAAGATTATGGTGGTAAGATTGATTTTAAATCTGTCACAGAACAATATGGAAAAGCTGAAAAAAAACTTAATGGATTGGCTAAGAAATGGGATAAAATGGAAGAAGGCTCTGGTAAGACTCTTTTAGGCGAACAAATTGAAGAATATCGTCAGAAACTCATTAAGCTCAAAAATGCTGAAAAAGAAATTCCTGATGATCTGAAAAAGAGTTTGGAATTTACAATCAAGGTTGCTGATTATACATCTGATTTAAACAATCTCAAAGAGCAGTATAAAATCAATGAAAAGTCAATGACCACCGAGGAAAAGAACAAAAACTTAACTAAACAGGTAAGTGATGCTAATAATATTCTTTACAATATGACAGGTGGTAAGGACTTCGGTAAAGGTGGTTTATTAAAAGGCGTTCAAATCAGTGCCGACATGAAACTCAATCTTAAGGATAGTCAAAGTGAAATTGATAAATTATCTGAAGAATTTTCTAAAGCTACTGGAGAAAAGAGAGTTAAAATCGGTGTAGAACTTGCTCAAAAACAAACAGACCTTATTGAACAACTCAATAAATTGTTACCAAAGGATAAACAAATTCCTATCAATATTGTTGACAACGCCACTCCTGGGATCAAAAAGATTAACAAAGAAAAAGTTAAAGATAAGAATTTTACAGTATGGTGTAAGAGTCATGCTAAAGAAGTAATGGAAGCAATTCAAGCTTACCAAATCAAAAACAAAGAATTTACAATTACTGCCAGACAAAAAAACATAGTAGAAAATATTACTAAAGAAGTTACAGAAAAAGGGCAGCCAAAAGCCAGTGGGAAGAAAAATGGTAAAGGTAGCTCTGTAGGTATTATACAATTCGCATCTGGTGGGAAAGTCTCCAAAGCCCATGGATCGACTTTCATTCCACACTCAAATGCTTTCGCTCAAGGTACTGTCGATGACTTAACAGACTGGTATGATAATGAGCTTGATGATATTGAAGAATTTGGTGCTTTTGCTCACGGAACAATTAAGAAACTTGGAAGCCGTGCTCTTGCGATGGGAACAACAAAAATCTCTGATTTATCAGAAATCAATCCTGTTGTACAGGCTGAAAAGAACAAATATTTACAAGAGAAAACAGATAAGCTCAAATCATCTGTCGGTAATGCTCATGCCAATGGTGGTGATTGGGGATTAAAACAAGATGAACGAGCTCTTACAGGAGAATTAGGAGACGAACTTGTCGTATAAACCACATATGCGACCTTATGTAGTAATACATATGTGAAAATTTATCTAATTGCTGGAAAGTCTTAAAGATAATTAAGCTACAACAGAAGGATGAAATATGCCTAGATGTGAACGCTACGAAAGTAAAAAGAATTAATTATATAGAAGCGAGGTTAAATCCCCTGCTTCTGTTACAATAGATAATCAGCAGCCAAGATCCGAATAGGATAAGGTTCAACGACTATCCTCTTATGAGGAGTAGAGCCGCAAGCTAATGGCGGTACAGTAATGTTTAAATCAAAATGATAAATTACCTGATAAGTATGATAAACAAAAATTCTCTCTATGAAAATTATGTAGAATAATATATAATTGCTTTATAAATAAATTACGGAGGGAAAATATATGAAAAAGAAAATTTTTAAGATTATTGGAGCATGTTTAATTGCCTCAATGTGTCTCATTGGATGCGGTAATAAAAAACAAGAAAAGAAAACTTCTACCACATCTAGCGCTGCAACTGAGGAAAGAGAAATTAAAAAAGATGATCAAACTCTTGTTTCTGAATTGGGCCAAAGCCTGAAAACAGATATAAAAAATTTTTCTATCAGTTCTACAAAATTATTTGGATACAATGGCAACGTCAGAGCTATCAAATATAAAAATAATAATAATATAGAAACCATCAAATGGTCTATTCCATACTCAGAAGAGAATTTTGATGATTTATATGATAAGATGATCAGCTATTATAATAATGGAAGCGAAGATATTCCGGATAAATATGATGTTTATACTTATTATCCTGAAGATGACAACATCAAAGAAATCACCTTTTCTCACAATTATGAAACTATTAATGTAACCTTTTCTGCAACAGAAGATAAAATATCATCACAAAAACCTAAGCGTTCAGCATATGAAGCTTATAATAAAGTCATCAATACTTATTTAGACTCTACTGACGCAGACGAAGATTCTGATGATGACAATTATGATGTGGGTGTTACTCCTAGTCAAACCTCTCTTGGTGTGGATGAAAATGGAGATCCTGCTTATGAGGATACAATCACTTTAACTCAAATTTCTCAAAAAGATGTCGAACTTGATATGTATGATGGAATGATGCCTCCTGATGCCGTTTATGTTAAATTATTATATTATATTGAAGGTTCATATATCCTTCAGAACGGTTGGAAAAACTATAGTCCTTATATTTTTGATCCTGTTCCTAAAAATTATAAACAGTTTAAACAAAAAAGAGAAAAAATTAAATCACTATTTAAAACTTCTAAACCTACACCGAACTTATATAGACATTTAAAAAGACTTCATAGTGTAAAAGGTACATTGGATATTAACAATGGACTTGCCGCAGGGTGTGACTTCAAAATCACAAATTTAAAAAAATGCGCCAAAGAATTACATGTTTCACAAGAATGTGTTGGATATATTCTTGCATATTTAAGCGCACACAACTGTGAAGTAACTTTTAGCAACAACCATAAAAGTTGTACCGTTGTTGATTCAAACACTTATGACGAATAAATTTTAAATGATTATAAAAGGGAGCAAAACTATGGCTTTAGTAAAATGTCCAGAATGTGGAAAAGAAAACGTATCATCTACTGCCACTGCTTGTCCGCAGTGCGGATTTAATATTAGAGAATACTACGAGCAAGAAGAATTATTAAGACAAGAAGAACAAGAGGCCGCTTGGCGAAAAGAAACTTTTGAAAGACGAGTAAATAATGTAGAAATACCAAAGGAGCCCGAAATGGGAGGCTATATTAAAATATTTATAGTTCTTAGTGTATTCAGTGTTATTTGCTGGTTTGGAGCTGACAATGAAGTGCAGCAAGGATTAGTGTTATTTGCTTGGGCATCACTTACATGGCTTGATTGGAAAATGTATTCTCAGAATTATGAAGAATATGAGGAAGCTCTTAAAGACGCACAAGCATATAAATACAAAATCGCTCGTAGACAACAAGCAGAAGCTGAAAAAAGAGAAATACAGGAAGAAATAGACGAGAAGGGTATCCCTTATTGCCCCAAATGTGGTTCTACCCATGTTGGATTAACTACCAGAGGATATAGGATAACTACTGGTTTCATAGGAGCGTCAGAAACAATGAACATATGTCAAAAATGTGGGCATAAATGGTATCCTAAAAAATAATCTATACTTATTAAAGAGCAAAAGTAATTTTACTTCTGCTCTTTTTTCATACACAATTTTAATAAAATCAGGTAAAAGATATAGTCTGAACTCATGTGAAAGCATGAGGAGTGAAAACTCTTGTCGGTGTTGCGAACCGATGAAAACATAATTGACGTGGTAACAGATGGTTTACAGTAGGGTCTCAAGGCCCAGAATTTGTGAACCTCAAACGTGGTGATATAGTATTTAATCACCTACAAACAAAGGAACTCCTAAACAAAGGAAAGACAGGAAGTAGAGCTAAGATTGTTGGTGGTGAAGGAGCATTTGCTCATGGATCTGCTCATGCTAACTCTGCTGGAATTAAAATTAAATTTAATGGTAGCAAAACTACTACAGGTAAAAAGAAGAAAACTACTTCTTCTTCTGGTAAATCTAAAACCGGTTCTGGAAGTTCAGGATCTGGTAAGTCTGGCTCTGGAAGCGGTAAGAAGAAAACCAAATCTAAATCCAAGAAATCAGCTCTTGAAAACTATCTTAATAAGATAGGTAAGGCTTTTGATTTCATTGAAATAAAGATTGAAAATCTTACTGCTGCTACTGATCTTTGGACAGCTAAAGCAGAAAATGTTCATAGTCTTACTTCTGCTGTTAATGATTATGACAAAGCTTTAAAGAGTGTTGGTTCTTCTATCACTGCTAATACCCAAGGTTATAAGAAATATAAGAAATTCTATGAAAGCTTTGAAAAACAAGCAGTTAAGAAAGCTCCTAAAACAAAAAATGCTTCAAAAGCGAAGAATCAAAAAGTTCTAAAATCTTATTTCAAAAAAGTACGTAAAGATACTATCAACTCTATGAATATCAAAACTATTAGTAATGATAAAATCCGTAGTGCTGTTGAAGAGTATAAGAACTGGTATGATAAAGCCAAACAATGCAAACAGCAAGTTGAGGAGCTTAAGAAACAACAACAAGAACTGGTACAAACTAAACTTGAAAAGGTTGTTAGTTATTATGATGCTATGGCATCTAAAACATCTGCTATCTTAGAGAACTATCAAAAGATCAATGATCTTAATATTGCCCAAGGGACAGATACTTTTGATAATAAAACAGCTAATTTAAACAATCAGATTCGACAATATCAGAATCAGAGAAATATTCAGCAACAAGAATTGAATAAATATCAGGCAGAGTATGATAAGGCTAAGAAAAAGGGAATCTTAACAGATGAACAAAAAGCTACATATGAAACCCAGATACAAACTTTCACAAATAACATTGTTGATACTGATACTGCTATTGCAAATGCAAGGAAAGAAATTGATCAGATTAAAATTGATAGGTTGACTAGACTTGCAGATGAGGCTGAACATGCTGCTACTGCTTTAGAGCATACTGCTTCTATGGCTGAAGCTCATGGAGATTATGCTACTAAACAATCAAAAACTGATCAGATTGACAGAAACAACGACAGAGCTGCTGTCAATGTTAATATTATGAACGCTGATCAAGAAATGATGAATAAGGTTACCAAGGATTCTGAAAGATACAAGGAACTTTATGATGACTGGTATTCAAGACGTGAAGAAAACTTTTCTTTAGATGAAAAGAATGAACAATTACGTCAGGAAGCCATTATGATTCCTCTTGATGAGAGTAGCCGTAAAATTGATAAACGTACAACTCGCATTGACGAGAACAATGATCTTATGAATATGTTGAATCAGGATTACTTAAACGATCCTGACACTGGTAAGATTACGAATGATGGGTTGGCTAAGGTTGCTCTTCTGAGTGACAATATGCGTCAGGAACAGCTTAATATGGCTGATCTAGCAGAACAAAGAAATGCTTTATACAAATTACATGACGATAAACAAATTGGAGATTCTGCTTTTGAAAGTAAGTTAGCTGAAATCAATAAACAACTTCGTGAGGCTGCAACAAATACCAACGACTATAAGAATCAAATTGTAGAACTTGGTAAGACAACGATGCAAGCTGAAGTTGATGCTTTGGTTAAAGTTATTGATAAGCGTAAAGAGGCATTGAGTCAAAAGAAAGAATATTATGATTATGACAAAAACATCAAAAGTCAGACTAAAGACTTGCAAGCTCTTGAAGCTCAGCGAGCTGCTTTGGAGGGTGTCGAAGGTGAAGCTGCGAAAGCACAAAGAGCCAAATTGGACGCTCAAATTGCCGATGCTCAGGAACAAATGGATGACACTAAGAAAGAACATCAATATTCTATGGAGTCCCAAGGATACGATGATCTGACTGAAAAGTTACAAGAATCTTTAGACAAGCAGCTTAAATCTTTAAGCGGTTCACTGGATGAACAATCTAAGCTTATTAGCAAGTTCTTAAAACAGGTTGGAGATTCTTATTCTGATGTATTTAAGAAGATCAATGACACTGCTATTAATTCTGGACTTATTAATGGTCTAAGTGAGTTATATCATTCTGAATACAATAGCTCTGCTAATGGCAAGACACCTGAACAGAACGCAAAGGATACTCAGAACAAGAACAGCTCTGTGACTAATAACGTTGCAAATCCTGATACTAATGTAACTGGTACAACTGGTATTACAGGGTCTAAGGTTGATTCTTCAAAAGTTGAAACTGGAAATGCTAGTGGTGTTAGTGGTTCTATGAAAACGCCTGAGCAACAGGAACACGGTATACAATCGTTTGAATTAAGTACCTATGGATTTACTCTTAATCTTGGGCAAAGTAGAACTGTTAATATTACAAAGATTACTCCGCCAGATGCATCAGGTCAATCATTTAAATGGTCATCTAAAGATTCAAGCCATGTTACAGCTAATGGATCAGGTACTTCATGTACCATTACAGCTGTAAGAGCCGATTATGAAGGAACAGTTATGGTAACATGTACAGCCTCTAATGGAGTAAGCGCCAATATTGCTGTTACGGTTCAATTAACTAATCAACAAAAAAGAGGTAAGATGTATGGATTAAAAATTCATACTGGAAATCCTTACACAGAAGCTCAATTGAAGAGTTGGTCAGCTTTAAACAATTATTTGGCTAGTCGTGGTTTTGATGTTGTTAATAACCCTAGAGGAATGGAAGCCCTTGGAAAGAAACTTGGTGTAATTACCAAGAAAAACTCTAGAAAGGGAGGAACATTCCATAAAGGCAGTAATGGCAAATATTCTAAGAACCAATCAGGTCAGATTTTAAAAGCACTTAAAGCAGCAGGTGTAAGAAATGGTGGTGTCATTGATGATGTAATACCAATCTCTAAACTTAATGGTGTAATCCAAGGTAATCATGATCATGGTATTGCTACTGTTCGTAGAGACGAAATCTTACTGAAACCAGAAACATCTGATGTGCTGAAACAAGCTGTTAAGATTTCTGAATCAGTGGTTAAAGCTTCTAATACAAAAGATATTATGACTGGTACTGGAGACTTCTCTTCTTATTATGATGCATTGATCAAAGTAGAATCTGGAGGAATGGTTGATAAGAGTGTTCTGAATGATCTTAAGGTTGTTGCAAAACAGGTTTATGATCAAGAGCAAGCTAACAAACTAAAAGAATATCACAAAATTGGCCGTAAGCCTACGATCGGCAAATAATGTAGAGCCTGTGTGAAAACATGGGCTCTTTTTTAAATTGGAGGAAATTATGGAAATTAATTTATTATTACTACTTATTATTGGAATTTTATTAATCGGAGTTGTGAGAATGAAATGCAGGAATAGTTTGTATTCAATTTCGTTGGGAGCTCTGATGAATTATATGGATGATGAAGGATTAACTCCTTTCGATGAGCTGACCCCTGAGATGAGGTCTATGTACATCAGGGAAGAAATTGCTTCTATGAGGGATGGAAATTTATTATAAAAGCATAGAAAAAGACACCCACTGTAATTAGTGAGTGTCTTTTTGTGAGCGATGATTAAGTCTTAGTCATAAGACTCGTGTTCATAAAGTTTCCTTCATTCCTCCTTTAATCATCCTTTTAATCCTGTAGGGTGTCCAATCCTACAATCTTTTGAAGATCTAAACGTGGTTGTTTATTCTTACTTACCAAATTCATCATAGCACATATTGTGCTTCTATTCAATGAATTTTCAATAAAAGCAATCTTTTTGTATTGTCTTTGCCTAATCTACTATGTAGGTTTTCGTTATAGTATCCGGTGCGCTAATTGGACAGGGAAGCGTATAGATATTTTAAGTCGAATACAAAACTCTTGCTTTATGTTTTTTGATACATTTTTTATTTGCGGATTAGTAAGATCACAAATGCTGCAATATTGGCAATATCGGCAGCGTTATGTAACACGGTAAGTAATGTGTCGACCATCGTTATAGTCTTCTTTCTACTACATATCCTTCAGGCATCATTTAATATGACATATACCATTATATGCCAAAAGTCATCAAAAAGAAAGGTGGAATTTGTAGAATTGGTACTTACAGGACATTTTTAAGAAAGGAGAATCTATGTATTCAAATGCAGTAAGTTTTACTTATAACAATAAAAGTCTATCGGACTTTTCACATAAAATGATCATCGGGTATATTGATAAATCTGAAGATTCATTCGGTCTTGATAGAGAGATCGTAAGCGGTTCAACTACTATGAATCGTAACATCTATCATGCTTATAATACAAAATATTCGGGAAAACTTGGATTTCAGATTACTCTTCTTCATGAGGATCAGAAACGATTTACTGAGAATGAAGTATCTGAAGTCACTAGATGGTTAACAAGTCCTAAGAGCTATAGAAAATTAGAGTTTTATGGCTGTGATGGTAGCAAGAATGATGTCGTTTATTATGCCATTGTTACTAAAGTTGCTCCTGCTCTTGCTGGAGGAATTGCTGGCTTAAAGATTGACTTTGAGTGTAATGCACCATATGGATTTGTAGAAAAAGAAAGCAATTTATTTGATCTAACAAACAAACTAGAAACACCTAATCATAATGGATCTTTAGTTCTTGATTGTGGATCAGATGAGCTGGAAGAATATGTTTATCCTATTATTGAAGTTGAAAGTCCTGAGCTTTGGACTGATCTTCAAATTACAAATCATTCAGATAATAACAGCACAATGCATTTATGGGACACAAAAGGTAACTATGAGATTAATTGTCAGCATCAAGTTATTAAACTGAATGGAAAAGGAATTGTATTATCAAATGTGTTCAAGATGGACACTGTACAAAAATTATATTGGTTACGATTTGTTCCAGGAGCAAACCAGATTGAAATTACAGGTCGTTGCAAAATAAAAATCAAGTGGCTCGAACCTAAGAAGGTTGGAGCTTTTTAAATTCAGAAAGGAGGCGTGAGAGTGAATTGGAATTTATAAAAGACATTTTCAATCATACAGAGCCTTATGATTTTTATCTGGTAAATCCAGAAGGCAAGGCAATTTGCGCCTTAAATAGCATTGACACTTCTACTACTTCTCTCACTGCTACTCTTAATGATAGATGGGAATTAAGTTTTAGTGTAGAAAAGTATATTGATGTCAACAATGATGCAAATTTTGTCTTATCAAATGGATATGAATATCTAGATAAAGGAATGGAAATTTATATAGATCGTATCGGATACTTTGTGATCACTGAGGTCCCAAGTGTTCAGTTTGATGGATATTCAGAGATGAAGACTGTCAAAGCTGAGTCTTGTGATGTTGAGCTAGAGAATAAAGATTTAGTTACTTTCTATGTTAATACAGGAAAAACAGGAAGTAAGGAATACACTGCTGATGGGAATGTTATCGAAGACAAATTAACAGGTAATAAGATCTTAAAGCGCTATGTTGCTTTATATGATCCTAATAATCGTCAGTTAAGTTTATTAGATTTAGTTCTTGAAAACTTGCCGGGGTGGTCTGTTGGACATGTTGATGAGTCTTATGTTGACGAAGAGGGAAATACCAAATGGCTTATTCCTTATAAGAGACAGAATGAGAACGGAGAAGACGAATGGTTCTTCGTAAGAGGTACATTTGAAGAAGAGTCTATTAATGTTTATGCTTTCTTAACTCAGAAAGTAGCACAGGCTTATAGATGCGTGTTCACATTTGACATATTAAATAGGAGGATCAATTGTTATCATATCAGTCAACTTGGTAAAGATACAGGTATTTCTCTAAGCACAACAAACTATATTGATTCTTTAAGTGTAACCGGGGCAACAAATGATGTCTATACACAGTTTAATGTGGCCGGTGGAGAGAATCTTGATATTAAATATGTAAACTTTGGTGAAATTACCATTGACAATTTATCATATGTTCTTAAAGAACCATTGGTTTCTAAGGATCTGATTGACAAATATGAAGCTTATTTGAAATATAGAGGAACACATTGGGATAGCACCAAGAATGAAAAAGTAACTTATACTCTTGATGATGGAACTTCAAAAGAAATGACTCGTAGAGAGTATTATTCTTATCTCACTAGAATGTGGGGCAAATACAAGAAAGTTGCTGATGAAATTAAGAATCGTGTTCCTAATGATGGTTTAAAAACTGATTGGGATACATTCAAGGAAGATGAACTTCAGAAGCAACTTGACATCTATATAGATGCTGTTAATTTCATTTTACTAGAGTATGGATATGCTAAAAAGAATGAAAATGGTGAACCCATCAAAAAGGAAGATGGTACATACGAAACTGTTTTAACAGGTGATGATCTGAAAGCCCAAATGATCAAAGATATGTGCTGGTATTCTTATACTGCTTATGTGGACAATGTCATTCCAAATATTAAGATCGCAATAGCTAATATTCCTAAGCAAGATGGAGACAAAGTAAAGCCAATTGATAAGTGGGAAACTACATGGGAATTGTTTGGTGTTGACGAGCTGAAAGTTCGTATCAAGATGTATCAGAATTCTATTGACACTCTTGTAAAAGAAGGATATGACAAGCCATATGATGTTTCTGATAATAAGACAGATTACTATAAAGAATATCAGGAGTATGTTCAGAAAGTAGCTGATGCAAAGGCCGCTCTTGAAGAAAGAGAAAAAGAATATAAAGAGGCAAGTGATAAGGTTCAGGGATACTTAGATAAACGAACTGAAGTACATGATGATTGTAGCCTAAAGAAGAATCCAGACTTTAATTTTATTGACAAAGATGGAAATCTTAACTCAGATGGTCAGACAATTTTCAAACTATATGTGCCAACTGATTATGTGAATGAAAATTATTTAATTACAAGCCTTGATGATATTGAGACTTATGTTAATCGAGCTGAGGATTTATATCAGGCAGCAGTTAAGGAACTGTCTTCACAGGCCCAGCCACAATATATCTACTCTCCTCAGATTGAAAATTTGTTATGTGATGAGAACTTCTCTCCTTACTTAGATCAATTGGTTCTTGGAGATTATATCTGGTTAGAAGTTGATGATGGGAATGAATTTGGTGGACATGGTAATTTAGAGAAATTCAGATTGTACACTTTTAGTTTCAATCCTAAAGACCCATCTGAAAAGTTTGAAATTTCATTTACCAATATGATCAAATCTCAAGCAAAACGAGATGATGAGGTATTCTTGTTAAATTCTTCTACAAAGAACAATAGAAATTCTATCACTTCTACTGCTTACACTGGAGTTGACGAAAGTATCAATGCAATTCTTACTCCAGAGCTTCTTAAGGCGATCACAGGACAATTAACTACATCTGTCGGTTTTGGTAATGCTGTTGGGAATATGGTTGAGTATATTAACAGCCAGCCTAACAGTGTTTTAAATATTACAGCAAACCAAACAAACGTAAAGAAAATTGTTGGTACAGAAGCTGAGTTTGAGAAATTCTTTTCTAAGTATATTGATGCCGATTATATCAACGCAAGAGTTGTTATTGCTAATGTTGGTGAGTTTAAGAATTTAACAACTGAAGTAGCAAACATTAAAAGTGCAATTATTGGCACTTCTTCTACAGAAACAGGTATCGTATTCAACCTTTCCTCAGCAAATGCTAAGTTTGATTCTGCATGGATCATCAATGGTATCGCAGGCAAAATGACGATCGGTGATTTAGCAGCAGGCGATATTACAATCTCTGATACAATGCGTATCCTATCTGAGAACGGCAACTTTCGAATGAACGGGTCTGCCATGCAATTCTTAGATACTGAAGGCAATGTTGGAATCCAAATTGGTTATGATACGAACAAGAATCCAAGCATTATCATCAAAGACAATAAAGGCGTAACAGTTATGACAAGTCAAGGTATCACTAAGGATGCGATTGCTGATGGATTGATCGTGAATAATATGCTTGGAGATCAATCCATTTCTAAAGATAAATTAAATTTTCCTATCGTTGAGGCGAACGAACAAGGCGGTATTGATATTAAACAAATTTATGATGGTAAAGGCGGTTTGTGGGGAGTCGAGTATACGAGAACTATAACATCTATTAATAATAATTTAAACCAACTAACAGAAGACATTGCAAATCTTAACACTGCAATCGACTCCGTATCTCTTACAGGGCAACAAGTCTTTACCGAAACCGACACAGGTATTTCTCCTACTTCTATTACTCTAACTGCAACGGTCAATAATGGTGCAGAAATCAGCAAATGGTACGTTGATGGAACCGAAAACACTTCTTATGTTTCTTCAGATAAATCACAAATTACAATCCCAAGTTCTTATATGACAAACAGAAAAACAGTGGTTATTAAAGTGGAATGTACTGATACATCTAAATATGATGTTATGACTTTATATAAAGTTACAGATGGAGCTTCTGCTTACACTGTTGTCGCAAATAGTAGCAACGGAACTACTTTTGAGTACAACAATACTGTTTATACGGAAACGATTTGTACTTGTAAAGTTCTGAAAGGAAGTAAGGAAGTTACTGCCAAAAGCTACGTTTGGTACAAGCAATCAAGCGGATCAACAGAATGGAAACAAATTGGAACTGGTGCAAGGTTAACAGTTTCATTAAAAGATAAACAAAATCAGAAAATTAAATGCTCAGTAGAAATCTGAGTTAGATAGAGAAAACAAATACATAATAACTAATTTTGGAGGTGAAAACTATAAATGGTATTAGAAAGTAATACATTAGATGTCTTATTTGTAAAAGATGGACAGCAAGGAGAAGACGGTAAGATTCTCTACACTTGGATTAAATATGCCAAAGATGCAAGTGGTACAGGAATAACTGACAATCCCAATGGGGCGATTTATATTGGTATTTCTTACAATAATGAAAGCTCTATAGAATCAAATGATCCTACACAATATGCATGGACTAAAATACAAGGTGCGGATGGTAAAAAAGGTGAAGATGCCTATACTATCTTCTTAGAGAATGAGAATATTTCTTTTGCCACGGATGAAAATAGAAATCCATTATCAGAACAGGCTTATACTTCCAGAATTACTGTTATGAAGGGAGCTACGCCTGTCACTGATTTTGGTATTGGAGATATTGCTAAAACACAAGGAATTGCAGTGGCTAAAACAGATACAGCTATTGCGATTTCTGTTGTTAATGGGAATCCTTTGCCAAGTGATAGTGGAGAAATTGAGATTCCTATTACTGTTGGCGGTACTGTTTTTAAAAAGATTCTTACTTGGACTTGCGCAAAAAAAGGTGATCAAGGTATCCAAGGACCTCAAGGTGAAAAAGGAGAACAAGGTGAGAAAGGTAAAAACGGTACTTCCGTTACAATTATAAACAAAAGTATTACATATCAATTATCTACAAGTGGTACTACTATCCCAACGGGTACTTGGCAGACAAGTCCTCAGACAATTCCAGAAGGTCAATATCAGTGGGCAAAAACATCTGTGGCTTATAGTGATGGAAACAAAACAGAATCTTACTCTATTTCTTATCATGGTAAAAATGGTAGTGATGGTACTTCTGTGAAAACAACCAGCACTTCTGTTAAATATCAAGTTGGAGACAGTGGAACAACAAAACCTACTGGAACATGGCAAAGTAATGTGCCAACTGTTGCTCAAGGGAAATATTTGTGGACACAGACGATTGTTAATTATTCAGATGGAAATTCCACTGAATCATACAGTGTATCTTATAGAGGGATTGATGGTAACAATGGAGCAAACGGTATGAACGTTGCAACGATTTATTTATATCAAAGAGCAACTTCTACTCCTAGTAAACCTAGTAATACATTGACATATACGTTCTCTACAACAAAAATCACTGGTACTTTAAATAATGGTTGGTCTACAGCAATTCCAACAGGTACCGATGCAGTATATGTTACTGTTGCTTCTGTCTCTAGCAAAAACGATACGGCTACTATTGCTACCTCTGTTTGGTCTGCGCCTGTAGTATTGGCACAGAATGGTAAGACTGGTAGTGATGGTAAGGCAGGGTTAAATGTTGCGACGATTTATTTATATCAAAGAAACACAAGTAAACCAAGCAAGCCTTCTGCGAGTGTAACTTATACATTTAGCACAGGTGTGGCAAGTGGACTTAATAATGGGTGGAGTCAGAAGATTCCAGATGGTACTAATCCATTATATGTTACTTTAGCGACTGCATCTTCTAATACATCAACAGATACCATTTTAAGTTCTGAATGGAGTGATGTTGTTGTGATGGCACAGAATGGTGAAGATGGTCAAGACGGAATCTCTCCAAAAGTATCTCTTTCAAAATCAGGAGATACAACAACAATTTCTATTGTAGATGCAACAGGAACTCATACACAGACTGTCAAAGATGGAACAAACGGAACGCCTGGTGAAGATGGTAAAGATGGTAAAACAAGTTACTTTCATGTGAAATATAGCAATGATGGTGGAAAAACATTTACTGGTAATTCTGGAGAAGATACTGGAATTTACATGGGAAGTTACACTGATTATACTGAGGCTGATTCTACTGATGTTAAGAAATATAACTGGGTAAAAGTTAAAGGTGATAAAGGTGATACTGGGCAGAAAGGTCAAGATGGTACTTCCGTAAAAATCACATCTAAATCAGTTACATATCAAACGTCAACTTCTGGCACAACAGCACCTACAGGAACGTGGTCAACTACTGTTCCTACAGTTGCAAATGGTCAATATTTATGGACTAAAACTACAGTACAATACTCAGATAGTAATAAGACTGAAGCATACAGTGTTTCCTATAAAGGTACAAATGGTACGAACGGAACTTCTGTAACTGTAAGTAAAACGGAAGTTACATATCAAGTTAGCACAAGTGGTACTACTGCTCCTACAGGTGTATGGAGTACAACAATGCCAAGTTGTAACCAAGGACAGTATTTATGGACTAAGACTTATGTTAAGTATTCTGATGGGAAAGAGACTACTTCTTATAGTGTGAGTTATAAGGGAGTTGATGGTGCTGATGGGCAAGATGGTAATAGTTTTGCTTGGAATATGTTAAGTGAAACAAATTGTGGTAAAAAGCATTGGGAAACAGCGTCTTCTGGCGGAAAATATTCTGTTGAAGATTTTATTACAGAAGATAATATCAATGCTGTAAAACTAATTTGTACTGAGGCTGTTAGTTCATCAGAATGGTCGTATACTTGTTTTACAGACTTAGAGATGTTGAAGCAACTAAAACCATCTACAAAATATACATTAAGTTATGATATTAAAGCAAACAGATCAGGAATGATAAGTCACACTATATGCAGAGGAAATATAACTAATAGTTGTACTAATACTGTTGTTGTAAGTAATATAATTGGAGATGAAACATGGCAACACATTTCAGTAGTTTTAACTACAAACGATTTAAAAACAACGCCTACAAATGAAGTTGTATATTTAGGAAGAACTGCTTTAAGTAAGGTAGGATATTCTATCATTAAAAATCTTAAACTTGCCGAAGGAGATATCGACACCCCTTGGAGTCCATCTCAATCAGACATCGAAGGAAAAGGTGTTGCAGAAATAGTTCAATATTACTTAGCAACATCTCAAGCTTCTGGAGTAACTTCTTCTACTTCTGGTTGGAGTACAGACATTACAACTCAAAAACTAACTGCTGATAAAAAGTATTTATGGAACTGTTATCAGACAAAATATAGTGATGGCACGAGTGAACCTATTAGCACACCTAAAGTTATTGGTGTATACGGGGATAAGGGAAATGGTATCGTGGCAAGTGTCCAAAGACCTAATAAGACCGAATCTTGGTGGAGCCAAGTTGGTGCAGTAGGTCATAAAGATACATTTGATGATTCATCTAATACTCGTAACAATTGTAGAGTTGGAGATATTTTTACAGTTATGGGAACGTCCACAGAGGGTAATTCGCATACGGCCTATTATAAGAGCACAACTGATAGTGGAGATTTAGCAGGAGAATGTATTAATCATGTTGTTGCCGAAAGTGGGGCTGATGCTAAAAATCTCTCTATCACACCTTCATCTCAATATTTCAAAAGCACAGATGGCGGTAAAACATTTGCACCAAACACAATCAAGATCAAACCTACAATCCAAGGCGAAATTAGCTTTGGCAAATGGCAATACAGTATTGATGGCGGGGTAAGTTTCGCAGATGTTGTGAGTGGGCAGAAAGGCTTGACGATCAGTAATAATGTGCTGACTGTTAGCAAAGATAGTAGTTTATACGGTGATGCTGTTACTATGATTACTTTCAGAGCTGTTGCTAGTGATAGTAGTTTTTATGATACTTGTAGTATTGCTAAGATTTATGATGTTACGGATATTCAGATTGGTGGAGTTAACTTAATTAAGAACTCTAATTTTGCCGATGGCATTAACAAATGGGTTTATATGAATATTACATGTGCGGTTGAGACAGATTCTACATATGGACATCATATTAAATTTTCTTCTAGTGTAGGTGGGGATGTTAATCATAGATTATTTGCCGACATAGGTAGTAATTTTAACCATGTAAAAGATACAACGTATACGCTATCTTTCTATGCCAAGGCATCTGCTAACATACAAGTACAAACAAATGTCGCTTGTGCTACTAATACAAACAATTATTCTCTTACAACATCATGGCAAAGATTTACTTTTACATATCAAGCATCAGCCGCAGGATCGTTAACATTCTGGGCAGTTGAAGCCAATAAAGACATTTATTTAGCAAATATTAAACTTGAAAGAGGTAATAAAGCAACTGACTATACAGTATCTCCCGAGGATGTTCAAACAGCTATTTTATCTACAAAAAACAGTATCGAAAATGTAAGCAGCAAGGTAGATACCAATACAAAATCCATTCAAGACAAAGTTTCTAAGACTACTTATGAAAGAGAGTTAACACTTGTTAAAGGCGATTTATCTAAAGCAAATGAGGGGCTAAATAAATGGAGATATGAGATTTATCCTAAGAGTTTATTTGAGAGTGCAGATCAGGGCAAAAGTACGATTGATATTTTTGCAAGGAATTTGAACTTAGTACCTAGTCGGACTGTGCTGTTAGATGATGCTAGTTTGAGTACAGGCATGAATTACGGAGATAATCACATTGCTTATGCATTAACTTTTGTGAAAATGAGTGCCACGAAAGATGTTACAACTAAGATGTACAACGATGATGGTGCTTCTTTTTATGTAAATGGAAAGCTGATTGGTTCATATGGTGGTAATTATACAACTGGGAACGATATTAGCTTTACGCTTGCTCAAGGATGGAATTGTATTGAGGTTGTGGTAAATGAAGAAGGTGGACTTGAAGGATTCCGATTCTCTACTACTCTTTCTAAGTTGTCCGAATGTCAGATGATGAACTGTTATTATGGTACACCTGTTGCAAGACAAAGTAGAATTACTAATCAGTTGGTTGATGTTACTAAGAATTTGACTGGAGTTACATCAACTGTACAAGATGTTATGACTGCGGTTGGAAATTCCGGAAATATTACTGAATTTAAAAACAATTATAGTAAGTGGAAACAAAGTGTAGACAAGATTGAACAAAGAGTTGGAGAAAAGTATGTTACTAATGAGAAGTTCGATGGGTTGGAAATTGGGGGTAGGAATCTATTACGAGATACTTCTGACATGAAATCTTGGGCAAAAGGTGGAAAATTAACAATTACTTATGATCAGCTTGACATAAAAAACAATACAAATGCAATAAAAGTAGTAAATAGTAAGAGTACAGCAGGTAATGCTTACTTAGAACCGCCTAATAGAGGACCTTTAAGTTCTGGCAAATACACAGTGTCATTTTACGCAAAAACTGATAGTACCTCTGGCGCAGACGTATCAGTTTTACTAACTGATGCGTACACAAAGACTTTTAAAATTAATAATATTTGGACGCAATATATTATAACATTTGATGTTGCCAACGATATTCCTGTAACTAATAATTTCTTTTGGTTTAATTTTTTCGGTACAACAGAACCAATTTATTTTTGTTACGTAAAACTTGAAAAAGGCAACAAAGCGACCGATTGGACACCAGCTCCTGAAGATATTAACGGAAGAATCACAAGCGTAGAAACCATTGCTACGCAGACAGCAGATAAATTTAGTTGGTTAGTTAAATCTGGAACAAACTCTAGTAATTTCGAACTGACCGATAAAACTGCTACGTTGGTTGCTAGTAAGATTAATCAGTATGGGTTGGTAACTTTTAATGGGTTAGATGACACAACAAAAGATAAAATTAATACAATAACTAGTGGAAATCTAATTACTGTAACTCCTGCTAATCCTAAGAGTGATTATGGCGGAGGACAGACATATAATGTTATTGCTGATGATAAGGGTGGTAGATGTGTTCAATGGAACTCTAGCTGTGCATCTTTTTTGTTGTTAAATAGCTATACTCCTGTTAACTTTACATCATCTGATCAATTATATTATGACATTCGTGTACCAAATTGGAGTAGTACGACTTTCGATACAAAATTAACTATTTGGTTCTATAATAAAAATAAAACACTTATTACATCAGCTACTAAAACTCTTACACTTAAGTCAACTATATGGAATCATTTCACAGGATATTTAACACTTCCATCTTCGTCAAATTGGGGTGATTTATATTATTACATTATCGGTTTGACTAACCCGAATAAACAGGCGATTGGAATTACGAATGATTCTTACATTGAAAGAGTAAACTCTTATGCAACTACATATGCTAAGAATGCTGTTGACTGGGTAGGTCAAAACGGAACGAATACCAACAATATGTACTCTATGATCTCAAAATGGACTGACGGAGCAGTAAGCGATACAACACAGATGAACGGTGGATGGATTAAGACAAACACCATTACTGCTAATAAGATTGCTATTGGGGATTTTACGAATTATGCAGATATAAATGAATCAAATACTTACTGGTTTCTTGTAGAACAAACTAAGGAAGGAACATGGTTCTATCGAGATGGATCTGCGTTACAACGAGATAATGTAATTTCAGAACTCCATACATGCCAAGGCGGAGAAAAATTTTATGTAGAATATGACATCTCTAACACAATCAAGGAAGGAGATGAATACAAATATGCTGGACTTATGATTTTTGGTTATGATGGTAATGGAGGAATCGTTTCATACAACAGAAATGCAGGAGTAACTGCTACAGCGAACGGAGAAATTACACATATCACTACACAATTGACAATGCCTGATACTACGAGATCCTTTAGGGTATACCTACAAATCGAAGGACATACTCCATTTACAGGAACATTAAAAATCAGAAACATTTCTGTAAGAAAAGCTGTAACAGGAAATCTTATTGTAGACGGTTCCATTACAGCCGACAAAATCGCAACAGATGCAATTAAATCTCGCAACTACATCTCTTCTGGTGGTACACAAGGGTCATTCTTAAATTTGAGCGATGGTAGTTTTACAAGTCCTAATTTGAGTTGGGATTCAAATGGTAATTTGATTGCCAAGAATGCGAACCTGAGTGGACAGATTACTGCTACAAAGGGTAAGATTGGTTCGTTTAATCTGGACAAATCACTGTATTTGTCTAATAATTCACCATATTATTTTAGTCAATTTTGTGCAAAAAAAGTATACGGGCTTACTAACGAAGGCGATATATATATTGGATCAGAAGGAATCTATAGTTATTCTTGGGAAACTGGAAATATGTATATTGGAGATAGTGAATCTATACAAGCAGATGTATCGAGCAGTCGAGGTGTCTGTATTGAAAATGGGGAAATATACATTTATAAATCTGATTACTGTAAGGATTATCCAACTGCTTGTGATAATAAGTATGGATTGGTTTTAGCTGGTGGTTATGTAGCATCGGCAAATTACAGTGACGGAGGATCAATTGATGGTTTTAATTTTATCCTCAGCCCTAACAAATTTAATATCAATGGGACGATCTATGCGTCCAATGAATTACAAACTGGTGGTGATCAAATACGTATTATAAGCGGTAATATCGGTTGTATGGTCAGAAATGATAGTGCCGATTTCTATATTTTACGTACTAATTCTGGCGATCCTTATGGTGGTTGGACAAATGACAGACCATTTAGAATTAACTGGGCAAGCAATGATATTACATGTGGTCATAACCTAACAGCAAATGACCTCATTGCGAATAGTTGGGTTTATTGCTCAGAAGTACATAGTTCTGGTGCAGTTGTAATTGCTTCAAACAGTGAATCTTATTATTGGGCGCATGGCTATCAAATGGCACGTGGAACATCGTGGGGAGGTGTATGTATCGGTGATGATAGCCAAGGATTACGTCTTTATGGAACTTCAATCTGGGCATCTCACAGTATATCTACTTCGGACGAAAATCTTAAAGAAAACTTTACAACTCTTGATCAATATGAAGATTTCTATATGAATTTAAATCCAATAGGATTCAATTACATCGGAGATTACGATGGTAAGAAAACTCATTTTGGATTTGGTGCTCATAAAACAGAAGACATCTTAGAATCCGAGGGGTATGATTCTGATAAATTCGCTGTAGTAACGCATAGACCGCTCGTACAGGAAGATATTGAAAAGCGTTTTGGCAAAGATGTTGAGGTCGATATTGAAACGGAATATGGTGTTTCTTATACAGAATTTATTGCATTAAATACCCATATGATTCAAAAGACACGAAAAGAACTTGAACAAGTCAAACAAGAAAAAACCGACCTAGAAGCTCGCCTACAAGCAATCGAAGCAAAACTTGGACTTTAAGAACGGATAAACAGCTAAATAAAACATAAATTTGATCGTACATAGAGCAGTTTTCGGACTGCTCTTTTTGTATGCTCAAAAACAGAAAGAAAGGTGAAATACATATGGTATACACAGTTAAATTAGATAGCTCTGACGACAAAGTATTTAATCTTATGCAGTTTAATAGCATGACTTTTGACATGGAATGTAAACTTGTCGTTTGCACAGATGATTTAAAAACGGTTAAATCAGCATTTACAAATTTTAAAACATTAGACATCTACAGAGATGATGTGCAGATTGCAACTTACACATGCTTTAACAATTATAAAGAAATCTCTTTACAACAGGGATTATATAACAACACAAATGGAGAATGGGAAGATGCACTGATTGTATCTCTTACAAGAGCAAATATTGTAGAACAGGTACAGCGACTTGATGAAAAAGTCAATCAGGTTGTTGATATTAACACACTGACTCTTGATGAATACAAGAACTATTTACAGGAGAAAAACAAAACTGCTCTCGCTGAGTTCTTAGCAGATCAGAGCGTGGAATTCAATGGTAAGCCTTATGGAGTATCTGAAGAAGATCAGAATGAAATGGCTCTGAACTTTATGCAGTATCAAGCTCTTACTACTGCTGGTCAGCAAGTAACTCTTGAATGGCATAGTAAGAAGAGTGCGTGTGAAACATTCACTGCTGAGGAATTTGTGCAGTTAACAGCAATGATCAAGGCATTTGTCTATCCTTACTTTCAGCAGATGAATGTCATCAAACAACAGATTTTCAGTTCTACTAGCAGAGAAGAATTGGACAAGATTGAAATTAAGTATGAAGTAATTCCTGTGCAGTCAACAGAACCTACTACTCCTTCAGATGGAAAAGATTCAACTACGACTGATAAGACAGATGAAACAGGAAAAGATTCAGTTACGACTGAAGAATAATTAGTTTAACAGAGAAAAGGAGAAAATTAATATGGAAATGACAAATATGCAGGCAGATATGATCTTAGGACAGTTAAATACAATTTATGCATTCCTTATGAAAAACAGTGAATTAGTACCATGTACTTTAAGTGCTGGGCTTGCCAAGAATATTAGAAAGATTCAAGAAGAGCTGAAGGAATATTTTGAAGAAAAACGCAAACTCTTACAGAAATATGATATCACTACTGATGCCCAGATCAATAGCACAGAGAACGGACAGAAATTCTTAGCAGAGTTTAATCCTTTAAGCATGGAAAACTCAGGGGTTGAGTTCCATAAGATGAGAATGACTTTTAGCGAAGTTTGTGATGTTATTGAGAATTGTCAAGGAATTCTTGAGGGAGACATCATGATTTTACAGCTTATTTGTAAAGATGAAAGTGAGAACGAAGATCAAAAAGAAGGTGAATAAATGTTGCATGTAAAGAAATCATGTAAATATCTTATCTTATTCCTTATTGGAGCATTTGCTTATTGTGGAATTGAAATCATCTGGCGAGGATATACACATTGGACAATGGGAGTGTTAGGTGGTAGTTGCTTTATTCTTATTGGGCTGATCAATAACAGTCGCTTCTTCTACCATCTTATGCCCTTTCGTAAACAAATGATTCTCGGAGGATTGATTGTTACTGTAATGGAATTCATAGCAGGTTGTATTTTAAATTTATGGTTAGGTTTAGGCATTTGGGATTACTCTCAAATGCCTTTTAATCTGTGTGGGCAGATTTGCTTACCTTATACAATTTTATGGATTTTACTGAGTGCAGTGTGTATTGTTACAGATGATTGGTTGAGATATTTATTATTTGGAGAAGAAAAACCAGAATATGTTTGGTAAAGACTTAAAGGAGTGATTTTTATAAAATAATCGAGGTAATTACATGATAGAAAATTGGAATATTATAATTAATTTTTTATCTCAACATGGGGCTGCATTGACAGTGTTTGTCTTTGCGGTTCTTTTGTTTGCAGATAAAATTTTTGATGTCACTTCCAAATTAAACGAAAAGTTTGGGTTTGAAACACGAGCCTCATTAGAAAAGAAACATCAAAAAGAAGTGATTGAACAACAACGCTTAATGATCGATAAGCATACAGAAACTTTGGAGAAACTAACACAGATTTTGAGCAATCAGAATAAGGATATTCAAGTTATCAAAGACATGATGAGAGAGCAAGCCGCATTATTAACAGACCAAAAGGTAGGCATGGAACGACTATTTGCACATACAGCTGAACTGGCTAAAAAATTAGATGATGCGTGCGTAATAGACGTTGCTTTATCTGAAGGTGTTGCTGCAATGTTAAGAGACAGAATCAAACAAGCCCACAGGTATTACAAGCAAAAAGGTTGTATTTCCCCTACGGGGCTTGAAAACATCAATGCTATTTATAAGGTATACCATGACCAATTACATCAAAATGGCGTTGGAGAAAAAATGTACAAAGAAATTAAAGCATTGCCTATTAAGGATGAAGAGTCATTCTTGTAGGTCTTTTTTATTGCAAAGGAGGATTGCATTATGAACAAATTTAAAGAATTTTTGGCAAGTATTAATTGGAGTGAAGTTAAACCACATACTGTTGTGAGCTTGATTTTACAGGTGTTAGCGTGGATCAATATGGGATTAACTGCGGCAGGTAAACCTGTGATTGACGTACATGAAGATGTGATTAACCAAGTAGTTGGTATTGCTTTTGTAGTTGGAACATCTCTGTATGGAGATTGGAAAAATCATAGTTTTACATGGACAGCTCAGTTTGCAGATGAAGTTGCTTATGCTCTGAGAGATGGTAGATTAACTCTTGAAGAGGCTGAGGAAATCAAGAATAAGATTGGTCAAAAAGACGTGATCGTAAAAGTTGATAAGGATTTATTTGAAAAAGAATTAGATGATGTTACTGAAGGCAAAGAATCTGACGATATTGTTGGGTAA